AGTTATGATCAGTTTGGCGACTGATTGGTAAATATTGGAAGAAAGAGTCATTTCCTTTGGAGATGGTTCTTTTGTTATATGCACCTTTAGCTTAATTGGTAGAGCAACGATCTCCAAAATCGTCAGGTCTATGTTCGAATCGTAGAAGGTGTGCTAAGTGAAGTAAATTGCTCTTTCATTGGAAATTTAATATTGGAAATTATGAGAAGTCATTTCGTATGAAGTGGCTTCTTTTGTATTGTGATGGAATTTAAAAAGAGAATAAATATATAGCCAACTATGAGAGGATTGTTACTGTTTCGATTGCAGGTAGTTGGAATTATGGATGGAAGGCATATGGAAGTCATGAGCCATATGGGTTGGTAATCGCTCGCACCACTCTTCCATCCTTTAATAATAAGCGAGCAAGAAAGTGAGCGAAATAATTATGGCAAGTAAAAAATGGACAACTCAAGAAGATGAAATATTAAAACAGGTATATGATAAAATGTCATATCCAGAAATTGTAGAAAAATATTTTCCCGAAAGAACAGTTCCAAGTGTACGAGGAAGAATAAAAACACTTGGATTAGAATCAAAAACTTTTAGATGGTCTGACGAAGACATTGCTCTGCTTACAGAAAAATATGAAAATGGAATGTATGTAAAAGATATTCAAAAGAATTATTTTCCACAATTGACATTATCACAAATAGCAAGTAAAGCAAGCGTTTTACACTTAAAACATAAAGTCAGTTGTGTATGGTCGATTGAAGACGATAAAATCCTTAAAGATAAATTTGCAGATTATACTAATGCGGAATTACATGATTTGTTCTTACCAAATAAAACTGTTCGTGCTATTGAAGCAAGAGGTAGAAAATTATCTCTCAATAAAGCAGAAATTATATGGACTGTTGAGGAAGATAATTTATTAAAGCAAATTTATGGAACTGTAAAGAATGATGACTTGATAAATTATTTTTCAAAAACATATAGTGCAATTTTACGCAGAGCTTGTGAATTAAATCTTAAACAAGATTATATTCCTTGGACTGAGGAAGAAATCTCGTATCTTAACAAATACTATTCACAAGATATTTCTTTAGAAGAAATTCACAATAAATATATTCCCAATCGAACAATTTCAGAAATTACTGGCAAGGCTAACTCTATTGGTCTATTAAGAAATGAAAAACCGAGAGAATGGACTGATGAAGAAGTTGATATATTAAAGAAATATTATAATACATATTCTGCTGATGTCCTAATTGAAAAATTCTTTCCTGACAGAAAAATTGGACAGATAGATAAAAAGAAGTCGGAACTCGGTTTAGTTGTAACAAATCGTTTTAGAAATGGCGAGTTATATTGGACTGAGGATAGATTAGAATTACTATTTAATGAATATCCATATATGAATACAGAGGAATTTTATAATAAATACTTCAAAAATGACATGAGTTTATCTGGCTTATATGGAAAGATAAATAGTCTTGGTATTAAGAAAGATGATGAATTTGTCACTGGTTGGACTTTAGAACAAGACCAATTCTTAAAAGATAATTATAGAAATATGGATTATTCTGTTTCTGACATTGCCAAGATATTAGGTAAAGATGAGTCATCTGTTCAATATAGAGCTGTTAATGTATTTGGAATATATAGAAAAGATGAATTATTCTCTGAGAATGAACGAGAAATGATTCGGCAATTATATCCAAACAATAGAACAAGTGATTTTATTGATAAATTTCCTGGTCGAACTGTTGATCAATTAGAAAGATATGCTAGACGAATGGGAGTCAAGAAAACTAAAGATTATATCAGATGGGTAACACTTGAAGGTACGAAGAATAGTATTGAAACTTCAAAGCCACAACAAATGATAAATGATTTATTGGACGAAATGGATATTAAATATATTGGTGAATACGATTGTAAATATTATTTAGTAGACCATTATTTATCTGATTATCATTTAATGATCGAGGTACAAGGTGATTTTTGGCATTGTAGTCCTCTCCTGTCTGATAAATCAAACACTTCTGGTATTAAGGGAAATTTAATAAAGGATAAACGTAAACATACCTATATTAAAAATAAGTATGGAATTGAAGTTTTATATCTTTGGGAAAAAGACATAAATGAAAATTTTGAATTATGTAAAAAACTTATAGAGTTATACATAAAAAATAATGGAAAGTTAGAAAATTATCATTCTTTCAATTATGAATTGAATGATAATAATGAATTGGAACTAATAAAAGAAAAATATGTAGTTGGTTATTAAGAAGAGTACCTGTTGGTACTCTTCTATTTTATTGGAATAAAAGGAAAGAGGTGAAACAATGGCTAAAGTTTTAGAACCAATCTCAGACGCTGAACTAAAGAAAATTACAGTTGTGAATTTGCGTAATGAGTATAAAAAACTTGCAAATTTCTATCAGCGTATTATGAACAATGAGTTAATATATTGTAGCCATTGTGGACAATGGAAAAGTGCAGCAACATTCTATTCTTCTAAAACAAGCCCTGATGGTATTGAACATTACGCTTGCAAGGAATGTATATTAAACGAATGTACTGACTATGACAAAAAAAATAATATACGAACTGATAATCGTGAGAAAACCATAGAAACATTTAGAAGACTTAATTGGTATTTTGATGAAAATGTTTATAATGAGCAGCTACAAAAACTCTCTGAACAAACAGGAGAAAAAATAAGAAGCACTGCTGTTCAACAGTGGATCGTAATTTGTAGAAGCCTAAATGATTATAGTCAAAAAACTTATAAAGATTCAATATTCTCGATAGACGATGAAGATTCAATGCCTGAAACAAATATAAGGATTGTCCAAAAAACTCTCAAATCTGCAAAAAAGCGATTTGGAAATAATTATAACAATGAAGAACTTATGTATCTTGAGACGGAATACCAAGATTGGACGACACGTTACCCATGTGAAAATAAATCTCAGGAACTTTTATTTAAACGAGTATGTTGTAAGGAACTTGAAATAGATAATGCTCAGAAAAATGGGAAAGATACAAAAGATTTAGATGCTACTTTACAGAATTTATTAGGAAGTTTAAATATCAAGCCTAATCAGAAAACTGCATCTGAATTAACTGATAATCTTACATTTGGGCAACTTATTGATAAATGGGAAGGTGAATGGGACGGTGGAAAACCGATTCCAGAACCAGAAGGTGAATTCAAAGATCCTGATAAAATTGGACTCTTAATTGATGTTTTCTTTAAGGGACATTTATCTAAAATGATGGGATTGAAAAATGCTTTCTCATCTACGTATGAGAAATTCATTTCAAAATATACGGTTAAGAAACCTGAGTATGATGAGGATACTGATTCGGAAGCATTATTTGATAAGATATTTGGTCAAAAAGCTGAAGAGGAGGTATAGTTTATGCCTCAATTAAAAACTCAGACGGAAATAGAAAAAGACAAACAACAAAAGATAATGGAGACGATTGCGTGGAAAGCTGGATATTATCGTGCCAATCCACATAGGTATGTATCCGAGGTCTTGGGACTATCTCTCAAGTGGTTTCAGCAAATTCTCTTGTGGTGCATGATGCATTACAATTTTGTTATGTATCTCGCAGCAAGAGGTCAAGGAAAAACCTATCTTACTGCTCTCTTCTGTTGTGTAAGGTGTATTTTATTTCCTGGTACAAAAATAGTTGTTAGTTCTGGAACTCTAAAACAGGCTAACGAGGTCTTGTTGAAAATACAAGATGATTTCATGAAACAATCTTCCATATTACGTTCTGAAATAGAAAAATGTAATATTGGTCAAAATGACGCTTCTATTTATTTCAAAAATGGTTCATGGATAAAAACAAGAACCAGTTCAGAAAATTCAAGATCAGCCAGAGCAAATTGTATAGTCGTGGATGAATTTCGTATGGTCGATGAAACAGTTATCAATACTGTATTGCGTAAATTCTTAACAAGTCCAAGACAGCCAAAATATTTACAAAAACCTGAATATGCTCATATGCAGGAAAGAAACAAAGAAATATATATGTCCAGTGCATATTTTAAAAGCTCATGGGCTTATAGAAAAGCACAAAGCTACACTCTTAATTTCTTTGATGACACAAAAAAATATTTTATATGCGGATTACCTTATCAGGTATCGGTGCGTGAAGGATTACTTTCTCGTTCTCAGCTTGAAGATGAAATGAGTGAAGCTGATTACAATGAACTTGTTCAGCAGATGGAAATGGAATGTCTGTGGTTTGGTGATACAGATGGTAGTTTGTTTAAATTTGATGAATTAACTGCTCGTAGAAGACTTCGCAAAGCATTTCCACCATTGAGTTTCTGCAATGACAAAATAACAATTCCGAAATTAACAACGACTGGTAAAAGAATACTATCTATTGACGTTGCTCTTATGCAATCTACGAAAAAGAAAAAGAATGATGCTTCTGCTATTTTTATCAACGACTTAATTCAAGTAAATGATACTGCATATCAATCAAATTTCGTATATGGTGAAACTTTTGAAGGTTTGAAAACAGACGAATTAGGAATGATTGTTATGAAATATTTTTATGAGTATCAATGTACAGATTTAGTTTTAGATACAAACGGAATCGGCTTGGGGGTATATGATTTTATTACCAAGGATCAAGTTTGTCAAGAAAACGGTAAAAGATATCAAGCAATGACTTGTATAAATGATAAAGATATGGCTGAACGATGCAAAGTTCGTGATGCTAATAAAGTTGTTTGGTCTGTAAAAGCTAATGCTAATTTTAATAATGAGATATGCGTATTACTTAGAAATGGTATACAGAATGGAAAAATTAATTTTCTTATTTCTGAACAGGATGCGGATAGCTCATTAAAAGAAACATATAAGGGATATTTCAAAATGTCTCCAACAGAGCAAGCAAAATTGAAAATGTCTTATGTGCAAACAACGTTTGCCGTTTACGAATTGATTAAATTGGATCATGAAGTTAAAAACGGAAATATCAAGGTTAAAGAAGTTGAAGGTATGAGGAAAGATAGATATTCTTCTATTGCCTATTCTTATTGGTGTGCTTGTCAATTGGAATTAAAATTAAAACCTAAGACACAAGATACACAATCATTAATTTCAAAGCTTACAATCCGTAAAGCAAAATACAATTAAGGAGGTGCATTATCAAATATGCCTAGACCTAAGAAAGTAGATGCAAATTCTAATGCACCTGCTAAAATAAATAATTCGCAGAAGAAAACCACTTCTTCTACTCCAAAACAACCAACCGCAAATGAAATGCGTGAATGGTATGAGAAAAATAAAAGTAGACTTGAACGCTATGAAGATGCAACAAGTGCTATCACAAGTCTTCGTGATATTCAGAAATCATCCAGATATACATCAATCAGTAACTACTCCAAGGAAGATGTAAAATCTTATATAAAGAATATTTCTTCTAATGAAAAGAATCTACGAAGTCTATCTCGTTATCTCTATTATCGTTCAGAAATCTACTATCGTCTTTGTAAATATTATGCAAATCAGATTGATCTTACAATTCGTAATATAGTTCCCCCATTTATAATCTCAGGTGAAAATGATGTGCAATCCACATTACAAAAATATCAAGAAACGGTTGATATAGTTGATACTCTAGGGTTAAATTATGAGTTTCGTAAAGCTGCGTCTATCACTTTAAGAGAAGATGTATTTTATGGATGTGCTTACTATACAGAGGGACAAGGAATGTTTGTTCTTCCGTTAGATCCAGATTATATGAAAATAGCAGGTATGTTTCCTGATGGTTCATTTGCAGGAGCTATGGACATGAGTTATTTTCGTAGTCATCAGGAACTTCTGGAATATTGGGGTGAACCATTCAATAGCATGTGGAGTACATATCAGAGTACAAATGAAAAATATCAGCTAATTCCCGAAGAATATAATGTATGTATTAAATTCAGGTCTGAGGATTGGGAAACCATCGTTCCCGTGCTTACACCTATATTCTTATCATTGATTGACCTTATGGATGCTTCTGATTATCAGGCGGTTCAACAAGCAGCTAATATATATAAATTAGTATGGCTTGAAATGAAAACAATGGGTAATGATGTAGACGATTGGGCTGTCAATCCAGATATAATGATTCAGTATTTCAATCGTATGCTTGAAGAAGCATTACCACCTTATATCTCTGCTGCTATTGTTCCTGGTGAATTACATGAGATAAGTTTCCCAGATGATGCAACTGGCGATGTTACAAAAGTTGAAAAAGCCACAAAGGAAATTCTTAATACTGCTGGTGGTGCTCAGATATTAAACCTAAACTCTGCATCTAATTCTACTGCTTTTAAGTATGGTGTTCTTGCAGATTCTACATTTTCTATTTCAACTCTTATTCCACAGATTCAAGCGATTGTAAATCGACTTTTATCTAATTGGATATCTGAACCTTGTAAGGTTAAATTCTTTGATGTTTCTATTTATCAGAAAGATGATTTTAGAAAATCAATCTTGGAATCATGTACTAATGGATTACCAAACAAAATTCTTTATAACACATTAAATGGTGTGTCTGAAAAAGATACGTTATCTATGAACTTTTTGGAAGAAGACTGTTTGCAACTTAGTTCAAAATTCAAGCCATTATCTAGCACTTATACTCAGACAGGCAATAATAAAGGCGGTGGTCAAGAGAAGGACGATTCAGAACTTACAGATGCTGGACTTCGTACAAGAGACGAGAATTTAAATGATAAATAGGAGTTGGTGGAATGAATCAAAAATTTATACAGACACAAGATGTACCTACTGCTACTCTCCTATCTCAATTAGGATATCAGCAGGTGCAAAATTCTAATGGTATTTATGTGTTTTTGAATACTGATACCCTTCGGTTTTCAGAAAATATAGATATAAATAAATTGAAGTATACAAATATGCTTACATTCTAGTCGTCTTCCTTGGGCGACTTTTATTATGTCAGAAAGGAGGAAAAGACTAAGTAGATGCCAAAGGTTATAAAAAAGAAAATTTTAACTGAAGATGATTTACTAAAATTTTGCCAAGAACAGAAATTTGCAAAATTTAGTTCTAAAGATACTGGCTATCAGTTGGCTTTAAAAGTACCTACTACTTTCGAGATAGATGATACTGTAGATGAAAATCATCGTGGAATGATGCGTCTCAAGTTCAGAATTTTTCATACAGGACTTAACAGAAATAAGAGTTATGTATCAAAAGAATCTGCTGAAAAAGCAATGAATACAATTGCTGACAGACCTGTGTTGGCAGCAATTCATCAGCTTGACGATGGTAGTTGGGATTTCGAAGGACATGAGATGGAAATTGTTAAGGATGATAAAGGTAATGAAGAACTTAGATATATTGAATCTCAAGTTGGTTCTTTCTCGTCTGAACCTGCATTTTGGGAACATGATGATAATTTAGATAAAGATTATGTATGTGCATATGCTTATATCAGCGAAGAATATACAAAAGCTTGTGAAATTATTCGTGCAAAACAAGGTTCAAAAAATAGTTGCGAACTTTTCATTGACGAACTCTCTTACAACGCCAAGGAGAAGTATCTTGAATTAAACGATTTCTATGTAAATGCTTCGACTTTGTTAGGAAGTCATGACGACGGTACAGAAATTCAGGAAGGCATGGAAGGTTCTCGTGCCGATATTGCAGATTTTAGTGTAAATAACAATTCAGTAAAATTTGACAAAGATGAAAAAATGATTGAACTCTTAGAAAATCTTAATAAGACACTTTCTAATTTCAATAAAGAACATACTCCTGTTCAAACACAATCAAAGGAAGGAGGAACATATAACAAAATGACAAAATTTGAAGAATTACTTGCCAAATATGGTAAGACTGCTGAAGATGTAACATTCGACTATGCAGAAATGTCAGATGAGGAACTTGAAGCAAAATTCGCTGAGATGTTCGATGATGACAATTCAGACGGAGACAATTCAGATAATGGAGAATCTGGTGAGCCTTCCAATGATGGAGAAGGTGAAGGCGAAGGAACTTCTGATTCAGATGGTGATGAAGGTGGAAGTCAGACTTTTGAGAAGATTATTCGTACATATGAGATTTCTCACGAAGATACAAAATATGCACTCTATAATCTGTTAGCACCATATGAAGAGTCGGATAATGATTATTACTATATCTCAAATGTATTTGATTCTTATTTTGTATACGAGAGTTGGTGTACTGAGAAAATTTACCGACAGAACTATACAAAAGATGGAGATAATGTTTCATTTGATGGTGAGCGTATAGAATTATTCCGTGAGCTTTTGACAGCAAGTGAGAAAGCCGAACTTGAATCCATGCGTTCAAATTACGCTGCCCTCAAGGAGTTTAAAGAGACAGCAGAAAAGAATGAGCTTCATGCACAGAAAGAAGCTATTATCAATGCTGATAACTATTCTGTTCTTACAGAGAAAGATTCAGAGGGAAATTATGTAAATGCTGATTTCGCTGAATTAGTAAAGGCTATGGATAATTATTCTGTAGAAGACTTTGAAACAAAGGTAAAGGTTATGCATTCAGATTATATGTCTGCACATGCGAACTTCTCTTCTACCGATACAAAGAAAAACACAAATTCAGTTAAGATACTTACAAATATGAATAAGAAATCAAAGCCTAAGAAAAACTACGGCAACTTATTTGATTAACAACTGAATATAACTTCATTTCGTATAGAACGCTTTATGCGTTCTTTTTTATTGCAAAAAAAACAAAATTTAAGGAGGAAAACATAATGGCTATTAAATATGCTGCTACAAAATTTCCACAGATGGAAATTGGTAATTTACTTGCTCAGGATTATGGTGAGCACATTTTATCTGTAAAGATCACAAAAGACACACCTAACGGATATCATTTTAAACCAGGTAAGATGACTTCTCTTGATAATTGGGATATGGAAGATGCAACTGAAATTGATGCTTATATCGCAACGAAGGATGCATCAGGAAGATACCTTGTTGTAATTAAAGATCCAAAGGGAGTTGGTGTTATCTATCAGAAACCTCTCAACAATGTCGAGAGTCCTCGTTCACTCGCACTTGCTTCTAATTTCTATAACGATCCAGCAGACGGTGCAGTTCGTGGATACATGCTTCATTCACAGGATCGTTATTGGCTTACAGAGGACAACTTTGATGGTAAACCTACAGTTGGAGCTGAAATCACAAAGATTTCTAGTGGAAAATTAAAAATTGGTGAGTAATAGAAAGGAGGATATAGAATAATGATGAGATTTAGTACAGAACATTTAAGAAAAGTTTTTGAAGATGCTGATAAGTATGAAAATTTTAAGAAGCTTACATACAATTTAAATCACGGAATTGATATTTATGAGTATGATGATGACGGAAATCAGAGAAAGGTTTCTAAGCACGAAGCAAATAAGGCAATCCGTAAAATTATTATGGAAGTATGTGATCTTACTGAAGAGGATCTTAGATCAAATAAGAGACGTGAAAGAGCTTTAGAACTTCATCACACAGAAGTATATGAGTTACTTGAGTCTGATATTGATTTTAAGGTAGATACAGCATTTAAGGAGTCTGAGTGGTTTAATGATTTTGTAGATATGAGAAATGTTAAACTCGGTGACGAGGAAGAGTTCTGGTCAAGAGAAAAGGTTATGCTTGTTGTTGCTGAAATCAGTGGCGACCATCATGATCTGACTTTACAGTACTTAAATGAAGGTACAGCACACAAGATTCATACTAAGAAGTATGGTGTAAAGATTGGTAAGGATATTGATCTTATTTTACTTGGACGTATTGATTTCACAGAACTGACAGATAAGATTGCAGAAGCATTCGTATATAAGGTTCAGGAACTTTGCTATACAGGAATTTATGGTGCTGCTAATAAGTTACCTAACAAAACTCAGTTTGTAAACACAGGTGTTTTATCTGCTGCTACAAAAGACAAGTTTGATACACTTCTTGAGGATGTTGGAACAGCCAATAACGCAGAAGTTGTTATTATGGGTACAAAGACCGCATTAAAGAAACTTAATGGTCTTACAGAAGTTGATTGGAGAAGTTTATCTCAGAAGGAGGATGTTGCTAAGACAGGTCGCCTTGGTACATATGAGGGAACAGAACTCATTGAAATTCCTCAGAGATTTGTTTTCAATGATGTTACAAAGAAACTTATTGATGATAAGATACTTCTTATCTTCGCAAAGAATCAGGAACGGTTTGTATGGTTCACAGATAAGGGCGAAACTCAGATTTATGAGTCTGGTACTCAGAAGGGTGAACACGCTGACGACTTCCAGAAATATGAAGTTCAGAGAGAAATGGGTGTTGAGGTAGTATTACCACAGTACTTTGGTCAGTGGACTCTTGAATAATAAATAAGATTGAGTGGTTAGTTTATCTAGCCACTCTTTTTATATTGGAAAGAAAGGAAAAATAAATGGCATATACAAAAAAGACTACCACAAAAGCAGTAGAAAATACTAATACTGATGTGGCTGAAAAGAAATCAGAAAAAAAGAAGTTTGAGCCAACAGAAATGATTCCATGTGTGTCTCTTACCGCAGGAGAATTATTTTATGTTGGACTTAAATCAGATACTTTATATACATTTGCAGATATTGATGACGTTCAGGAAATTGAATTTAGAGATTTGGATTATGCAGCAAGGAAGGGTGACAAGATGATGTTTAAACCTCGTTTTGTTGTGCAGGATGCAGATTTCATTGCATTACATCCAGAACTTGATGATTTATATTCTACTCTTCATTCGACAAATGATTTAAGAGATATTTTAAAGATGACTCCTTCGCAAATGGAAAAAGCTATCTATTCTCTTCCAATTGGAGCACAGGAAGCATTAAAAACTATTGCAACAAGTATGGTTGATGACGGAACACTTGATTCTGTTAAGAGAATTCAGACGCTTGATTCTATTTTTGGAACAGAGTTACTTTTAAAATTAAATATGTAGTAAAGGAGGCTCACAATGACGCTTCCATACGAAACAATTTTTTCACGAACAAGAGGACGTATCAACGATCCGAAAGAACTCTTTCTTGATGAAAATGATTTGCTTGAAATATATACAGAGCGATTAAGCAATGTAGTCTCTAATCCAAGAGTGCGTAGACTATTCTCTTCTCTCACACTCGATGATGAAATTCAGCAGTTAGATTTTACACTGAATAATTCAGTCGATGAAACTGCTGATATGAATTTTGTCGTAGGAATTCTTGTACTTGGAATGACGATTGAGTGGTTACAGCCGCAGGTTGATTCTATTATGCACACATCAGTAATGATAGGTGGTAAAGAGGAGAAGAAGCTACTCGACAATCATAAAAACATGATTGACCGTCTTGATTCCATGAAAATTGAATTAAATAAACGTATTCGTGATTACGGATATATGTACAATTCCTATATTAACACGGAGTCCTAATATGCAATACATATATGGTGACTTCACAAACAAGCAAATCAATGAAGCAGTTCGTGCAATGCATGGTGATATTCACAAACTACTGCTCTATAAGGACAAGACAATTGAAGAAAAAATATTTGAAGATGATGAAGCATTTCTCGTCTTCTTTGAAAATGTTATGTTTAAATTAGGTGGTACAAAAACCTTATTTAACGACAACGGACTTATGGTAACTCTTATGGCAACTTTACAAGGTGCTATGGATAATTTTAAGAGCGACCATTTTAGTTACAAAAAATTCCGTAGGGCAATCTTAGATTCTCACGGATATATTAAGCAGATGTTTGAGGGAGGTGTAAGCGATGCCGAGTCTACAAACAGCTAGGCGTGTCGCAAACGCCAAGAACAACGGTGCTAAAACAATTGGTCAGATTTATAAGGAACAGTCTGACGACATGATGAATTGGACATGGGACAATGATAAGCAGAGTAAAAAATGCTATATCTATGATTGGAAACATGATGATTCGCCAGATATAAATGTTGGTATGACATATGAGAATACCACAAAGACACCGATTGATGCGAAGATACTTGTAAGTAAGTATGGTTCTATTGATAAGGACTCTCCTACTCTACAATGTCAATTCAGACCAAAACAGAAAGAATATTTCACGGAAGACGATGAATTATTCTACATGGAAGAATATAGAAAGAAGTATCAATTAGTCGATATTTTTGTGGGTATGTATCTTGATATACCAGATAAAGACGGACTTTATCATAAACATTTAATTTGTATGAAAGATGTTGAACAAGACTTTCAGAAGTATTTCATCTTGCCTTGTGATTATTTTTTGCAGTGGATACAAACCAAAGCAGATAAAAGATATAAGAGAAGTATGTGGTGCGTTTTAAAATCACAGTCTAGTTACAACTCAGGAATTTGGGTAGATAACGTGACCGCAAGTCAACAGAATCAGGAATTTTTGTTTATTCCAACAAATGAAATATCTGATACAATCTATTACGTTTCTGAAGACAACAATAATAATCAACGGCTCATTGTAGACATTCCAAACTACTCGATTGAGAATTGGACACCTAATACATGGGTGGTGAGCAAGGTGGAACGAGTAAATGTCCGAGGAAGAACAAAACTTACTCTATATCAGAAACCATTCAATAGCAATACTGATTATATTGAGAAAGATGAAAATGGTATTATCACAGGTCTTTGGGCTAACTATTTTGATGGTACTGCTCCAACAGATCCATCTACTCCAACCACTCCCCCATCTTCCATTACAGCAAAAATTTCAGCATCTACTTCAACTATTAAAGTTGGTGGCTCTTATAAAAATCTTACAGTAAATCTATTTAATGATTCCAATGAAGATATTACAACTGAATATGCTGATGCAACCTTTACATGGACTTGCTCTATTGATAATGAAGACTGGACAGATAAAGTAACATGGCGAGCTGGTACAGAGTACAACCAAAAGAAAGTAAAGTTTCCTAGTAATACTTCTGTTATAGGCAAAATATTATCTGTTAAATGTGAAATTGTTAAGGATAACTTGTCGATTGAATCTGAAATTTTGTCGTTAGAATTAACTGAATAGGAGGTGTTTTATGGCAGAAAAATTAGTTACAAAAAATGATTTGTTAAATAAGCTTCGTGCATATAAGACTACTCCTGATGATGAAAATATTCAGTATAAGAAAAAGATTGAAAAAGCACTTATGCTTAATCCATGTCTTTTATATGCACTTAATGAGAAGTCATTAGAATCTGAACTTTTTGACGATGATGGTAATATCAACTGGGAATGGAACGAAGATACAAAAGAGTATGAACCTCTTGGGGAATGGGATAGATATTTTGGTGGAACATCCAATATCCGTCCTTATTTGTTTATTCCTGACACTCAGACGGAGGTAAAACATTATATCTGTTACCAAGTATCTTTTGATGAAATGCCTCGCTATCAGGATACATTAAAGTATACGAATGTTACATTCACTATTTTTGTTCATGGTAATGACAGAAATGATAAATTAACAGGTATTCCAAGGCATGACCTCATTGCTTCTATTATAAGAGAGCGATTTAATTGGTCTAATATATTTGGAATGCAAACACATCTTGTATCATCAAAGGAATCTACAACAGATAATAATTATCTTGTTCGTACTCTCGTATTCCAAGTTGTTGATACTAATGGAATTCATAAAACAATAGATAAAAAGTCTTCTATTATGAATTACGGTATAAGGCGGTGATTATTTGGATGTATTAGAGACATTAAACAATCTTCAATCTGCTGCTGAAGAAGATATAAAAAAGAAACAAGAAAAAAGTAATAATCCAGAATACCATTTTGACAAACTTAAAATGTATTTTGGTGAAGATTATACTATAAATGGTATTACTATTTCCATTCCAACTATAGGAGATATTTTAGATATTGGTGAATCAAAATTTTACCAAGCAATCTCTCCTTTTCTTAGTAATTCTACTTCTATTCGAGTTCTTCTTTATGATGTATTTAAAAAGGATTGGAACAAAACAAAAGATATTGAAGTGTTTTATATCTTATATCAATTGCTCGAAGATAAAGAGCCGTTAAAGCTACTATTCAAAGATTTTAGTTTTGATGGATTTGAACTAATTCAAGCAAGAAAAAATGTTGACGATCCAGAATATAATCATCTTGCACTTTTTAATCAAGATAAAAATATGATTATTTATGATGATGAATATATGGAAATTGCTGAATTTATTCGAGCGATGATGAATGTTCATCCAAAGGTTGAAAAGGCAAAAGGTAGAACAACAAAACAATGGATTTTACAAGAAGATAGAATGAAAGCAGAACAGGATGATAAAAAGAAAGGCATATCGACTCTTTTACCACTTGTTTCGAGTTGTATAAATCATCCTGGGTTTAAATATAAGTTGGAAGAATTAAAACAAGTGAATATATGTCAGTTTATGGATTCTGTAAACAGAATTCAAAAATACGAACAGGGAACGGCTGCATTACATGGGATCTATGGCGGTATGGTGTCAGCCAAAGATATTCCCGAAGACTTAATCAATTTTATGGGCGAATTATAATCGCTCATTTTTTATTGCATAAAAATAACAATTTTAAAGGAGGAAAATAATTATGGCATTTAAATTAGGTGACGTAATCGTAGATAGACTTCAGTTTGGTTACGGTGCAAAGTCTAATGGTACACCTCTGTATGCTTTAACACAGCTTACACAGGCAAATATTGATATTACTGCTGACTCAACAGATATCAATGATAAGGATGGAAACCTTGTATATCGTAAGTATACAGGTAAGAAAGGTGAGGTTACTGCAACTAACGCATTCCTTAATCTTGCTGTTGTAGAGACTATTTCTGCTACTGATGCCGAGATTGCAACCGCAGATAATGGTATTGTTATGCCGATGATTCAGATCGTAAAAGCTGGCGAGACATTGGATATTACGGGATTTGTTGAAGGTTCTATTCATGTAAATGCTCTTTCTACAAAAGGTTCTATGGGTAAGGACGAATTTAAGAAAGGATCTGATCATTCTGCTACTGAATATGCAATTAAGCATACTGATGAGGTAAAAGATCCAGAAGATCAGCATGTAACAACTCCTGCGAGTGATGTATTAATACCGCCTATTGCAGATGGTGAAACTCAGTATATTATAAAGTATAAGAAGACAATTAAGAGTGGAGCAAAGATTACTAATTCTGGTAAAAAGTTCCCTAAGTCTCATGAGTTGTTCTTCAAGGCACTTGTAGTAGATAAGTGTGAAACTGATGTATTAAAAGCAGCTATCATTCATATCCCTTCATTTATGCCAAGTCCTGAATTCTCACTTGCATTACAGGGTGGTGATTCTCAGACGATGGATTATAAGGGTTCTATGATGTTAAATGCTTGCTCTACAGACGGAGAACTTTTCTCTATTTATTATATTGATGAGGAAGAGGACGACATCGAATTATAAGGACACGTAGGGCAGTTAAATTACTGCCCTATTCTTACAAGGAGGAATAATGTCAAAGAAAGAATTGAGAACTTGTGTGCTTTGCGGTAAAACTTATTCGTTTTGTCCAGTTTGTAATCCAGAAGACCGTTTGAAGCCAACATGGTATTTTTGTTGGTGTTCAGATAATTGTCATGAAATTGATGAAGTGACTTCTGCTTTTGAAGATGGACGTATGACAGATATTGAAGCTAAAGAGAAGTTAAATAAATTGGATTTAAGCAGAAAAGAATATTTTGGTGAAAGCTATAAGAATTCTATTGCTTCTATCATGAAGACAAAAGCGCAAGTTATTAAGAAAGAAAATAAAAAGACAGAGGTTAAATCTGTCAAAAAAGATATTGTTACAAAAGTCGAAAAAGAGGCTAAAAGTAATGTTGAATAGTGATTTTAAAATAAGGGATTATAACATAATACACTATTCAATGTTGTAATCCCTATTTTTTACGCTATTCAACCGAGGAATAAAAAAGGATGATAATTGAAAGTAATTTAAAACCAAGAAATTACACCGAAAAAGAAGTTGTTCGTATATATAATCGAGATCAACAAACTTTTTACATCGACTCTAATGTTTATCCAGTGGATGTATATACGAGTTATAGTCCTAAATGTGAAAAGAAAATTATTATAATGACTTTTATTAGAAACGACACAAAAGAAGTTTATAAGAAATGGTGTAATCATGAATTAACATAGGAAGGAGGAAACTATTATGGCAGTAACTGAAAAAGATATTACATTGTGTGGTCATGGATCAGGAACTCCGTCTACTAAAAATATGTATACATATCTTGAAAGCAGATACAAAAGCATTGCTCCAAACGGAAAACATAAGGGAGTTATTGCAGTAAGACGATTAAAAAAAATTACTGATTCTGGACGAAAAAAGTTTCATGACACATACAAAACCATTCTAGGTCGGAACTCATATAATCAGTCGTTACGACCATATGTATATACTCCATATAAGGGGAAGTATTATTCAGACTGCTCTTCTAGTGGATGTGCTACGTTTAAGAAAATTGGATATAGTGTACCGTTACTAAATACGGCAGGAATTTATACAAGTTCATTGTTTGAAACTGTTCCTGTAAAGATTAAAAATGGTCATATTACAAATCCTGAAATTTTAAAGGTCGGAGATGCAATATTGTTTGTTGGAACTGATCCGTCTCGTCCAAAGCAGATAGGACATGTTGAATTTATTTATACAATCACTTCTACAGCTAATAAGCCTACATCAAATAAAAAATCAAGTTATTATCCTAAGTGCGCAAGTAAGTGTACTACTATTTCGTCTGCATTGGATAGTATCAAAGTAGATTCATCAAAAGCACATCGTACTAAAATTGCAAAAGCTAATGGAATTGCTGGGTATGTAGGAAGTTCAGATCAAAACACACGACTTCTTTCATTATTAAAAGCAGGAAAACTCAAAAGAGTATAAATTATAGGAGGAAAAGTCATGAATAAAATTAACTGGAAAGTTCGTTTTAATAAAGAAAATATTTTATTTATTTCGCAAGTTATAATTTCTGTTGTAATTCCGATTCTTACGTACTTTGGTTTACAAGCTTCAGATTTAACAACTTGGTCAAAAGTATGGGAAACATTTGTACAAGCAATTAGTAATCCATATGTAGTAGTAATGGTATTAGCTTCATTATTTAATGCAATTACCGATCCAACAACAAAAGGAATTGGAGATTCTTCTATTGCCCTAACTTACAACAAACCTAAAGATTAAGATGGTGTGTTATGGACGAAATAGAAGCATTATTTAATCTTCCGTATCCAACTATCATAATGGGTGTGTTTATTTTTATTCTCGGTATTGATAAAATAGTGTATTTATTTTTGAAAATTAAAAAGACTTTTAGGATAAAATTTGGATTTGAAGAAGATAAAAAAACAATTGAAGACAGAATAACCACTTTAGAAAAACATGATAATTGGCAATACAAAGAAATATCTAAAATGTCAAAGGGTATAGATGATATAAAATGTCAATTAACTGAAAAAGAAAGAGCTGATAAAGAGCGGACAGTTGCGACATTAAGAAATCAGTTATATGGATTACATGCTAAATTTTCTGAAAAAGGTTATGTTGACAATTCTGGATTAAAAACTTTTACGGAGTTAGGGAAAATTTACGAAGCCGCTGGGGGCGATGATATCTATCATGATAAATTAAAGCCAGAAGTAATATCGTTACCAATTAAGGATGAACCCTAATACTTTTATTATACCATAAAATCCAGTAATTCAACTTATGAATTTCTTCCTTATTATATATGTATAGAAAAACAGATTATACACAGACTAAATACATGAAGAATGAAATAGGCAGATATAGGTATCAACAGAATATGTCAATATCAGAACTTGCGAGACGTACAGGATTGTCAGCAACTGCAATATCCAATCTCGAGAATGGATATACTTCTGATATACTACTCTCTCATGCAGTATCTTTATCTCATGTATTACATGTTGATTTGTACGATTTGTTTTGCATAAAGAGATAAGGAGAATTGATATGGAGAAAACATTTTACAATGTAATCTGTGAAGAATTGGAATTATTGGGTGGTAAAGTAATTCATGTTGACAAGAACTTTGGAAATATGAATGAAGTACATAATTTCGTGATAAGTAATATTGATAAATATCCCAATGCTCATTGGGAATTGCGACTTATCATATTTAAAATTTAATATTTAAAAGAAAGAGCGGTTTCTTCGGAAGCTGCTCTTTTGTTATGTAAAGGAGAAAATAATATACAAGAATTAAAATTAACATCTCCTATCGCACCTTCAGTCAACCACTATTTAGGTTGGAGAGCTATTTTAAAAAATGGGAAACCAATGGCGGTAGGATATAAAAAACCAGAAGCAATTAAATATCAGAAAGAATTTGCAAAATATGTAAAGACAGAAGCAAAAAAACAAAACTGGATTAAATCGAATGACAAATCACAGCACTATTATATGGATTGTATTTTCTATTTTGACAGAGTAGACAAAGATGCCAATAACAGTTTTAAGTGTCTTGCCGATGCGATTACAGACAGCGAATCCGTGTGGATTGATGATACTCAGTTATGTGAACGTGTACAAGGGATTTATTATGATTCAGAAAATCCACGAATAGAAATTACAATACGACCTGTTGACTACATTGGAGTTTTTGACAATGCTTCACAGTTTGATGAATTTAAATCTCACTGCATCGGATGTAAAAGATACAAACGAAATTGTAGTCTTCTAAAGAAAGCTATAGAAGGTCGAATTCAAAAAGAAATACATAATGGAGAATGTGAAAAATTCTCGTCAATAAATGATTAAAGGAGAAAAAGGAATATGAAACTTTTAGAGTTTGTAGAAAAATATAACAACATGGCAAATAACGCATTAAAGGAACAGTTGTTAAGTAAAATCAAAATTACTCCATATGTATCAATCATTAAAAAAGATGCCTATGCTAAGTTAATCGTAGATAAAACAACATTTGAGCAGGAAGCTTATGATGATAATGGTAAAACAAAATATCGTAAAACAGATAAAATCAGAGTAAATTCTGTCGCCCAGTATATACAGTTTTGTCGTGCCGTTATTGAATTATATACCGACCTTGAGATTGATGAGGATGATAAAGGTTTTATCAAGGGATATGATGCACTTAAATCATCTGGCTTACTTGATATTTTAATGGTTGGTTCTGATAAAACTGATTCACTTATCCCTATGAGTGAATTGAGTGAGTTTAAGACAATTTTAACAATGAAACAGTCAGACACTCAGTTTAATGAGACAACTACTCAGGCGTTTATTAGCAAACAGATTGGAAGAATTTCTGATTTAGCGAACGCTACTCTCACACCACTTATCGAAGTTGTGAATAAGAAGCTCGATGAGATTCCAAAGGAAGATTTAGATAAGGTTGTTGAGTTTGCTAAGAATGGTGGATTTAAAGAGGTATAAAACATGAATAATTTAAATCATCTTGGAGAATTTAAAATTATTGGAAATGATAAAAAATATGATTTTCTTAATTTTTGATAAATACACTTCTGTAGATTTCATCTTAGATAATGATGTTGCTATCAAACTTAACGGAGCTTTAATTCAGTCTGTCTCTTACACTTCCAATAGTAATATGGTAATCCATTTACTGTCATTTAGTCCTCTATTATATGATTGTATGATTTCAGGAAATAAAATAAAGACTATTAGAACGCATGAACTGAGAGTTGATCCAAAAAACACACAAAATGAAATCGAATGTGAATCAATATATCATAATTTTGAATTTGAAAATTACTCAGCAAACGAAGATTATCACAACAATGAATATATTTACATCTTGAAAGGTGTTTAGGAAATTCAAATTTCTTGTGAAATAAACAGGCTTTATGCGTGTTACAGCGTATAGAGCTTTTCTTATGGAGAGTGGTGATACTGCTCTCCTATTTTAGTGTGGAAAAATTGAAATTTTTTGAGGTGATGAAATTGGCAAAAAATATGTATGCAGATTTTAAAAAGAAGTTAGACAGAATTGAAAATCATATTGCAGAAGAAGTCGCACCACAAGCAAATGAACTTCTAAAAGAATCTGTTAGATATTCATTAATAGATTGGTACAACGACTATACTCCACAGTCTTATGAAAGAACATATAACTTCATGAAAATTCTTGATTCTACAAGAACACGAGGAAAAGGAAATGTTCTTCGTTTTTCGGTTGATTCAGGTGCAATGGATTCATATGTCGGTTGGCTTGGTCAAAGTTTACAGCCAAGTACAGCTTTCGATTATATGTTTATGGATGGAGAACATGGTAATGGAAAATGGATGATGCATCAATCATTACCTCCGTATATGTATGTTGAACGAGACATTGAAAGTGGATTTGATGGTCGCTTAGACAAAATTATAAATAACAGAATAGAACAAATTTTGAGAAAGTGAGGTAGAAAATGCCAGGTACATATCAGTATGATGTAGAAATTAAATCAAATGTAGCAAAACTACTTTCAGATATGAAACAAGTACAAGACAGATTAGACACTGTTGAGGGCAAAGAATATAAAATCAAATTGAATGTCGATGAAAAGAAATTATCCAGTGTAATTTCTAATCTCGAAAAGATGCTTGATTCTCTTGGTAAAGGAACAGGTGATTTTAAACAGTTTGAGAATTTATCAAAAGAGTTATCAAGTGTTGTCTCAGAAGTACAGAGTTTAAGTAAAGCTTTTGGCAAAGTAGATGATTCTGGTGCTAAAACACTACTCTCTTCTATCCAGAACATTGATAAGTCACTTGCTGAACTAAGTCGGAATATTCTCAATGTTAATAAAAACATGAGCAATATGGGTGGCAATACGGGTGGTGCTGTCAAACAGGTGGAGAATATTAGTAATGCATATCAAGATGCTGCTAAAGAAGCTGAGAAGTTGGCTGATGCACAGAGTAAGATTGGAAAGAAAACGAATATTTCATATACTTCTACAGAATCTGCTACTAATTCCATAAAAGAAGAGAATAGTGTATTAGAGCAGAATACTCAGAAAATTAAGGAAAATACACAGGCAAAAGAACAGAATGCAAATGTAAATCTTAATAAGTATGATAAACGGTTAGATTCTTATAATGGTAAGATTGGTAAATACAAGATAACTATTGATAGATTTAATGATGGTGGTTGGTCAAGTGATACATATTTAAAAAATGTACAAGCTGTCAAGAATGCCGTTAATAAGTATGAAACTCTGCTTAATGAATTAAAGGGCAAAGATGCTAGTTTGGTGACAAGTGATGATATTTCCAAATTGGACGAGTATGAAAAGAAAATCAAAGATACTATCGCTACTGTCACTAATATATCAGCTTCTGAAAAGGGATATAACTTTGTTTCTGGTCAGAAAGAATTAGACAAGATTCACAAACTTCTCAATGAAAATAGTAAGATGTCTTCTGAGGCAAAAGCTAAAATCAAAGCTTACTATGCAGAAATTGAAAGCGGTAATCCTAGTATGAGTCTTGACAAGATTCATGGTGAAATCTTAAAGATTTATAATGCTGAAGCTGAAGCTGGTCGTGCTGGCAGAACATTATGGGACACCTTAAAGAATAGCGGATTCCATCAGATTGCTGCGCAGATGGCAGGAATGGTTGGCGTGTATGATGTTATTAATCTTGGTAAAGAAGGTTTAAGTGTCGTAAGAGAACTTAATACCGCTCTCACAGAAATGCGAAAAGTATCTGATGAATCTTTGCAAAGTTTAAAAAATTATCAGAATACAACATTTGATACGGCAGATGCGGTTGGTACAACTGCAAAACAGATACAGACAAGCACTGCCGACTATATGCGATTGGGTGAGTCGCTTGATGAAGCTTCCGAGAGTGCGAAAACAGCAAATGTACTCCTGAATGTATCTGAATTTAATAATATTGAAGATGCAACTAAGTCACTTGTTGCTATGGGACAAGCGTATAAAGACTTAGATAAAATGACCATTGTTGATAAGCTTAATGAAGTAGGTAATAATTATGCAATATCAACAGATGAATTAGCCACTGCCCTTCAAAAATCATCAGCTACTCTCTCACTCATGGGAAATACGATTGATGAGGCTGCAAGTTTAGTCACTACAGCGAATGCAACGATTCAGGACGCAGATAGTGTTTCAGCAGGTTTACGCACGATTTCTCTTAGATTGGTTGGTACAGAAGAAGCCGAAGAAGAGCTTTCTGCAATGGATGAGGAAGTAGATGCTTTCGTAAAAGCAACAAATTCAAAAAAACAACAGATAATCAAAGATTATACTGCCGTAGCTTCTAACAATTATCAAGGTTTTGATATTCTTGATAGTAATGGAAATTATAAAAATACATATCAAATCCTCCTCGGTATAGCCAAAGTCTATAAAGAGATTCAGGAACAAGATAAAAAATTGGGAACAAATCATGCCACAGCTTTAATTGAAGAATTAGCGGGCAAAAACCGTTCGAATATTGCTTCAGCGATACTGCAAGATCCGACACAGCTTGAAGCTGTTAAGAAATCTTCAGAAGAAGCATTGGGATCAGCAAAAAACGAATTAAACTCTTATCTTGATAGTATTGATGGTAAAATGGCACAGTTGGAGAATCGTGCGCAGGAGTTCTGGTTTAAGGTGATAGACTCCGAAACTATTAAGAATGGTATTGATTTATTATCCACTCTGATTAAAGGTACTACTGATTTTGTAGATACAGTTGGATTGTTACCAACTATTCTTACAGGAATTGTAGCAGCATTATCTTTTAAAAATGTCGGCATTGATACGTTAGTGGCGTATTAATCAAATCATTGTTATTGTTTTGAACGTACCGACATCATAGGGTTTCTAACGGATACGTTAGTTTGGACTATGATAAGTATGCTATACATACGATAAACGAAGACGCAATATGCGAGGAAGGCTGTAAAACTCATGGTACTACTCTATTATAAGGAAACTAAATAGACATAGTAAAAATTCATGAATTCAGTTGGTTCGCAGGGATAGACCTTTAAAACGGTAAGCCCTCAGAGAGTGACAACCGTTGGTGGTAGTTATATGAAACGATGCTACTATAATATGCATTCCGTACTCATGACACGACATGTTAAATGATGTGAACTTATCTCATATCTCGTGTAAATCAGTTTGACCTCTCAGTTCCTAGAGGTAGATAAGATGGAACAAAACCAAGAAATCTTGATTTCAATCGAGTAAAATAGAGAATAATAAAATAGCACCACAAGTTGCTGTTCTTGTAGTGCTAATGTCTTTGAGATTATCGAAAATCAAAGACTCCCTATATTGTAACATTGGGGGTAGTACATAAAATTGGTCGTATGTACAAATTTATTGTATCAAATTACCACAATTTTACAATCCAGAACGTAAGTTTGTCGAATAATGCAGAAAGAAAAATATTCAAATTTTGAATAATTCTATTTACAAAATTTTACAATTATGCTATTGTGAAAATATAAAAATTTTTGTATTTTTTGAAGGAGACAAACTGGATGGAAGATATTAAAACAAGTCCGAAAAGTTTAAGATCGTTGGTTGGTGAAATCAATAAGGGAAAATATAATTTTGACTTACCAATTCAACGTAGAGCTGGTATTTGGAAACCAAAAGAGAAGTCATTGTTTATTGATACTTTGTTAAGAAACTACCCTATCTACCCTGCACTTGTGAATAAACACAGTGACACAAAAGAGATTGATGTAGTTGATTTTAAGCAACGTTTTACTACAATCGCAGCCTTTGCTAATGACGAATTTAAATTGTCAAAGAATTTAAAACCATTAACAATTGATGGGACTGAATACGAAATCGCAGGAAAGAAATTTTCTAAGCTTGACGAAGCTGTTCAGTCAAGATTTAATGACAGAGATATTTCTATTATAACAATGACAGATGCAACCGAAGAAGAAATTGTTGATATTTTTGAAAGAATAAATATGGGACACCAACTTTCAAACGGACAGAAAAGAAGCACTATTGAAAGCAATGAAGTCAGAGAAATTATTTACTCTATTGCTGATCATCCATTCTTTGAAAAAGTTTTATCTCCTGCTCAGTTTAAAAAGAACCTTGACAGAGATATTGTTATTCAATGTTTAATGCTTACAGAAAAGACAGATAAAAACAATTTTACTTCATTTAGAGATGTAGATATGAATAAATTTATTATGTATTATAATGATAAGATTGCAGATCCAAATGAAAAACAATTTGCAGAAAAGAAAATTGAAAATCTGCGCAAAGCATTAGATAAGTTGAATGAAGAACTTCCAGAAGATGTAAAAATAAAAGCAAGTACAATTCCAATGTGTATTTATGGAATGTACCGTATGGTTAGAGATTCTAAATCTACTTCTAAATATATGGAATGGTTAAATGAATTCTTAGCATCATATGACACAAATTTGGATTACCTGCAATACTGTTCTAACGGTACATCAAATTCAGATATGGTAAATGGACGATTGCAGTTCTTTAAAGATGCTATAAAGGAAATTGGATAAAAGATAAAGAGTAGTCGATTGGCTACTCTTCTTTTATATTTATAAACATACGTTCTGATAGTATTCTGTCGATTATTGGTATATAATGGTAATTATAATACTTATGATTGGTGGACACTATTATGGATGTTGAAAAAGAACTTGAGTTAATAAATAAAAAGATTTTATCTATTAAGAATTTTGATATTATTAGTTTTGTATACAACTATAAAAGAATGGTTAATTCAATTTATCACTTTAATAACACAATAGGTAAGAATGCTAAAAATAATACTGAATTATCAAAGATAAAATATAATTTAAAGGGAATGGAACGTCCGTCAGAGGGAGATGTCTGTTACTTTTATATAGAAAATTCATACCCAAAAGAAATATACAATAGTCATTGGTGTTTAATATTAAAAGATTTTGGAAACACTATGTTAATAGTTCCGCTTGTATCTATTAAAAAAGAATCTGCTCCTGTTGATAAAACATGTGAAATGATAATAAGAGTTAAGAATTTTGAAGAAGAAGGATGTAGTAAATTAAAGGTGCATCAAATGTTTTGTGCCGATATTATGAGAATAAATCCTAATAAAAAAGTTTATAAAATACAAACACCATATGATTATGTAAAAAACAAAATAAAAGAATTAACAAATTTATCTTGACAACATATAATACATAATATATAATATGAATTGTAAATCAAGTTGCACAGAAATGTGTATACGAACTGCATATAAGTTTTTAGTAACTAATAAGAGACTAGAGCAATCTAGTCTCTTTCGCATTGTAAACATATATCATAAAAGACCTGCCATCTGACAAGTCTTCTACTCTCTTAATTCGAGGTGATAAATACGAATATTGATTTAACAAAACTTATTCCTCAACCTGACCTACGAAACCTATCTGACGTTTCGGAACTTCTGGAGCAGGTTTTTGGACAACCATTAAAAGAAAATTTAACTGTTGTACATGCTGTATCAGTTCCAACGGTTTGCCAGATGTGTCCTCTCCGTGGAAACAAACCAAATTGTAGCCAATGCAACCGATTTCTTTAACAAAAATGGTAATTGACTGATTAAATTGAACAATAGACATTGCTACATCTTCTGTATCAGGAAGTTTGTTTTGATAATCTCTGATTTCTTCATACAGATAATAAGCAACTTGTTCTGCGCTACTATCAAGCTGCATCTTGGAAGCATTTATTTCTATCTGACGATTAGCTTGGTTTTGCTGCATCTGTCTTTTAACTTCTGGTGATATAAAATCCATACGCATCAACCTTCTTTCGTAATATATTTGATAACCAAATTTTACCATTTTAAACAAAGAATTGATAGTCGGAACATACGTTTACCATTTTGCTCCACAATTTTTACAGTGCATTGTGTTTCTTACATCTGAACTGAACAATCCAAATATTACACCGCCAAATATTTTCTTACTAGTTGAAATCTTTTCTACATTAAGTGAGCCACAGGTAGGGCATTTTGGCATGTTCTTACCACCATTGCGAAAAGCTGTTTTAACATCCGCACCTTGACGTATTGCATCACCGATAGCCATATCTCGTTCATATTCGGCAGATTTTTGTGCTTTGATTCTATCTCTATTGTTAAATAGATATTCGTCAAATTCTGGTGAAGATTTTATACATTCTTCTATGAATTGGTCTTTTTTGCTTTCATTCAAATTATTTTTATAAATTTTTCCATTATATAGTAATAGATATTCTTCAGGAACTTCATATGTTATAGAGTTACAAATGTCACATTTTTTTGAATCTATAATTGTTCTTCCACATTTTTTACAATACATTAACATGATGACACACCTCCAATTTATGAAAATTGTATCACATATAATAAAATTCAACAAGTCCTCAAACAACTTGTAATAAAATAGTATGATATTCAAAACATTTGACAGTGATAAAGATACATTTTCATCGAAATTTGGAATATTGGGGAAATCATTTGAAGATATTGGAAATAGATTTAAAAAAGTTTCTGATGAATTAATTGCAATAAATGATTATACAATATCTAATATTGCAAATGCGTGGAAAAATTCTTCCGTTAAGAAAGACTTAAGTGATAAATTTATTATTACTAAATCTGATATACAAGATAAATTAAAAGATCTTTCTGTTTATGAAAAAAATCCGCAAGGTATTTTAGATAATCTATTGAAACAAAAAGAATTAGTTGATTCTAATCAGTCTAGTTGGCAAAAATACTTTAAAGGATTATCAGAAGGTGAAAAATGGCAAGTAAAATTTGTTCAAGAAAATGACTTAACTAAAGTATCTCTTGATGATGTAAAAAATGCTCAGAATGCAGCAAGGCAGTCTACTATTGCTTACAATAATAGATTAGAGCAAATGACCATTGGTGCTAAAGCAGCTAATATTGCCTTAGAAGGATTAAAGATGGCGGCAAATATGATTGCTGGTATGCTTATCGCAGAAGGCATTCAATTAGCTGTTACAGCTATTGATAATTATATCCATCGTGTAGAAAAAGCCAATGAAGCAATGAATGAAGCTGTAAGTGAGTATGATTCTGCTAAAACAGCATTAAAAGACACAACTTCTCAATTAGAAGAACAAAATAAAAGTATTGATGAACTTAATAAAAAAGATAAACTCACATACGTTGAACAGGAAGAACTAGATAAATTAAAAGAAGCTACTCGACAGTTAGAACTTCAAAAAAATATTGAAGAAAAAGAGAAGGCTAATTCTGCGCGAGAGGCGGCAGATAAAACAGTAACTGCATTTAATAAACAATATGGGAAAGGTGATATTGATAAAAATGCGGTTGATACTCAACTTGCTCAGTCAAAAGCAACTGGCGTATTTCAGGAAGCTCGAAACAGCGATGATATTGTTGGCAATTTAGCATCTTTTGAATATTATACGGAGCAGATGGAAAAGACACAAAAGAGATATAACAAAGCTTTGAAATCTGGTTCTAAGGATGATATTAAGTATTATGAAGAGAATTTACAAGATTGTATTGATACTGTAGATGAATATACAACATCATTAAATAACAATATCGAAGATCTCACAAAGAAGAAGAACAATCTTCAAGATGCCTATGATAATGCTGTCAAAAAGAAGTCTAATGGAGAATTTTTGTCCTCCGATGAAAAAAATACAATTTCAAAATATCAAGAAATTGCAGACATAATTAAGTTAATCTACTCTTATACTGACAAAGCAGGATGGAATAATTCTCAGATTTCAGAAATTTTCAATACAAACGGAATTGAGAAATCAAAAGAAGATCTTAAACAATTGGCACAAGAAGGTAAGCTTACAGAGGAAGAATTACAAAAATATCCTAACCTTATGAATGCGATTAATAACGCAGAGTTTTTAGGGGAAAAAGATTCTAATCTTAAAGTTTTCTGTGATGATTTGAATGCTGGTGTGGATGCTATTGAAGATACGGGTAATGCTGCTGATTCTGCTGCCCCATCTATCGCTTCTTTTGACGAAGCATGGCTCAATCTCAAAAACACAGACGATTCCGATTTAAAAGGTGCGGCAGATGACCTTCTTGACCTTGCAAATGCAGGACAATTAACAGGAAACGCACTTGAAGGTTTGGCTGGTGGTCAGCAGTTGATGAATGAAACAGGTTTATCAGCAGAGGCACTTGCACAGAAAATAAATGGTCTTGTAAACGCTTCTACGCAGCTCTCTTCTATGTCTACACAGATTTCTAAGATATCTGATATGCTTGCTGACAAGAAAAATGGTACAGTTGCATCCGCTTCTGATTTAGCAGGATTTGATGTTTCAGTCCGTGGTCTTGAATCATGGGATGAGTTTGAAGAGGTAATGGGTAGTTCTGAATCTAGCATGGATCAGTGCCAGAAAGCAGCTAATGCTCTTGCTACTGAATGGGTAAATGATGGCAATTTTCTCGCTAATCTTACCGATGAAAACAAACAGTATTATATCACTCAGCTTGAAGATATGGGCGTTAAAAATGCCGAGCAAATTGTAACAGAGGCTTTGGCAAAAAAGGAAGAAGAACTTAGATTTGAAAAACTTCTTTCTGCCGATGCATCCACAGATTTGCAAAATGCCACAGTTGCTGATATTCTTAAACTTCAAAATCTTGGTGATATTACAGAACAGGAAAAGGCAAAACTTGCAGCTTTCACATTGGAAAAACAGTATTGTAACAAAAACACTATTGTAACTGATGCAGATTGTCAAAATATTTACACTCTTGCTAAAATGGCTGGTGCAGGTACAGAAGCTTTAAATAAACTTGCGGCATTAAAACAAAGATTATCAGACAATCCAATTATGTCTAATGAAATGCGCAATAATATTAACAATGCAATTCAAGACATTGTAAATGGTGTAACAACTTCTGCTGGTGCAAAATTAGATATACCACAAGTAAAAGTAAATTCTTCTGGTTCATCAAGTTATAAATCTCCGTCATCAAAAAAATCAAAATCCAAATCCAAAACAAAATCCGATGCAGCCGAAGTATTTGACTTTATTGAGATCAAACTTAATAATCTCACGGACAAGGCATCTAAGGCTAAAGACAAGATTGACGATCTTCTTACATTTGGTCAAAAGAAAAATCAGACTAAGAAAGCTATCGAAGCTACAACTAAAGCTATTACTGCACAGGAAAAGGCATATAAGAAATACATGGCATATGCCAATAAAGCCGCAAAAACACAGAATAGCAAAAAGACAACTTCATCATCTTCTTCTACAGGTGGAAATGCTGTATATGATACTGCTACAGATTATCTTGGACTGAAATATGTTTGGGGTGGTGCAAGTCTTACAAAAGGTGCGGATTGTTCTGGATTTACACAGCAGATTTACAAGAAGTTTGGTGTAAGTTTACCACATCATGCGGCTGACCAGGCTAAGATGGGGACAAAAATCACATCGAAGAAAAATTTGCAAGCTGGTGACTTAGTATTCTTTGGAAGCAAAAACAACATCACACATGTAGGTATTTATGGTGGAGACGGTAAGTTTATTGAATCCCCTCATACTGGCGCATCTGTAAGAGTTTCCAAGCTTTCATCTCGTAAGGATTTTGTATCTGGTTCACGTTTTAGCAAAATCAACAATGCAACATCTACATCTTCTAGCAGCGGAAAGAATGTAAAAAAGGTCAAAAAAGGTGTATCATCCAAGACACTGGAACATTACAAGAAACTTATCCGTAATGGTACATTGGACGCTGATGGAATCCAGACTATCAAAAATGAAAACCTGAAAAATGCCATGAAAGATTATCAGACTTGGTATGAAAAGGCAAAATCTTGCAAGGAACAGGTTACCAGTCTTACGGATCAGTTAAAGGATTTATATGAGACTTTAGCGAACAACCCGATTGACAGTGCTTCTGATAAGATTGAAAAACTTGGAACAAAGATGGATATTCTGAATGCCAAGGTAGGTAATCTTACATTTAATCCAACAAAGAAAATCGGTACGTCTGATATTGACAATCTGTATAAACAGATTATTAAAAACTACAATAGCCAGTTATCAGCTTCAAAAACTGCTTATACTGGTGCAACAAAGAGTTATAAATCCAATAAGAGTTCTCTTACAAAGTCTCTTAAAAAAACAAAAGCTAAAAACATTGGTCTTACTCAAAATGAATTTAATTCTATTAAGAGTAATTTAAAATCCAATAAGTCAATTTCGTATAATCTTATTAACAAGATTGAAAATGACACTCTTAGGAAAAAGTGCATAGCACATAATGAATATCTTCTTGCAAAGAATACCGCAACTGATAATTATAATCAGGCTAAAGAGGATCATACCTCTAATGTGCGTCAGACTAGGAAAGATCACTTTGATGAGGTACAGGCAAGATATGACAATAAAGCCGGGCTGATTGAGCAGAGAAAGAACGCTGTTTCCAATTCTCTTAGTATAGCTGAAGCAAAAGGTCTGTTAATAGGTGAAGCTTATTATACACGTCAAGCAGATGCCGTTAAGTCTGACATGCAGCTTAAACAGGAAGAAGCTGAAGAACTTGCAAAGAAATTATCTACGATTAAGTTTGGTAGCGATGAATGGTATGAAGCACAAGAAGCATTAAATGGTGTCTATGAATCTATTCAACAGGATGAGCAAGAACTTGCGGAGTTTCAAAAGTCTATCAATGAGTTGAAGTTTGATCGTTTTGACGAGTTACTTGATAAGCTTGGAGACATCACGGACGAGACAGATTTCTTAATTGACATGCTTGATTCTGACAATCTGTTTGACAGTGATACGGGAATGATTACGCAGGATGGTATTACTGCTATGGGATTGACCGCTCAGAATTATGATACATATCTTGCTGAGGCTCAGAAGTACAAAGATGCTATTGCTGATTTGAATGAGATGTATAATGAGGGCAAAATTGGTCTTAACGATTACAACTCTAAGTTGAGGACTTATCAGCAAGGTCAGCGTGATTCTATCAAGTCTGCTAATGAAGCGAAGAAGTCGTTAGCTGCTTATGTAAAGCAAGGATTAGATGCGCAGAATAATGCTTTGGAAGAAGCAATTTCGAAGAAAAAGGAATTGTTAGAAACAGACAAGTCCTTAAAAGAGTGGAATGATAAGTTAGCTGATTCTAATAAAAATATCGCTAAGTTAGAAAAGCAGATTGCGGCTTTGGAAGGCGACGATTCTGAAGAAAATCGGAAGAAATTACAACAACTTAAATCCGATCTTCAAGACGCACAGAAAGATAGATCGGACATGTTGTACGATCATTCTGTTTCCGATCAGGAAGATGCTCTCGATAAGATGCTTGAAAATAGCAAAAAACAAGCTGAAGACTACCTGAAAGATACAGATAAAGTTTTCTCTGATGCTCTCACATATGTAAATGCTAACTCTTCACAGGTTGCATCTAATATTGAGAAAATCGCAAAGGATACTGGTTACGATGTATCTACGTACATTGTGAATGCTTGGAAGGACGGTGGATCTGCTGTAGGCGATTATACAAGTACATTATCATCTAATGTGCCAAACATTACCGAACAGCTTAGTTTGATTGCGTCTTCATGGCAATCTATTTGTGATGCTGCCGATAGAGCTGCTGAAGCAAGTGCCAAGTATGCAGAGACAAATGTTACGGGAACACAAAGCGTTGGATCATCAAATGGTTCAGGAACTTCAAGCGGAAACGGTTCTGGTTCTTCCGAAAGTAACAATACCGATAAACAACAAGAGTTGAATAAACTCAGAAAGAAAGCAAGTGATATTACAGAATGGATATCTAAGCATTCAGTATCGGCAACGCACAAGAAATCGTATTACGGTGCTCTTAATCAGTATCTTTATGATAAACAGCATAAACAAGTTCTGAGTATAGCTAATGAAGTTGCCCTTGCGAAGAAACTTGGTGTATCTGTAAAAAGTGATTTGTCTGGTAAAAACGATAGAGAGAAAATTGCTTCAGCTCTCAAGAAACTTATAAAAGACGCTTCGTTTTCAACTGGCGGTGTGATTAAGGATCTTGTTAAACTTTCTGGTGAAGATGGTATTAGTTTCTTACAACGTGGCGAAGCTGTACTTTCTAAGGAACAGACGCAAGCGTTATTGAATTTTAAGCCTGTTATTCCACAGATTGATTCTATTATTAGCAATCTGAAGAACATTCCTATTGAGAAAGTTTCATCACAATCTCCTACTTATCAAATCGACAACAGAACGATTGTTGAAGGTGTCGCTACAGACCAGATTGTTAAGCAGATGGAAGGTGTCGCTCAAAAACAGGCTGAAAATGTAGTAAGAAAGATTAACCAAGCTACCTATACTAAAGGTGTAAGAAGATAGTTTATGGAGAGGATGTAATAGTCCTCTCCTATTTTAATGGAGGAAAACATATGTCAGAAGTGACTAATGAAAGAAAAGTAAGTATTCTCGAAAAACTGCTTCTTGAACGTGATGAACAGATTCGGAAGTTACAGGAAGAGAACACTGAATTAGAGAAAGAAATTGAAAGTTTTGGAAGTGATATCCAGGAATTGCAGGATATTATTTCTGAGACACAAAAGTTAAATAGAGAATTTTCTGGCACAAACAGAGAAATGAAAAAACTCAAAAAGAAATATGAAAAAGAAATGAAGAAAATGATGTAAAAAGAAAGGAGGTTACCATGACAATTCAAACTCGTGGTTTTACTTTTGATAGCATAACCTCCGATGAGCTTGGACTTATGGTGTGTGAATTCAATGGGAATACCTCATCTGAAACATCTGGTGGAAATATTGAATTTACCTTGACATCTGCTCCTATCAGAAATAGATGGTACAAAAGTGGAAATGCAAACTATTCAGAAGCGATTAAGTTTGAATTTCAAGTTATGAAACAGAATTTTGAGCCAATTGATTCATATGAATATTCTACTTATGCTAGATTATTACAACGAAAAGATGATTACAAAGAATTTACAATCACAAAGTCTGATTATGATACAGTACATTTTTATGTGCAATTAAATATTTCACCGATTCAAGTCGGTGGCGATATTATGGGGCTTAATATTACAGGCACTACAGATTCTCCGTATGCTTATGGACAAATGATTACAAAGAAAATTTCTACTAAAAATGGTATTGGTATGTTAAAGTTTGTAGATATGAGTGATGAAATTGGTTATATTTATCCCGATATAGAAATTGATATTTCCAGTGCTTGTAACCTCAAAATTACCAATGAAACATCGGGTGAAATTTTCAAGCTGAATAATTGCATCAATAATGAAGTTATAAAAATTGATGGAACAATCCTAGAAATCACTTCTACAGCCATATCCCATAAAATCTATAATGATATCAATTACAAATTTCCACGTATTGTAAACGACTTAAATAAAAGAACAAATGTATTCAAAATTGAAGGCAATTGCACTCTCACGATGAAATATAGACCAATAAGAAAGGTGGTGATCTAATGGCAGTTCAATCATTTAATTTGCCAGTTGATTTTTTGAATAATCTTGAAAAACCAATTATTTACATTGCAAAAAAGGATAAAACCTTTCTTGGTGCAGTAAGTATTTATGATGATTTATCTCTCACTTTTAATCTTAATGCATATCAGACTGCTTCTTTTAAAATCTATAGAGACATCAATGGTAATAAGTATGAACATTATGACGATTTTCAAGAAGACCGTCTAATTATGATTCAAGGCATTAGTTGGTATAAAATTCATGTGGAGACTAATATTGAGAATACAGGGATCTCAAAAAGTATTACAGCAAACTCATTGGAATGTACTTTGTGCAATAAGCGACTCATTGATTTTGAATGTAATACAGGCGAGATTTTGTATGACGATTATGTAAAGACCATCTTCTACGATCCTACAAACCCTAAAGGAAGTTTATTGCATCGAGTATTAAATGTTGCTCCGAGTTGGTCGGTTGGTCATGTAGATGCTACTCTTGCTAACAAACAGAGAAGTTTTGACGAGGACGATATAGATATATATTCATTTTTGACTGGTGATGTATCAGAAGCATTTAATTGTTTGTTTGTTTTCGATACATTCAATATGACTATAAATGCTTATGATTTAGACAATTATGGGGAAGATACAAATATCTATGTCTCAATGGATAATCTTGCGCAGTCTATGACAGAAAGCATTGATGAAAATAGCATTATTACATGCTATCGTGTCAATGGTGGTGACGGAATTTATATCAATGAAGTTAATCCTAATAGTACAAATAAAATTTACAATTTTGAGTATTACCTACCAGAAATGGAAGAATCTATTCAGAATAAGGTGAAAGCATATAATGAGAAATATCAGTCTTTAAAACCACAGTATGAAGAAATCATGAAACGTCTTGGCGATCAGATTGGTGTTATTCAGGAACTTGAAACGAGATTACCTGATAGTTTGGATTCTAAAGATTGGACGAAATATGGATTGGATTTTCTGGATTCAAAGGTTAAATCGTTCAAGAACATAGATGAAGTTTATTGTGCCCAAGGTATGAATAAGCCAAATTCTTTTAACTATAATCTGTATCAGCAAAATCTTGAGGATTTGAACAATGTTACTGCCGAATACAATAAAAGAAAGTCTGAGGTTGATTCTGCTACAGATGTATATAATTCTATTATCGCAGAAAGAAATGCTGTTCAATCTCAGTTGGATATGGATAAATGGTTTACTAAGGATGAATGGAAAACACTTGATTCTTATGTTGTAGAGGAAACATATAGTAACGACAATTATATTACTACAGATAATACAACTGATACAGAAAGATTTGATATTGAGCGACAGTTATTTGATGTTGCATGGAAAGATTTATCTAAAAAATGTAGACCACAATATCAATACTCTTCTACTCTTTCTAATGTTCTTACTATTCCACAATTCAAAGGATTCTTGAAATATTTCCAACTTGGCAATTTTATAAGAATGGCTACTGATTACGACACCGTTATTAAACTGAGATTGATTAGTTTTACTGTTGATTATAATGACACAAGTAAGATTGATGTAACTTTCTCTGATGCTATTCGTGTACATGATATTTATGAAGATGCATCTAGCATTCAAGCGCAAGCTAATTCGGCTGCTATGAGCTTTCAGTTTAACAAAGACCAATACGATAAGTCTGTAAATCAGAGTAACTTTGTTGAGGAAATGCGGAAATATGGATTAGATGTTGCAAATATTCCTGTAAAAAATCAACATCAATCATGGGACGAAACTGGAATGTGGTTCAGGCAATGGAATGAACAGAAGAATGACTTCGATCCCGAACAGATTAAGATTATTAACAACCAAATTGTATTTTCCGATGATGGTTTCAAGAGTGCAAAAATGGCTATCGGTAAGATACCCATTGATAAAAATGGTAATACTGTTTATGCCGTAAATGCCGAAGCGATTTTAGGAAAATTATTTTTGGGAGAATATCTTACGCTACAAAATAATTCAGGTACTTATAAATTTGATGATGATGGTTTTATTGCTAAAGGTGGTAATAACTCTGTACGAATTCAACCGAATCAAAGTGGAGAATTATTTTCTATTTACAAAGGAAATAACAAACAGTTTTACGTTGACTCAGATGGTAATGTGCATTTTACAGGCGATTTGACTGGTTCTTCTGGCATTTTCAGCGGTCAGTTAAAAGGTGGTTCTATTAATCTTGGTAATGGGACATTTATGGTTGATAAGAATGGAAATGTTTTTGCAAACAATGGAACGTTTGGTGGAAACTGTACATTTAAAGGGACATTGGATGGAGCAGATGGAAGTTTTAGTGGTAAAGTAAATGCATCTTCTGGGACAATAGGAGGTTGGAATATTGGAGAAACATCTTTGTATAGTGGTTATATAAATACTTCTATTGGTTATATGAACGCAGTATTATCTCCTGGTGGGTTATCGTTCGATTTATTAGGTCAAAATAATACTATGATTATAAATGCATTAAATATTGGTTGGGATTCTAATGATTTGTGTTCATTAATAAAAAGAGATTCTATAACAACACAGGAGCTATCGTTGAAGCAATTAAATTTTATTATGTTATCCAACCCAAAAATTACATGTCCTAGTGGATATCTTACATTCGATACCACAAATAATGTACATTTTAAAAATACGCCTTATATTGATAATTATAGTTCTTACCTTGCTAGAGAAGAATGGTGTAATGATAAATTTGCATTAAAAACAGATTTATCTGGACACACAACAAATTCTCATCTTGAGGACAGATTAGATGATATAAAATCATGGGTAAGAAATAATTATGCAACAAAATCATGGTGTAACAGTACATTTAAAAAGAAGTAAAGAAAGGGCTTAATATGGAACAAAAACAGAATAATATACAAACACTGGAAGTTGTTTCTTATCCAAAAGATAAGATTCAGCTTCTTTTTAATATACTGAACTCTATGAGTTTTATAGGGATTCAGCAAGCACAGGGAATCGCACAGATTAGTGTAATTCTTAACAACCCAATTGTAGAGGATAAAACAGAAAATGTAACAAAGGAGTCACAAAATAATGAGGTAAAGTAAATGTCATGTGAAGTATTTAACAATTCAGACTTTGGTATGATTGGTGGATGTCAGCAGACATTTAGTGTAGATTTATATGATATTCTTGATGAAGAATATCATATTGCTGCATCTTCATGTGAATGGCGTTTGGCTAAATATGGAGAAACAGAAGTCTTAGCAACCGAATCAACTGTCAAAGGTACAATAAATATTACAGATAACATAATTCAAATAACAATTCCCTCTTCTGATACACAGAACTTATTTGGTAAATTTACACATCAGTTGGTTATTACAGATAAGTTGGGAAATCAATTCGTAGCCGACCTCGGCAAAATTTCAATCAAACCCATGATCAAGTAAATAAGGAGGATTCGTAATGATTAATACATACGAAAAAAATCAAATTCTTAATAATATTTTTCGCAATGGAGAAAAGACAATTTATATTGGTGTAAGTAAAACTGCTCCAAGTGAAGACGGAACTAATTGTACTGAGCCTACGGTTTCTAGTTATAAGCGTTTTGCTGCAAAATGTGATACAACTAATTGGAACGAATCTGTTCAAGGTTCGACTACAAATTCTGTAGTATTTCGTTTTGATGAAGCACAGGAGTCATGGACAACTGCAGCGTCACCTGTAACTCATTGGGTAATTTTTGATGCCGCCACTGGTGGAAATATGATGTTCTATGGAGAGCTTATGAGAGCACAGGAAATTCCTGCTGGTGCAGTTCTTGAAATCCCAGCAGAAGGACTAACGACTACTGTACTGAACGCATAAAAGAAAACGAGGTGAAGTATGCGAATAAACTATCACATTTTATCATCCAAGATTTCGGATAGACAAACATTTCGTGAGTATATTCATGGTGCTTCACGATATACTCAGCTTGTTAATACGAGTTTTATTAAAATTAAAAACTCTATTAAAACAGCATTAAAAGCAATATTAAAGCCACGCATAAACAACGTGGCTTTTAGTAATTCAAAATTTCTAACAAGAGTCTTGTTTTTGTTCCATGCAAAATCAAGAAATGAGATTAAGTTTGATGATGATTCAACATTTTTAATTCGTGAAAATGTCAAAAGTAAAGAAGAAAACACAATAAAGATAGAGAATAAAAATACATCCTCTTTCATAGTTTCTAAAATAATTAAATCCAAAAACAATTCTGATATTGTTGTACAGGGCAACAATTCTTCCCTTTTATTAAGCGAAAAACTGAAAATTGATAATAATAATAATATTCAGGTTAAGAACAACGAAGTTCATATACAGATAGGCGTTTTTAATAAATCAAATGAAGATAATAAAATCAATTTTACAAATGGGAAGGCCAATATGTCTGCTAGTTATTTGATACGATTAAAAATGATGAGTGGATCATTAAATAGTTATTATAATCAAACAATCTCAGAAACAGGCAGAAAGAAAATAGTTTAAAAGGAGGAAATATATGTCAGAAATATTAAGTAACACTGGCGTTAAGTTGTGGGCTGAAACAGATTACAGCGAATTATGGTTGACTGTATTTGATCAACTTACAGGTCAAGGTGGTAAAAGCAATATTCGACTGATTGATGAGGCTATTGGCAAAATTAATGACACTCTTGACGGTTACAAATTTGAATTTTCCTCTGATGAGGATAGACTGTATATCTCTAAAGGAGATTCAAAGTTACCAGTTTCGTTAATTGATTCAAACGGTCACGTTGCGTCAAAAGTTGATGGTACTACTATTACTATTGACGAAAGCGGTGTTGTAAAAGGAATTCCTGTAGACGATGCTTTATCAGAAATTTCAACAAATCCTTTACAGAATAAAGTGATTGCTGGCGAATTAAAAAGCATTAAATCTAAGATTGGAACAGATGAATCAACAATAAAAAGCAACACGAAAAGAATTGAAGCCAATGAAACGGCAATTTCCACATTAAATGGAACGGGCGATGGCTCAGTAAAAAAGGCAGTTTCAGACGAAATTGCAAAGGTTGTAGCTGGCGCACCTGAAGATTTTGATACATTGAAGGAAATGTCTGATTGGATTTCTACACATGAAACAAGTGCGTCTGCCATGAATAGTGCCATTAAGGATAATAAGAGTGCTATTACAGCATTACAGATTGGTAAAGCGGATAAGACGGAAATTCCAATAGTTCCAACAAATGTATCTGAGTTTATAAATGATGCAGGATATCTTACTGAACATCAAGATATCTCTAATCTTGTTGTAAAGGAAGAAGGTAAGGGATTATCTTCTAATGATTATACAAGCGAAGAAAAGACTAAGCTTGGTGGTGTTGGAACTTCGCAGGGAAGAAATATTATACCATATCCGTATTCTCAAACCACTAAAACTGTATATGGAGTAACATTTACAGATAATAAAGATGGTTCTATCGGTATTTCTGGAACGCAAGATGGCAGTACATCAAGACCTTATATGGGTGTTGGTATATGGTGGGGTACAGATAAAAAAGAGGGCAACATTAAAATTGATGCCAATACTTATTTTACTATTTCTGCTAATTGTAGCTCTGACAATGCAGGGATTCGCTATTACGTTTATGATGAAAGTGGTTCAAAATTAGTTGATAATATAGTTTATGGTACAGCGACAAAAACATTAAAATTTGATGTTGATACTTGGGTTGCTTTATGTATTGAAACTGCCGCTAATAGCGAAACTTATGATTGTATATGCAAACCTCAATTAGAGTTAGGTACTATTGCTCATGCTTATGAACCATCAATAGAGAGCAATGTAAATCTGAAAAAAGAAATTGACAAAACTTCGACTCAGCAAGGGCAGAATTTAATACCTTATCCATATTATAGACCGGATAGTTATATGAATAACGGTATCACTTGGACAGTAAACGAAGATGGGTCTATAACTGCTAACGGTACAGCTACGGCTACCGCGTACTATGCTGTTTTTATAGGTAAGTTAGGATTAGAAATTGGAAAAAATTACGTGTTGACGATAACTACAGTCGAAGGACAAGCGAGTTTATATTTAGCCAATAAAAACAAACAAAATATAAATACGGACATTGCTGCTTGCCGTACTGTTAATAATTCAACATTAAGTGTTATTTTTAAGTATTCGCAAACCGATGACTTTTATCGTGATGAACTTGGTTTATATATTGTAGCTGGTACTACTTTAACTAACTGTATTATAAAATTCCAGTTAGAATGTGGCACTATAAGACACGAATACCAGCCTACAACTCTTAGTAACCCTACGCTGAAAAAGGAGATCGGAAGCGCACTGCAACCGGAAAGTATCGTAAATAACCAGACAACGACTGTGGCGGGATTTGCACTGGACGCAAGGCAGGCGAACCCGAATATTGATGGATCGCTCGCAAAGCAGATAAGTGTTTTAAACGGCAGTCTAAATAGTAAGAAAGTACCATCATTTGGCATCGAAAACATATTTACTGGAAACCCGTTTTGTATAGTCAACAATGGTTCCGATGTAATAAGTGTACAAACCGATTGGGATATAGACAATGGCGGCTATAGGGTCAAAGACATAAAGTATCCTGCAGGAACGTTTACTAATCTTACGGTCTCATTATCGTTACCTGCTAATAGCATTGTTATTGTTGATGTAAATACACTTAATGGAGAGAATATTGATATACAAGGATCATTCATTAGAAGTAACTTTACAAGTAGCCCAAAAATTTGGAATTTATCAATTAAATTCACTGGGCGTACAAACCAAATACTTACAGATATTAGATACATGCCGTTAGTTATCCACTTAGGTTAAAGAAAGGTTTCCCATAACATGTTGTGCCTAATGCTTCGTTTCCATCTAATGTATTAGCTCTTTTTATTGTTGTATTTAAACTGCCGTTTAAGAAAATATATCGAACAAATATTCGAACGCAACTTATTAACCATTTTTTATCATAGAAAGGAAAAAATAATATGGATAAAATTATTTTAAAAGATCAGACCAGCTTTGAAATTGCCGATGGTGCAAGCCTTGGAAACATCCAGATCCAGTCCAAAAATTTTGACGGGATTAAAACGATCACGGACACTTTTGCAGAGAACAACATTGCGGAAGTGACCTTTAAACACAATGATGAGGTATCTGGAAAATACACCGATCTGAAGTGTGATGGGTTTACATACGCACCGAATACGGACGAGGCCGGCAAGGAAGATGGAACCTACACGGTTACTATCAGGCTGCGAACCAAAAATGAAATCGAAAAACGTCTGGATTCATTGGAAAAAGGTCACATTGCAAACGCTACTGCTATTGATTCAATCATCACAGATATTATTCCAGGTATGGAAGATACTGAAGGTGCTGAATAAATATATTTCAAAGGAGGATTTTAATATGGAAACATTTATGGCAACAAGAATTGAAGAAGCAAGAGGAACTAGTCTTGAAAAGGGACAGGCAAAGTACAGAGCATATTTCGTAAGAAAGAGTGCCGCAAAACTGTATGGACGTTATCAGGATACTGTAAATAGTATCTTGGAACTTGATGGATTCTCAGATTGTATTGTATCTGAATAATCTTATCTACAACTGAATATTGAATAACCGAACCTCCGTTCTAAAATCAATTCCATTTATTTCCAAATGGAGAATATATATGTAGAACATATAAATTTTGATTTAGGATGGAGGTATTTTTTTACGTTATGGAAGAGAAATTTAGATTAGAATTATTATCAATGATTGACAGATTTGCAGATGATAATACTGTAATGATGATAGATTGATGTGTTTGTAGATTATTAAGAAAATATGATATAAATGAGAAACATACAGAATTGTGTGTACTTGAAAATGAGAATGAGAAAATTCTTAATACATATAGAGCTTCTTTGCGTCTTGAAGGTCGTTCACCCAGTACAATTTATCAGTATATGGATTCGATTAAGCACACGTTAGATGATCTTGGAAACAAAAATATAAAGGATATTACTACAAACGACATTAGATGGGCACTCTCATTGTATCAGCAAAGAGTTTCAAATACTACTGCTAATAATAGGAGAAAAAACCTTTCTGCGTTCTTTAGATGGTTGACTCTTGAAGAAATTATTCCAAAGAATCCTATGTTGAAAATCCATGAGATTAAGTCTCGATATGTCACAAAGAAACCATTCTCTGATGAAGATGTAGAAAAGCTTTTAGATAACTGCGATACAATTAAAAATCGTGCGTTATTAGAATTTATGTTTTCTACTGGATGTCGAGTTTCTGAAGTACAGAATGTTAACCGTGAGGACATTGATTTTAAATCGGGCGAATGTACTGTCGTTGGAAAAGGCAACAAAGAAAGGACGGTTTATATATCTGAACGCTCTATGTATTATATCAAAGAATATATTATGACTAGAAAAGACAATCTTGAACCATTATTTTTAAATGATCATGGGACACGATTATCCAAGGAAAGCATTAGACAAAGATTACATAAAATTGGAGATGTGGCAAACGTGACAAATGTTCATCCGCACAGATGCAGACGTACAATGGCAACAGAATTAGCTCGTAAAGGTATGCCAATTCAGTATGTTCAACAAATTCTTGGTCATGCTAAGTTGGATACTACAATGATTTATTGTATTTGTGATAAGAAAAATGTTAGAAATGAATTTAATAAGGTTATGTAAGTGGCGTATATGAATGTGCAAATACACGCCAAACAAGAAAGGAATACGCACAAAATTAAACAATTTTTGCGCATTGATAGTATGTATTGACTTGAATTGTATTATACAAAGAACTTTTGTTCGACAATGTTGTTTTAAACGGCAGCATTTACTAAAGTACATGCTTTTTCACCTTGACGTTCTAAACTGCCGTTTAAAGAAGATTATCGAATATATGTTCGTATATTTATAGAAATCTGTAGACATACGAATATGTATTCTGTTATAATGTCATAATATATCAGAGGTGATAATATGAAACAAGGTGATACTGCATGGATTATAGAAAACAATAGAACTGTTCGGAAATGTAAAATAGTTCGTATTAGTGGAAGTTTGGCGATTATACGTTTTATAGACGGTAGTGGTACTCAGCTACCTTTAAAACGCTTATATGAAACTCAGGAATATGCCTATGAAGAATTAAGCCACAATGATACGCTCTCACGGATTCAAGTTGAATATGACACAGAGAATAGACGAAAATGGAACGGACAAATGTTGTAATATGATGTAATAATAATTTAGGGACAAGTATATGAATTTCTACCTGTCCCTATTTTTTTACGATTTTGCAAAAGTTCTTTGCGGCAAAACTGTTATATTATTTTGTCTCCATTTGATTTTTCAGGAATCTCCATTTTGTCTCCATTGATATATAAAACTATATCAATTTATACGAAAATATATCAACTTATCTTGGTTTCTCATTTTTTAAAATTATTGTCATACCCTTTAAATACCGCTATTTCCCAATGATTTCATCGGTATTGATGAACTCATATGGTGTCTGCTGGTAAACGTAATAATTTTGTTAATTGCTTGACATACAACTTGCGAATTTAATGGTGTGTTGAATTTTGATGTAAATAACAAATCAGCATATTTATCGTCAACTTTCTTTGTAATTGGTTGCTTAGTAGCAACAACAGACTTTTGAATAAATTGTTTCTTTAATGCTATTTCACACTGCCTGTTGATTGGTATATCTCTTAAGCTAGTTCTTGTCTTTGGCTTTTCAAAATGATATTCCTTTTGACTGTCGCTTTCATATTTCTGATATACGAGAGTTCTAGTTACATGAATTACTCTACTATCCCAGTCAACATCTGTCCATCTTAAAGCAGCAAGTTCTCCAATCCTCATTCCCGTTGATACTGCCGTAACAAACAGATTGTCATAAAATGTTCCCTTACAACAATCAAAGAATACCGTTTGTTCATCCTGCGACAAAACTCTTACGTCCCTTTCTTCGTCTCTTTTTAATGATATTCCTTTTGCTGGATTCTTTCGCACATATTCGTTAATCATAGCTTTGTTAAAAATATCAACAAGAAGAATTTTTACCTTGTTGCACGTTTCGTATTGATACCCACTACTCTTTAATTCTTTGATAAGTTGTTTGATTTGATATTGAGTAATACTTCCTAATTGAAAATTCCCAAGACTCGGAGATATATGCTTATAATATACATTATTATAATGTCTTTTTGTGTTTTCACGAATAATATCAAACTTGTAAACGTTCATCCATTTCTTATACCATTCGTCAAGTGTTATATTGTCTTTTACGTTTATTTGCTTGTCATTTTCGTAAATCGCTTCATTATATCTCTTTTTAACATCTTTTAGATCTCTGCCTGAAATTGATACCCTTTTACCAAATCTATCTATATATCTTGCTTCATACCTCCCATTCTTTTTCTGTATTATTCCTTGTCCCAATTCTTTTCCTTTAAGATCTTTGCCCAATCGTATTTCCTCCTTGTATATGGCAAAGAACTTTTGCATGACTGTATTATATCACACAAAAGTTCTTTTTACCAAATTAAATAAAATGCTTTCCAGCTAAATATTTCTCAAATTCAACCCTTTTTACTAGATGTTTGTTTCCTACTTTTAATAGGAAGGGACATGCTTTTTCGGAAAGCAATTTTCTAATTGTTGTTTCTCCAATATTAGAGTATGTAGATGCTTCTGGAATCGTAAGATTTATTTTATCTTTAATTTCAACCGCCTGTTTTATGTATATCACCTCTTTACTTTCGTCCTGTAGAACCAAAACCACCTCTGTTTGTTTCGTCCAAGTGTTCCACTTCCTCAAACTCAATCTCTGGCTGAATTTTATTGATACGGAATTGGCAGATTCTATCATTCTTATTAATTACTGTGTCTTCTATAGCAATTACAGGAAGTTTCCATTCATCTGCATCTCCCGAATATGAATTATCAATGACAGCGAAACAATTCGTCTGTAAGATCTTGAAATTCTTATATGTACTGCTACGAGGCACAATATTGGCTTCATATCCGTCTGGTAGTTTCATTCCAACTCCTAATGGGATCAGACGAAATTCACCTTTCTTCAGGTGGACAGTTTCGGCTGAACGAAGGTCAATCCAGTTAGATTTACCACCACCAATGTATGTAAGTTTCTCAATATCCTTGTCAAAGTATTTAATCTTAATTTTCTCCATTTATTTTGTTCTCCTTTATATATCTTTTGAATCTCTGTTGTTTGCTCTTTTAATATCAAATCCTTCTGGATAACGTGCCTTTAATTTGTCAATGTTCATTTCTGCAATTTCATTCATATCCCATCCAAAAGATTCACACATCATAGCAATATACCACATAATATCGCCTAACTCTTTCTTTGCATGGGTTTCATCAAGTGTTTTCTCGTGAAATATATGCTTTTTAATCATATCGTTAAACTCGCCAACTTCGCCAGACAATCCAAGACAAGAATTGAATACGCCGCCAAAATCAATATGACGTTCATCTTCTGCGATTAAATTTGCTGTAGTAGATATTTCATATCACATGTTAGCATATTCCCAAGTAATCTTTCTGTTGCCTTGTGTGGATTTGTTCGCATTGCTAATTCTTGATATTCGTTTATTTCCATTTATTTATTCTCCTTGTCTTTGAAAATTTTGTTCATATCTTGAATATAGTTAAACATATCTTTTATTATTGGATATATAGCTATAAATACAATAATTTCGCCAAATATGATTCCAAGAAGAAATAACAGAAATCCAATAATGCTATTCATTTACAACACCTTTAATCTCATCAACATAAGCATCGAACCCATTGTCGCAATCTCTTGTTGTAACCATTACCATTCCGCTTTGAACAAATACTGCTTCTACAGTACATTTAACAAGAATTTTATCGCCTTTCTTTAATTTGTATAAATCTTCCATTTCCATATTTGTATTATCTCCTTTAATCACAATATAAAACTACTTTGTTCTGAGCAAGAGATTGCTTTACATCAATAACGTGCTGATTCTTACTGCCACGATAAGCAAGTGTGAGATCTTTCTGCTCATCTATATATTCTCCGTCAACCACGATATTACATAGTGAAATTATCTGCTTGCGTTTTTCCATCAATCCATCATTATAAGATTCTTCAATATAATCAAAATCATCTGTTTCTACAGGTTGATAATTCATTATGTAATTCCATCGAAAACCTGTATATAACCAGATAGTTTTCTCAGGAAAAGAAATACGGATTTCTTTGGAATTTTCATCTTCTAAAACCCTTGATTTTCCTATGTTTTCTGAATTGGGATTTTGAGAAATAGGATATTTTTCACGAATTGTCTGTATTAAGTCCAAAACTCCATCAAGATTTTGCTCTGATAATGGTTCTCCTCCGAGGATGGACACTCTTTTAATATATGGTCTATCTATTAACTCTAAAAATTTATTTTTTGTTTCTTCTGTCCACTCCTTACCGCCATTAAAATCCCAAGTCTCAGGATTAAAGCAGTTTTTACAGTGTGGTTTTCTATCACAGCCTTGAACGAATAGGGAGACTCCTACGTTCTCCCCATTACTTATGTCAAGACTACGAATGCTCGCATATCTCATTTTATTCCTCCGTATATTCCATATCGTCCAAATGATACACTCTATCATGAATGTCGCCATATCTACCTTGATTTCCACCATTTTTAGCAGTTCCTATGTAACCACAAACTCTAAATGCAATATCCATTGTTGTATTGTCAGTATTCCCACAGTTAGGACATTCCCATTTAAGTCTATTGTTTTCATCTGATACAAGAGGAATATCACCATCAAAGCCACATTTTTCACAATAACAACTCTTTGTGTTAATCTCTGCATACATGATGTTGTTGTAAATAAACTTAATGACTTCTAATATAGCAGGAATATTATGACTCATACTTGGTACTTCGATATATGAAATTGCTCCTCCTGGACTTAATTTCTGGAATTTTGATTCGATTCTTAACTTTTCAAATGCCGTAATATGTTCAAAGACAGGAATATGATATGAATTAGTAATATAATTTCTATCAAAACCATCTAATTTTTCAAAAATATCATTACCAAAACGAGATTTTAGGCACTTTGCGAATTTGTAAGTTGTGGACTCTAATGGTGTTCCATACAAACTATAGTCAATGTTTTCAGCTTGTTTCCACTGATTACATTTATCATTTAACGCCTGCATAATCTTTAATCCAAATTCTTCGCCAATTCCTTCATCCGAATGAGAATGACCAGTCATAAATTTTACACATTCATATAAACCAGCATAACCAAGTGATATTGTAGAATAACCATCATAAAGAAGTCTGTCGATTTTCTCATGTTTCTTTAATCTTGCATATGCTCCATGCTGCCACAGAATAGGTGCTACATCAGAAGACGTACCAAGTAATCTTTCGTGTCTCGCCCTAAGTGCTTTATGACACAACTCCGTTCTTTCCTCAAAGATTTCCCAAAACTTATCAAAATCTCCATCAGATGAGAAAGCAATATCTGGAAGTGAAATCGTTATAACGCCCTGATTGAATCGCCCATAATATTTATGTTTATTCGGATCAAAATTCTTTGCGTTTGCAATATTTCCTACTTTATCTGTAAATCTATCTACTGTCAGAAAACTTCGGCAGCCCATACATGTATAGACATCACCCTTTAATTCAAGCATCATTTTTTCGGATATATAATCAGGGACAAGTCTCTTAGATGTACATTCAGCAGCTAATTCTGTGAGATACCAATATTTAGAATCTTCTGTGATATTATCTTCTTCTAATACATAAATCAGTTTAGGGAATGCAGGGGCAATATAAACACCCTTTTCGTTTTTTACCCCTTGAATTCTCTGACGAAGCATTTCTTCAATTAACATTGCCAAGTCAGCTTTTTCTTGTTTATTTTTTGCTTCATTGAGATACATAAAAATTGTGATAAAAGGTGCTTGTCCATTTGTTGTCATAAGTGTGACCAACTGATACTGAATTGTTTGAACGCCTTTTTCTATTTCTTCTTTTAATCGTTTATTTGTTATATTAACGACTTCTGCAAGGTCTTCATTATACTCACTAATCAATCCATTATCGTATAATTCTTCTGTTACTTTCTTTCTGATTGATTTTCTACTCACATTAACAAATGGAGCAAGATGTGCTAAAGAAATGCTCTGCCCCCCATATTGGTTACTAGCAATCTGTGCTATAGCCTGCGTTTCAATATTACAAGCAGTTGAAAAACTATGTGGCGTTTCAATAAGAGTTTCGCTAATTACGGTATTATTTTGAAGCATATCTTCAGAATTGACCAACCCACAGTTATGCATGTGCTGCAAGAAATAATCAGCATCATGAAAATGAATTAGTCCATCATTATGAGCCTGAATAATTTCAGGAGATAATAAATATCTTTTTGTTATATCTGTGCTAACAGATCCAGCAATATAATCTCTTTTGGTAGGGTTTAATACAGGATTTTTATTTGCATTTTCATCCTTCCAATATTCATCTTTGTCTTCTACAAGATTGTGAATTTCTTCATCCGTTGTATTCTCATTTTCTCTCTGAAACTCACGAATACTTCTATATCCTTCATATGCTTTTGCAGTAAGTCTCTGCTTCTTAGTAATCAATTTATCATAAACCATTGATTCAATATCAGAAATACTCACATCTTCTTTGTTTTTACACTCTTCTTCAATCTCATTTGCAATATCTTCTGCAATCTTTGGTTTTACAATACCTGAACCATTCTTCATAGCTTTAATAATTGCCGTTGAGATTTTTGATTTGTCAAAATCAACTTCGGAACAGTCTCTTTTAATAACTACCAATCTATCTTATCTCCTTTCTATTTCTCCCACGTTAAAATTACAAAATTCCAATCCTTTTTATCGCCAGATGGATATTCATAAGAAGTTAGTTTATGTGCGGCATCGCCATCAAGCTCTTTGTCTGCTAAAACCAATGCATCATCACGCATTCCATCCAAAATTTCTTTTACTTCTTTTACTGTTAAACACATATATGATTCTCCTTTTTTAATTCCACAAGAAATCAACCTTTCATTTTTTAATAAAATCTGCAAAGTCATTATCCTCGTGACAAGTATATTCAAAATTATAATAACTCTGTTTCACTGGATTTGGTTTTGCGGTGGCACGAAAACAATCTCCTTTTACTGGACAATGTAAACTGCTGCATAACGTCATATCTGGCATAATTACCTCCAATCTATTCTTCACAAACTAGAACCGTGTGTGTCACTGAATCATCTAAATTTGCATGGGTTCGTTTCTGCTTAACCGTTCTAATATAATATTCTCTGTCTCCAACTTGAACTGTTACGAAATTGTCTTTATCATATAACGCATCAGCAAGACTTCGACAACTCATATATCCTGTGTATATCTCAATCACTTCCTTTCCTAATATCTAACCATGTAGAAATCCTTCACATACTGTACAACATCATCCGCATGAAACATTAGTTTCGTTGCCAAACATTCCTTAATCCAAGGGTGAATTTTGTCAAAAATATCTCCTTTTTTGGCATCTAATACGTCTGAATATGCAATGACAGGAATATTTAATCTATTAGCTTCATAAACTTCAATAGATGTTCCAATACTTTCGTTTATACCATTAACATTTGCAATCACAATATCGCTTTGACGTACCATATTGAGATCAAACTGCATAATTTCCTTATCTGTATGACCTTCCATGTTATCAAAGTCAAAATAATCAGCAGGATTGATGACTTGAATAATTGAATTGCAACACTCTGCTGCAATTTCAAGTTTCTTCCTTAAAACTTCTCGCCATGTGTTATATTCAGTTTTTGTAAGACCACCCATACGTCCAGCTAAATAAATAGTTAGTTTATTACTCATCCGCTTTCTCCTTTAAAATTTTTTTATACCAATAGTCAACATTACTGATAACATCCTCAATATCATCAGATTGATTATTGTATACGATTCTATCCGCAAGCATTTCAGCACCATTAAAATCTTTAATGTCGGCTTCTATACGTCTTTCAACTTCTTTTGGATTGTCGCCACGAATGGATAATCTCTGCTTAATCGTACTCAAATTGCTATACAGATAGATAATAACCATTGGAATCTCTTTTGCTTGCAAATCTCTTACACCATTAGGAGTAAGAATTGTAACTGTATCATCGTCTGCATCATAGCAATCTGTTAATGCAGTGCCATAATACCAAACACCTTGCTCAGTGTCGTACTTCTTCCACTCTGCAAAGAATCCATCTTCAATTTTCTGTTCAAAATCTTCTTGGGAAATAAAATGATATGTAATATCCTGTTTTTCACCTTTTCTTGGTGGACGAGATGTAAATGTCACCAGACTTTTATAACCATGTTCTTTTACTAATTTATCTCGCACAAATGTTTTACCACTTGCGCTTTTACCAATCAAACAAAGAATAATCAATCACCTTCTTCCAAGATATTTGTAATTCTACCATCTTCAATTAGTGTTGTTTTGCCATATTTGAATAAATTCATGCAATCTTCTAATGTAATTTCATCTAACTCTAATACCTGTGAATAATTAGTCATTCTTTTTTACCTCGTATTTCTTACAAATTTCAGCAAATTTATTAATTTCATTTTCATCATCAGAGTAAATGGTCATCTCTAATGGTTTACAGTGCGATACATTTAGTAATCCTAACATAGATTTTGCGTCAACGACATGTACCCCATATCTTGCGTCAACTTCACTATTCATCTTGTTAATTGCAACTACAAAGTCTTTTGCATCGTTAATACTTTCCAAATCCAATTTATACATTCTTTCCATTTTCTTTTTCACCTCTCTAAAACAAGCCCACTAATAAACATTAGATCACCTTTTCATATATTTTAATTTTCTTTACAACAGATTTCCATTCTGCGCAGCAAGAAGATATATCACCATCACGTTTTGCATTACGATTTAAAGCATTTTTGTCTACAATAAATTCACTTAAACAATTTGTAGAAATCGTAATAATATTCGCTGAATCAGTATGTTTGTTACTTTTCGCATCAGCCATAATACAAGGAATTACTTCACCATTTGCTAAAATCAAGTCAAAATACTGACCAATCTTACATTCAAAATGTGAACCAATTGCTACACAATATCTTCCATTTACCATTCGAATACCATAATCGCTTGTATATGCTTTCTGTTGTAACTTATACTGTTTGCTCCCTCTACTGGTAATTGCTGTGTATGGCATCCAAGTCTTATTTTTTGCATATGGAACATTGTAGATCCTGTAATTGATTGGTTTGTCAGATACATAATCTTTATGGATATAACCAGTTTTGTCATCAAGATCGACAGTATACCAACAACCGTTTGTAAGTTCGTTTCCAATGATAATAACCTGTTCATTAAACGAAACCTGTTTAATAACTTCTGAATTCTTGCTTGGCTGCTCTCGAATGTTCACATATGTACCTTTTACATACTTTTTCTTGTACTCAATTTTCTCTTTTGATTGAAATAATAAGTTTAATTGATTACTGAACCCTGCCGTAAGACATGGCGTGACTGTTATGCAAGGGTTTTCGTCATAAACCTCTGCTTGTGCTGTTGGAACAGAAGTTGTGAGAATTACAACAACTGCCATTCCAAATGTCATTTTTCGTAATAAAATACATTGCCTCCTTTGTGCTATTGGTACGTTACATTTGTATATTCTCTGTTTGAATTGGGAATATTTAGCGAATTGTTAATTATAAGAAGGTTCAGATTTGTCATCTCTTACGATTTCAAAAATAGGGAACTGAACCGAAATTCCACCATTTTTATTCTTTGTTTCGCCTTTGAATTTAATCTGCACAATTTTGCCAATAATCTCACTAGGATTGTTCCAATAGTAAGTTCTCTGCTCATCAGTAAATCCAGATCCTACACCAAGTTCACATCCTTTGTAATCACATTTGATTAGTCCAAGCGTACCTTTGTATTTGCCATCACCTTCGATAACGTCAGTGCAACGAATATCTGCATGTTTAAATGACTTGACTTTAAGAATTCCGTTATTACGTTTATTCTTCCACTTTGTATCTTTGTTGAGCATTAAACCTTCCCAACCATCTTTATCTGCTTTATTAAGCAATGGTTGAATAACCGATTTATCAGTTCCTTCATATATAATAGGAACAACCTCAAGATTATCTGTCTGAAGTCGAGAAATTGCGATTGTTAATGGATTCAACACATGTTCTCTACGATCTTTGTACTTTAATTTACTCTCACCATTTTCAAATTCTTCGTTTGGGATACATTCATAGATTACAAATTTGATGCAAGACTTGTCAGAATCGTCAGAATTGATAATACCAGTTCCAATCTGAAAGTTGTCATTATCAGAAAGATTATCATAATTTTTACGAATTAGCTCACCATTAAACATATAGTTTTCATGTTTTGGTAATCGTTCAATATCTTTAATGATGTGGTCAAGACATGTAAATGGTTTACCTTGTCTACTAATTAGTTTTCCTTTATAGTATGCGCAGTTATTACCATTAAGCTTCTGAGATAACGCAAACCATTCACCATCTTTGGGTTCATTCTTTTCAGAAATAGGATATGCTTGTTGTACGTCCCATGATGGAATCAAACCATGAATTACACTGTTTACAACTTTTTTATCACAACCAAGACGAAATTTCTTTGTGATCATTTGTTTATAAAAATCTTGGTATTCTTCTGGTTGATTCTCGATAAACCCTTGCATAGTTCCAATATCCATATCGCTACCTGAATTAAAATCAGCTAAGTATTTCATTACTTCTTCAAAAGAGTTCAATTCTGTTCCTGACATACCAACGAATTTATTTAATTTCTTATCGCTGATACCAGTTACAATATTTGAATCAAGTAAGAACACTAAGCACTTTTTGAATAATTCGTTATCTTTGTTTGCTTCAATGATGGCTTTCTTATCATTTGTACTACTTGTATTTTGTATCTGTTTGAAAATTTTAATTACTTCTTCCATTCAATTCCTCCTCTCTTGAAATCAGGATTTAGTTTTGAATTGATAAAACATAATCTCTTGTAATCTCTTTATGAAATTCCGTAATCTGTTTCATAACCTGTTCTGCCCATTCTTTTACTTCTGGATTAGCACCGCCATCAGCACAACGCTCTCTAAATACGTGTCCCCATTCACAAAGATTGATTTTAGATATAAAATTGCTTGGAATACCCAACATATAAAGACCACGTTTTACATCTTTGTTATTCTCATATTCTTTTAAAACATATCCATTAGTCGATTTTACATATGTTTTACCATCATGCTCAATCTCGTTTGGTAATTCAAATCCAAGAATTTTGCAAGCCTGTCCATCTGTTAATACTTTATCCTTGTAATAATCTGACATTTCTCCTTCATCAAATGTTGCTAACCTTGTACTGTTTCTAATAATTCGATTATCAAATCTTCTTGCGTGTGCATCAACGTCATCTTGTCCTGCTCTATGCAATCCTTCTGTCATAATTGTAATGTCAATGTATCTAAGAACTGTAATATGTCTTTTGCCCATACGAAGCAGCATCCCAAGCCATTTACAAAACTTATCATAGCTTTCAACCTCTTGATCCTCTTTTAATCTTCCATCAGGATTTAAAACCTTATCGCATACAACTTTAATTTCTTCGTTCAATTCTGGTGTCCACGTTCTTTTACTCATAAACATAGATACAAATGCTTCATAAAATCCTGTAATACTTGTTACTGTAGCTTTCAATATACTTGATCCTCCTTATAAATATTTATTCTCTTCCTGATAGTGTTTTACAAACTTCATTGCTTTTTCACACTCTTCAACAGTGCCGATGTTTTTATATTTTTCATATTCAATAACATCTGCAAATCTTTTAAATTTATAGTTATATGCATATTCTAAGAATTTGTCCCAGTTAAGTTTAATTTGGTCATACACATCAATCTTCTTTTCAATCTTACTATCTCCAACCCAAGGCTTCAAAAATGTCTCCCATTGAGCTTTTGACCAGAAATAATATCTAAGCATAATATCAAGTTTATTTGCAAATTCTTCTTTTGTGATATTATAATCTGATATCAATTTGTTAAAGTCTTCTTTAAAGCTACCATGATCAAAAATATTGTATGTGACAATATTTCCATGATTGATGTCATAATAATACACATACCATTCCATCTTTCTACCTCCCTATATGATCAAGTCTTTCCATTATTTTCAAAAAGAAAGTTTAGATTCTTGTTACTTACTTATTCTCTTTCTTGCTATCTCAAAATATTTTTCATCTAACTCAATTCCAATAAATTTTCGATTAAGATTTTTACAAGCAACACCAGTTGTACCAGAGCCCATACAATTATCTAAAATAACATCACCTTCATTGGAAAATGTCTTTATAAGTTCTTCACAAAGCAACAATGGTTTCTGAGTTGGATGTAGATTTGAAGTTAAACAGTCTCTTTGAAACTTCCAAACCTGTGTTGGATATCTCTATCCAGTATCTTTATATTCAATTACTTTCTTTTCGTTTTCATCTGTTAATTTGCCCAACTTGCCGTTTTTAACTTTATTAGTTCGTGGCTTGCCATCATATTTCACCATCTGAGGATTATATGTACATTGTTTCTTATAAAATACCGATATTGTTTCAACTGTTTTGCCAACTCTACGTTTTACCTGATTAATATTTGTGAGTCGTTCTTTCTCCCAGTAAATATCATATTTATAATTATCAATATTGCTATTCCTTAACAACGATGAAAATGGTTCTTGTCCAAACAACACAATCGCTGCATTATCTTTTGCAATACGATCATACTGTTTCCACAATTTATCAAATGGAATAACAATATCCCAAGAACATTTTGTTGTACCATACGGTAAATCGCATAGAATCATATCAACCGATTTATCAGAAATATTTTTCATAAGGTTTAAGCAATTCCCTTGCCATAATTCGTAATTATTTTCCAATTTTTTATCTCCTTTCATTTATTTTTCAAAAGAAATAATGGTTTCATTTGGTTCTTAAAAAATCACTTATTTTCAAATCAATCGCTCAAAACCCTTAATTTATAAGGCTTTCAGAGCATTGATTTTTATAAAATTAGACAAATCCTTAAAAATGCCGTATTTTACTCAATTTTTGACGATTTTCAAATTTTCATGCCCTGCAACCCTTGATTTTACTAGGGTTACAGAGCGAATGAAATCCGTCTTTCCTTGGCTTTTTGAGTCTCTGAAACGCCCTATTTATGGGCATTCCAGAAATCCAAATTACTCTTCTGCTGTATTATTCTCTGTTTCTAACATCATCCAAGTATTTCTATTGTTATGACTTGTTCTAATGCACTGTAAAAATGCTTCTGGCTCTGCTAACAACAAACACCTCTTCTTTGCTCTAGTCAATAATGTATAAAGCATACAGTTATCAAGAAGCTGATGATGTGTATTGTCAATAATACCAATTACCGTCTTTCGACCAGCACCCTGCAATTTATGTACTGTCATAGCATAAGCAAGATCCAAAGCAGCTAACTCTTTCTTTGTGTATTCAATAATTTTGTCTTTTCCAAAAATATCAGTGTAAGTTACTTCACAATACTCTTCTTTTTTCTTACCATCATATCTTTCACTGATTTTTGTCACATAACCAATCTCACCATTAAATACATTTTTGTCATAATCATTAACTGTTTGCATGACTTTTGCACCAAGTTTGAAAGTTGTATCAAAACCTTCAATACTCTCTAAAACATCACCAAGTAATTCATTTTGAATAACCTTGTTAATTTCATTGGTACTATTCAAACAATCTTTTCTACGAGGTACTGCAATAACCACATTGTCGATTCCATCTGATTTAACAGATTTGATGAATGTCTTAATAGCAATATTAAATAATGACTGTCGATTTGTACGGAACATATAATACATATCCTGTAATTCACCATGAATAATTCGTGGCTGTAACTTCTCAGATATAGGATTTATATTCTCACGAATCTTATTTGCATCAACAAGAATACCTGATTTTTTAGCCTGTCTCATTGGCTTTACTAATTTACTTACTACTGAATCATCAAACATTTCTATTAAATCTGAGAACACGTTACCAAATCCGATAGGTGGTAACTGCTTATGATCTCCTGAAATAATAATTCTTGTATTATCTCCAATTGCCTCAAGCCAATGCAAAAATAAACTAGCATTAACCATACTTCCCTCATCAAGAAATGCAACATCTGTAATCAAATGATTATACTTATTGTATGTAAAATCATTTAAACCTTGGCATCCAAGTGTTCTATGAATAGTCATTGCAGGAAATTCTGTTGCTTCTGTAATTCTTTGAGCTGCCATTGCTGAAAGTGCTGAAGCTGTCATCATATAATTATTCTCCATATAAGCCTTAACAATTGCTCGCATTATTGATGTTTTACCAGTTCCTGCTTTTCCAGTTATCAAACTAACAGTTCTATGTAAGCTCTTATGAATCGTGTCTAACTGCTCTACTACATAATCAAATCCTTGTTCTTCTTCTGCATGTTTAATTGCTTTATCAATCGCTTCATCAGAAATATTGATTGTTGTTTCAATTTGAGATTTATTCAGAATCAAATGATAAATCTGCATCTCAATATCGTAATAATATTTCAGACCAATTCGACCATTATCAATATGAAGAAAGTCATTATTTTCTAATAGCCAATCAACCTTATTGCAACACTCGTATATATTATTACTTATGGCTGCCCTTAAAATCTTTTCAGAACACCATGTATGACCTTTACTTTCTCCTAGATCTTTGAAATAGTATTGGATAAAAGCCACAAGTCTTTGTGTAGAATCAATCAGTTCAGGTTTTAGCTTCAATGCTAAATCATCACATTTGCGAAACCCAATTCCATCAATTTTTGTCATGATGTATGGATTTTTTTCTAACTCTTGCTTTAATAAAACTGGATTTGGTTCTTCTGAAAGCAATTTTTTAATCATTGCATAAGTGACACCAATTGGTTTTAGCATTGAGATAATGTCAGAAATGAGATAATTATTGATGATTTTTTTCTTGATTTTATTCCAAGTAATTTCTCTAACACCTTTTACAAGACTGTAATCAATAGTTTTTAATGTACCATTCGCTACATCATTAACTACATTTGGATATGCATTTATTAAATTATCAGCCATCCATTCAGGAATCATTGACTTCAAAAATAATAACTGTGTTTCTCTGCTTTGTGGAATAATGGCGTATATGGCAATCGGTGTATATTGATCGCCATATTTTTTATCCTTTTTATATTTCGCCTTAACCACATATTCTCCACCAACAACTAAGTGTTGCATCTTTCCTGCCAGCTTACTCATTTTTTTATCATCAGTATCATTTGCAGAATTATTATCACAAAACGGATCGAATGTTTTTGTAGGTTTTGTAAAGAATGGAATATCATCTTTTGTTGAAAATCCAAACACACCCCACGTTGAATCATCCGAATAGTATTGCTCATATGTAATTATCGCTGTGAATTTATAAATCTCATCTTCATCCAATTTAGACTGATACTCCTTTCTTTCTCACATATTCAAGCCATTTACTATATGGCTTTAATTTTTCTACAATCACTTTTTCTTCGCTATCTTTCTTACAAAGAATTGCTACTTGCTGTCCTTTTTTTACTAAATCTTCATATTCTTTTAATTGACTATGCCATACAATTCCTTCAACAAGCCCAAAACTTGAATAGATATTTATATATGCGAATTGCTTACCATTCTTATCTTTCTTCTTTTGAACCTTTGCTATAATTCCAACTAAAGTACATTTCTCACCATCAGGTACATCCTCAAATGGTGTCAAGAATGTATAAGCTGCATCAAATGGATTATCATTGATAAATACCTGTAATGTTTGGAATTCCCAAAACTTTTCATCTTCAAGATATTTTTTGTTATCATCTATGTACTTTTGGAATCTTACCTTCTGATTTTCTTCAAACTGTATCTTTTTCAATCTGTTATATTCAGCAAGTAGTGCTTCCTTGTCATATACAATTCGTTTTCCAGATGAAGGAATTACGTACTTCTTTAAGTTAATGTTCCAATCTTCTTCGAGTTTCTTATAGGTAGGCAATGATTGAACTTCTGAGAATTTTAATGGTTGATACTCTGATTTAAGATATGATATAAGTTTTTCACGCTTATTTTTACAAGGAATTGCACCAGATTTTATCAGTGCAATAACAGATGCCTTACCTAAAGAAAGTCTCTGAATCAAATCATTAAACGATTTGTATATACCATTATTCTCTCTTTCTTCGATAATTTGCTTAGAGAGTGATTCACCAATTCCACCAATAGCAGATAATCCAAAAAGAACCTTATCTTTATCAACTGTGAAATTCATTCCAGAATGATTGATATTCGGTGGCATAATATCCACATTAAAATACCTTGCATCAAGAATATACTTATTAATTGCACCTGCTTTATCTTTGTTCTGATTGAACAATGCTTTGAAAAAGTAAGTTGGGTAATGAGCTTTGAACCAAGCTGTCTCGAAACAAAGGACTGCGTAACTGTATGAATGCGATTTATTGAATAGATAACCGCCTTTTTGTGATAGTTCATTCGCAATTTTATCAGCAATTTCTTTAGAATATCCGTTTGCTACAATTTCACCACGAAGAATTTCTGACTCTTTCTGTACTAATTCAACTATCTTTTTTCCAATCGCCTTACGAAATAAGTCAGCACCACCGTATGTTCTTCCACCAAACTTTTTAACAATATCAAGAAGCTGTTCCTGATAAATCATACAGTAATTTGTGTCTTTTAAAATTTCATCCATATCTGGATGAATTGATGGTGGTCTACTTCCACCTGTTGCCATTTCAACATACTCGTCAAGTGCTCCCATACTATCAGGTCTATATAATGCCAAGATGACAGATATAACCTCAAAGTCTAGTTGTTCAAGCTTTGGTTTTAATCGAATAAGCAAATCTTTCATTCCTGCTGATTCAACCTGGAATACACCATTAGTTTTACCACTTGCTAATAATTCATATGTAGCTCTGTCATTCTCAAATTCTGGATTATTGATATCATAATCCCAAGGATTTAAGTGTAAATCATCCTTAATTTCCTTCACAAGATTAAGTGTTGCTACTCCAAGAAGGTCAAACTTTACAATTCCAATGTCTTCTACATAATGTTTATCAACTTGAATTACATGCTCGCCCTTAGTTCCTATTTTCATTGGCATATAGTCATTAATTGTTGTATCAACGATGCCAACACCACCAGCATGAATAGAAACTGTTTTAACACGACCACTTAAATGCTTTGCAATATCAAACAAATCAGTATATTGTGGATTGTCTGCGAGTAAATTTGGGTTTGCTTTCATACAGTCATCCCATTTATCGAATGTAAATTTCTGTGAAAGTTTTTGCATCTGATTATATGGAAATCCAAGTATTTTACCAACGTCAGTAATTGCAACTGTTGGAGTAATATACGAGTAGTTAATAATTTGACATACTCTTTCTTCTCCATATTTGTCTACAAGGTAATCAATGATTGCATCTCTATTACCAACATCTGTATCAATATCAGGAAGTCCTACTCGTTCAGGATTTAAGAATCTCTCAAAAATGAGTCCATATTTAATCGGATCAATATCTGTGATATGACAACAATAACAAACTAAAGAACCTGCTGCACTTCCTCTTCCTTTACCAACTTCAATTCCAAGTTTCTCAGCAGCCTTAATAAAGTCCCATACGAACAAGAAATAACCATCGAACCCCATCGAATGAATAACACCCATCTCGTAGTTCAATCTAGTTCTTCTTACTTGCTGTTCATCTTCGCTAAGATTATCATATCCTCTATCTTTCCAACCTTGTCTCACTAAATGCCATAAAAATTCATTATTATCTCTATATCCATCAGGCAATGGGAATGTAGGTAACTGTGGCTTCTGAAATGGCATATCTACATTTTCAATTAAATCTGCTACCTTATTAGTATTCTCTAATCCAAGACATACGTTTTCATATCCAATCTGACTATCCATAATTTCATGGATTTCATCTTCAGATTGCATATAGCAACCTTCATATATCTCACTATTTTCGATAGCATTTTTGTCATTGTTACTACTTTTTCTACCAATCTGAATAAGTTTGTCCTGATAATACAAATCTTCTTTTTTAGGTGCATGACTATCTGTTGTAATAATAAATGGGGTATTTGTTCTTTTTGAAAGTTCTAAGATTTTCTGGTTATATAAACACTGATCCTGATGAGAATGTGACTGCATCTCAAGAAAGAAATAAGGAAAAGCTTCTTTATATTCATTAACATATTCAATACACTTTTCAAAATCTGACTCTCTTGCTAACTTACTTGCTAAACAAGCAGAAGAAATAACAAAATTTTCAGCATAGGGTTTAATATCTTCTACTGTGCATCGTGGTTTAAAATAAAACCCTTCAAAGTTACTCTTTGTAATAACTTTGTTTAAATCTTTTCTGCCCTGTTCATTCCTAATCAAGCAAATCAAATGGAAATATTTGTTGTCTTTATCCTTAATTTCTATATCTTCACACTCATATAACTCACATCCATATATCATTTTAATTTCTGGATAATCCTTCTTGATTAAGTCAAAATAAATGTGGCTATATACATTTCCGTGTTCTGTTATAGCAAATGCTTTTAACCCTATTTCTTTTGCTCTGTCCAACATTTCTTTTGGACTACCATATCCATCAAGTAATGAATAATATGTATGGTTATGTAATGAACTATACATAACTCACCTCCTACCAATCATCGTCTTCATCGTTACTATTTGTACTAATAACAGCTACATCTTCGATAATAATCTGTGGTGTTCTAATACCGTTATATTCGTTTATTGAAGGTTTTCCGACAATATTAAATGTAATACTATCGTTATCATCCCATGCGTTTTGAAGAAAATCATATAGCTGATTACCTTCTTTACATTTGAACTGAATGTATTTAATATCATTCACCATAAAACTAATAGTATCCTCATTCTTGCCAAATACTTCAAAACAATCTCTTGTCAATGATATATTCTCTATTGCAAGCATAGGTTCATCAATTCCTTGACAAATAATATCTTCAAACTGTGATAACTTAATAATTAAAGGGATTGTGACATGATTAATGTCTAAGATAAAATCTACACGATATGTAGAATCATATTCAGTATTTTTAAGAATACTGTTCATCATATTAATTGCTTTTTCTTTATCATCAACTGGTAAATCTACAATACCAAAAGCATTTGCATGACCTTTACCATTAATGAATCCTGTTGAATTAACAATATCTTTAAAACTATCAATTGGACTATTATCAATATTTCTTGCACTACCACCAAATACAGTTGTTTTTGTCTTTTTATCAAAATGTTTCTTTAGCAGAATGCAAGGTTTATTATATTGCTCTGCAATTTTAATTGCTACAACACCAGTTAATCCACTATCAAGTAAGTCAGATACATCAACCATAATAACTTTATCATCAATTGGAAGATTATCTACAACTTCTGAAATGGCTTTTACGCCTTTTTCTTTCATTTTATCTTGTCGTGATTTTGCATTTTTACAAAGTCTAGCAGTTCTATCATAAATGCTTTCTTGAATTGTTTCTGCTGGTTTATTCTTTGTGGCTCTTTTTTTATATTCAAAGAACTCATCTTTTTCAATAAAAGCTCTAAATAATAATTCCTTTTCATCACTTGAACCGATACGGATCATTCCGTTCAAAATAGGTGTTATATACCATTGGATATTGTGAATATTAACCTTACCATTTATACTGTAATCTTGTGCTTTAATAAGTGCCTGAAAACATTTATTTGTAATATTGAGTAATCCAAGATTTGTAATATATCTTGTCTCAAATGAACGCATATCCATAACATCGCTAATATTTGCTAATGCACACAAATCTAAATAGTCATCTGCAAACTCATTCCATGTCTCAGCATCTAATGCTTGTAAAAACTTATATACAACACCTGCTCCGCAAAAATCCTTATTAGAATAATTGTTACTCATTTGATTATTTACAATCAATGCATATGGATTTTTTTCTTCTGACTCATGGTGATCAAGAATAAGTATATCAATACCATTTTCTGAAAGCTCTCTGCACTGTTCTGTGTCATTTGTACCAGCATCAGGGATAATCAATAATCTTGTATCATTAGATATCACAATATCATCATCTAGTCCATGTGCCTTTGCTCTTGTATGTAATATGTAATTAACTGGATAATCAGCATTCATTTTCTTAATATAAGAATACATCATAGCTGCTGAACAAAATCCGTCTGGATCTTCATCAACAAGTATTTCAATTTTATCCTTGTTATTAAAGTGTTTCATAAATAACTCTACTGCTTTATTTATATTGTCCAAATTCTCATATGGAATTAAAACGCTTTCATCTAAGTTGAGATATTTTTCATAATCGTCAACTCCTCTATTTCTTAAAACTTCCTCTAATACATTAGAAGTGTTATTGTCGCTATTTTCATATAATTTGTACTTCAAATACACACCTTCCTATCTTAATCTATATATATTATTCTCTACCAAGTGCTTCCATTTAATAGGATCATCTGTTGGGGATTCTTTCTCACTAAGAATATTATCTTCGTCAAACATATAATAAAGTGGAACACCGTCAGGAAATCTTTCTGCTAGTTCCTCCAATTCTTCTTTTTTTACATCTTTGTCTAAACATAAAACTATATCAACACCAAGTCGAACCAACATATCAATTTGATATTGTGAAAGTTCCTTCCCACCTGTACCACCAGTGTTTTGATAACCATAACTCCATGCTTGTTCAACAAATTTTTCAGATTCACCAACATAAATCCTTCCTGTTCTTTTTATATAAGGAAGAGTTTTATACAATCCATATATAATTTTTGATTTTGCACATGGCTCTAAATAAATATATTTATTCATTCCATCAGGTACTTTTCTATCAAAATATCTTGCTTTTACACCGACTAAATCTCCTAATTCAGAACGAATAGGAATTGTGTATCGGTTTGTTTCTTCATCAAAACCTATCTCAAACTCTCTTTGTGTTTCATAATCTATATGGTCTTCGTAGAATAAATCATTTACATAAGGTTTATAATACGAAAGTATTTTCTCCGAAATAGGTTGTAATGGTTTTTCTTTCTCTTCTGATATATTAGAATCCATATCTTCTAACATTTTCAGTATTTTAAAACTATCTGGAATATCCTCTTCAAAATCGTGATAATAAGACATTCCTATTTCTGAGCATATTTCCTTTAATCCTTCTGGAAATGTAAGGTCTTTGACATAACACACAAGATCAATAATATCTGTTTGTCTGTTCCCCTTTATCATTTGTCGAGTTTTATTCAAGCAGATAAGGGACTCATTATTGTATAAAATAATTGCTCCTTTATTATCTCCATCAGGATTACCAGCAGTCCAATATGCTCCAACTGAATGATATTTGATATGGTGGCAACCAACGGATTCTAATATCTGTTCACAATAATTATTTTCATATATATAATTCTTCAACTCTTTTACATCCAAGCTGCCACCCTCCAATTAGTCACTATTTTTTGATTTTTTAATGATATAACCTATATTTCTCCAAATATTTAAGTTCAAATCAATCTCAAATAACATAATCTTGTCCTTACTACCTGCTCTGTTTTTATCTGGTTTGATACAAAAATATTGTTTACTTAAATCCAAATCTTCCGTCACTGGCTCACCCCAAGAATCACATTCTAAAACAACTTGATATTTATGGTATTCTTCCTTATTTAACTTTTTACCAATATTCAGAATATCAGCTACATGCTTTATCTGCTTTGCATTGGCAATGTTATTACTACTCAAACTAAAAATATCAGTAAACACCGTATCATCACTTAACTGGAATACTGCATATCCACTCATACGAAGTTCTTTTGTTAATTCTTTCAATTTAGTTGCAAATTGTTTAATTTGTGACCAATCATCAGTGTTATAACCTTTTAACGTGTCATAACCATAATATTTAATGTTCTGAACCATCTTTGCTTTACGCAATTCAAATTCAATTCTCTCAGGGCTATAATCATCTCCAACATCTTTAAACATAACTTTGCCCTTACGATCACTACTATCAATCCAATCTGTAACTTTTTTTACATTCCAATATTCCTCTGACGTATCTTTTATTCTCTTTATGTAATCTTCATTACTTTCAAGATAAACACCATTATCATCAATTTTTCTTCTGATAATGTCACCATTTTTATCATGATAAACACCTAATACAATCTCTTTCTCAGGCTTTGTAATATGTACACCATGCAACTCTTGAAATTCTTTGTTATTAATAACAGTCGTAATAAGACAACTACGAAGATCTTCTTCGTCCATCTCATTACTCATAAGAAAAAAGTTCTCGTTCTGCACAAGTGCTACATAAGCTGCTAAAAGTACAAGTTTTCTTGTTTTACCCTCATTAGAAAGGAATCCTTCAAAGAGAACCTTTGTTTCTCTAAGACCAAGAAAAAATTCGTTATACATATACCAAGGGAAAGGTAAGCCGAAATTTGGCTTTTCAAGATATTTGTCGATTTGAGATGAGTTTTTATCAGTAAGCTCAACAGCTTCTTCACCAGCATTAATTACTGTATTTATTTTATCTGCTTTTGTACGAATAATTCTGTAAATGTCATTTGGTGACATTTTATCAAAGTTTCTATGAGATAATATCTTCTCAACTGGAAATCCATTTCTTCCATATTCTCTTACTAATGAATATTTCTTAACAGTATCAAAATAATTTTTCACATCATTTTCATCTGCCAATGTCATAAACCTTTGAAGCGTTTTCCAACCTTTATACTGCTTATATAATTTAAGTCGTTCTTCATTCTGACTCATAAACACATTCATTTTTGTTTCATCTAATGTTTGTGAAAATGTAAGAAAATAAGTTTCAAGATTATCATAAAAGAATTTTGTCGCAGGATCAGAGAAATCATACTTGCTTCTCATAAATGTGCTGTAATTTACAATCAAGTCTAAATCCTTTGCTATAGAACCAACAAATAAGATTTCTGCTTGCACATTACAGTCTTTTAATTCATGTTCATTATCCAATATTATCTCCTATCCAAAAATATCATCCACCAAGCCTGAAATATCATCTGTATCAGCCTTACTATCTTTGGACACATTAGTATAACCAATTGATTGACTGACAATATTCTGTGATTTTTCTGTTTCTTTCTCAGCTTCAAGTATTTTCTGTTTTTCTTTCCACCTTAAATAACTGTCATATTTATTAACCAAAATGGATAAATCATACGAAAGTCGTTGTTCTGGCTGCATATGAATACCTTTTACTTCATTCTTTTTCGCAATACCATTAAGCATATCTATTTTTCTTTGCCACATATCAAGTAAGTCTGAAGGTGGAATACCTACCGACATTCCTTTAAAAGTTCCATTATAAATGTTACCCAACTTCTGCCATACGGTAGTAGGAATAATTGTCAAATCATATGCTTCTTTAATAAATTCAAATATCTCGTCTTGCTCTATTGCTACTGCGAGATGCGAATATGTATCTTTTTTTATAGAATCAATGTGGTCATATATCCAAGTCCATTTTGCTGATACGTCTGCCCTTTTATTAGCAATACGCTTCTGACATATATTGATAAAGCAACTACTATGATATGTTTTTTTATCATAGTAGATTGCATCGTCAATATTATTCTTGTTTATATAAAGGTTTTCTCCGCAACAACCACATTTTCTTTTAACACCATTTTTGTTATTGCCTGTGTATCTTGCCATAATCCTACCTTTACATAAGCCAAATTTAATCAAACATTGCTAATACTTTATTAAGAATCTCAACATCAGTCACATTCTTGTATGCTGTAGGAAGTCCTGCTGCTTCAAGTTTTTCCTTCATGGCTTTCTTCTCAATTGGTGGAAGTGCATTTCTTTTAGCAATGATTTCTTTCTTAATCACTTCAATATCTGCATGCCCATCATTAGATGTAGTATCCTCTTCAGCTGGTTCGCCAACCTGACCAAGAATTTCCTTTCTATAAATATCCTGCTCAATATCAACAGCTTTTGTTAAATCATTCTTGAGAACGAATTTTGATTTTCCTGCTGTTTTATCAATAACTGCCTGCCAGTCAACCAATGTTGGATCTTCAATAGTTACATAATCATCATGTACATGGGTTCTATCCTTTTCAATCCATGCACAAACTGTTCCGTCTTCATTTCTAAACATACGAATCTCAGTCTTAACATTGTGATCCATTCCTTTAAATCCATCTGGAATCTTTCTTCCAGTAACCACACTCTGAGTTGTTCCATCAGGTAACTTAATTGTTTCCTTCTCATCTGTTTCTCTTGCAGTTACAATATAATGAACACCAGATGACATTAAATCAAGAATTAAATCCTGACCTTTAAAATTAACAGTCTGGTAATCCTTTAATTCCATTCCAGCACCTTCAATTTTTACGAGCCTAGCATCTCCTACAAGTCCATCTTTGTCAGCTTTAACCTTATTTCTCTTTTTAGAGAACTCTACTAATCCCTGTTTTGTTGTTAAATTAAGAATTGTAGTGCCATCAACAACGATTGCATCTGCTCTAAATGGTTCTCCATCCGCATCTACAACAACATCATCTGTTTCATTGCCATCATCGTCTAACTCATAAAAATCTTCATTATTCTTTACCTTTGCAATATACTGTCTTACTTCTCCAAGAGACTGTGTATAAACAATATAAATATTTTCAAGATTTACACCATTTGCTTCTAAATCGCCAAGGTAATCATCAATTGAACCAGACTCAGGATCAAGATATAAAACTCTGAAAGGCTTTCCATTAGGACGCTTAAAATACGCAAGTTGCATTGCCATAGTTGATTTACCTGTAAATGGTTTACCATATAAAATCATTCCTAATTTACTTTCTGTTACTGACGCTTTTCTTGCTTTTGCCATTAAATAATTCCTCCGTAATTCTATAATATTGATTTATTGGAACGCCATTTCTGACGTTCCACTTAGTTATTCTCTGTTGTGAGAATTAATCCCACGCTTCATCGTCTCCATCATCAAGATCTGTTCCATCTCCCCAATCGTCATTAGAATCAGAACCAAAACTCTCCTCTGCCTTATTTGCATTCTTAATCTTTGCAATAGCCTCTGTTACATTCTCCTCTGTATAAAGTTCCTTATCAATTGAAGAACCCTTTGCTCCTGTGATAATAAACTCTCTCTTTGTAGGTGCAGATACTTTCTCCATGCTGTCCTCTTCACCCCAATTGTCATCATCATCTGTTGCAACTGTCTCTGTCTGAGTAGAAGAAACCATATGTCCACTTACCTTAATTGCATTGTAAGGATTAAGTGACTTCTTAAACTTATTAGCGAGAGCCTTATCCTCGATGATAAACTGAACATCCTCAATATTGCTGTATGTAACAATCTTTGCAAGGACAATAAATCTGCCTGTTGGCTTATCGTTATCATCCTTTTCCTGCTCGATTTCCATGAAAATAATTACCTGGTTGAAATCATTCTGCTTCTCAAACTTCTCATCATCAAAGTTTACCTCTGAGCAAAGTGAAATTTGATTTGGAACAAGCTTTGTAGATGTTCTCTTATTACCCTTATCATCTGTAAAACTGCTATAATCAAGATTTCCACGAATAAATACGCTTGCACCATCCTTCAGATTCTCTTTAACTTCCTTACAAGCATCAAAATCTGTAAGAACCTTCTTGTCATTAACTGTCTTACCCTCAGAATCAACCTTCTTCTTTACACCGATATTCTTACCAATCATGCGATATCCTTCACGGTTATAAGAAAATCTATCAGCCCAAGGTACTTTTACAATATCAGCCTTTTCACCCTTCTTTTCAGCCCTCTTATAGAAATAAACATATTCCTGTTCCATTCCCTGAAGATTGACATATAATGTCTCACCGCCAAGATAACTTGTACCAAAATTAAGCATTCTCATAGGTTTCCCACTTTTGGTCTTAATTTCCTTAAATGCCGTATCCTTCTCCATACCAGATACAACTCCCTTTAACTGGAATGCACCCTTTGTCTCAGGTAAATCAAATAATCTTCCTTTTTTCTTTGTCTCTGCCATTTAAAAAATGTCCTCCTTATAATATGAAATAAAATTTTTTGATAACTATATTTGAACAGTCTTGCGACTGGAACACAGAAAATAAATTTATGTAAAAATCTATCTTCAACAGTGATTTTTGAGCGCAAAAGCCCAAGGGTATGCTGTTCTTCCACCTGTACAAATGCTTTCCGCATTTATTTATTCTCTTGTTTGTCACGGATTTTATATATTATTCGTGACATTTTGTTTTTGAAAATTTTGAACTGATTTGTTCAATGAAAATGCTTATTGAATTTACTGTTTATGTAATCTTCTACAAAGACTATCGTATGAATTACTAATTGAATTTCCCATAGTAAGCAATCTTGAAATATAATATCTGACGGTTTTGCAAATCTAAATCCATCTCCATATTTTGAAGCATGTTCCATTGTTCCGTCTCTACAATGAATAATAATAGTAATAATTGCTCCAATTATATGAATACTCATTAAAACTACTAACATGTTCACCTCCTCAAAATCCGAATGAAACAGTGATTTACAATCAACTTTCTGTTTTTCTATGATAATAATTTTCTATGATAATAAACCACATCTCTTATATGTGTATTCTTAGATACAGACCAAGAGCTGATTCCATCTAATATAATGAGAAATTCATTATGTGTTAGCTTGCATAATAATCTTGTAATCTTTACAATAATTTTCTTACTCATATGTTTTCCTTTCACTTACTTATTCTCTGTTTTACTCTTATTATCCAACTCTTTTAATGTCTCCGTTATTTTCAAAACTTCTTCATTAATACATTCATTCAATTCCTTTTGATATTGCTCAATACTTTTCTTATATTTTTTCAATAGCATTGAAATTACCAGATTTACCTCATCTTCTGTTAGTATGTTTTCCGTATTGGAGTGTTTTGAATGAATAAATAATTTTGCTGATGAATCAGTATCATTGTTATAAGATTTAATGTTATCAATAACAATTTTTGCATTACTGCTTATTGAATCAATATTACTAATAAAACAACGGCAAGCGTTATATGTTTGATTATCCATATCCACCTCTTACTTATTCTCTATTCGATTTTCTTTTTATTGGAAATTGTGACTCGAATGAGTCATAGATTATAGAACAATTCTATATGCAAGTTTCTTAGTAATAAAACCTGATCGGTGTAAGACCATACAAGATAAATGAATGTCATCATATATCAAATCTGTCATTGTGCAATTCGATAAGATACTGTAACCACGCATAGTCTTTGACTTGAAATAAACGGCTTCGCCATTATATTTTTCAAATGCTTTGCAATATGTATCCCAATCTTCAACTTCAACAATTCGTGACTGATGATCTCTTATGGTGTCATCTTTGTCAATGCTTAAATTTGTCTCAATTACTTGAATCACATTCTCACCTCTCTAACTATATATTCTCTGTTTTAATCATAATACACATAATTACAGCTATTGGATTCAATATTTTCTAAGTCAATAATCATTTCGCCATCTTCATGACATCTATCAATTTCAATATTAGAAATTTTAATAGAAGTGTCTGTCATTTCTATAATATTTCCTATGTAGTGATCGTGATGATTTGTCACTTTATTGAATAACGTAAATGCAACATCTTCACCAACTCTAAAGCTTTTCTTGTTATCTGTTACTAATGTTCTTACTGTTTCTTTTCCTTTAAATTTATCCAGTTCAAACGAAGCGATGTTTGTACCAACAAAACCACCATTCATTACTAACCAGTCAATGTGATGCATTTTGATATAATCGGCAACAAGCGTTAATGCACCACCAACAAATACATATTTTGCAACTGGTGGCATTTTCTTTAATACTTGAACGCCCAAACTTTCAAGAATGTCTTTTCTTTTCAACCCATCTTCTGTCATTGGATATGGATCACATACAACACATTTCAATACACCTTCGTTATGAAGATAATGTGCTGCAACAACATCATCAACATCTTGGTCTAAATCTGCAATGTATACTATTTCTTTCTCCAATTTTTCACCTCCAAAGGAAACCGATAATTCTTACTTATTTATTCTCTATTTTTAAAATCCCACTCAATAAAATCTTCTAAATCATATTCACCAGATTCTTCTTCCTTAATCTCAGGAACAAATACGTTATAATTACCTTCGCTGTGATCATGTTCAATAATTTGTTTCAACATTTCATACATATTTGTAATTCCTAACTGATATGCTCTTTTTTCGCCTTCAGTCATTCCATCACAAATTTCATCATTTTTGCTTTCTAATAGATCCTTATATTTTTCTAAGCTTTCTACGATTAATAAAAATTCTTCATTCATTATATATTCTCCTTTCATTCCACAAGAAACGAATCTTTACTTCGATTCTTCCTCTTTCTTAAACCTATTGAATACTTTGTTATGAATATAATTTTTAATATCTACATAACATTCAGAACACAAATCTCGTACTTCCACCTTTTTTTTATCATATTGTCCTCTGTCAACGAAATCTGATGGGAAGACATCAAATGTATCATCCTTAATTTCAAAACAATCTTCACAATACTTACCACAAACATCACATTTGTATGCTCTCATCTACTCACCTCACAAATACTTATTCTCTTATTGGCTCAACCCTATATCGTTCATTCCAATCTGCTCTCTTCTTTAATAATGGAATCCAAGGACAGTGTAGGTTTTCAGATTCAGTTCCTATCAAGTCATCTTGATCGCAACCAAGATATTCTTCATGACCACAATTAGGACAAGTTACTCCATATTCAGGAACTTTATATTTAAAACTATAATAGTTAGGAAATATCATCTGAACATTCCAATCATCCTTTGATTCAACTTCATATACACAGTTGCAGCATCTACATACAAACTGAATATTTTTACCGAAATAATTACCTGCTACAATCTTCATATTTACCCCAATCAATTTCTACATATTTTTCATAACAAGGATAATATGTAGTAGTTCCTGTTTGAGCTTCGCACCAGCCATCTAACAGAGTTTGCAGACCACCAATATCGCATTGTTCATAAGCATCTTCATGTAGATCTTCACAAGCATTATCAGCTACATTATCAGCATCAATATAAATCTTCTCTACGCTACATACCCATAATCGTACAGGTCTTTCATTATCATCTTCTTCATGATTACATGCATAATCGTCAAAGAAATCATCAACAGTGTCGTAATACTCGTCAAATTCCTCACAGTACAGCATTGTATCTACATCTTTTTCATCAACAGCTACTGCATTTGCTACTTTCTCATTCCACTTCTTTATTCTCTCTTCTTCATCAGCTTTCTTTTGTCCTTCACAATCACAATGCATATATCCCTGATTCTTATAAGGCTGTTCACAATAAGGACATAATCTCTGTACTCCATTAAAACAACTCTGACAAAATGAAAGTGCTTGATGCTTATATGGGAAGGGTTCTCGTTTCGCAGCTTCGGACTTGTCACCTTTGATTCCATAAATATTGTTTTCAATGATCATACCAAGACCATTACAGACAGGACAGATTCTTTCATGTTCTGTTAGATCCTTGATAAGAATTTTAGGAAAAGATTTCTGAATTGCTTCATGAAGATTTACTTCTTCTCTACGTGTTAAATTATCCATAATGTTATTCTCCACTATTCCTGTTCAATCTATCAATTTTATCTTTTTCGCTATCAGCTCTATTGAATGGAATAACTCTTCCGTCCTCAATGCAAGTAATCATTACGACATTTGCTTTATTGTCTATTGCGTCAAATTGTTCTTTGTGAACTCTAACTGTTCTTATTGAACTAAAATCTACTGTAAAAGGCATATAATACCTCCAATCTATCCAAGGGAAAGAAAAAATTCATTTAAAATTTTAGAAGCCATAGTCCTGCTCTTCAGGTTCTTTTAATTCCATACCAAGAATACAACCAATTTCATATGCAGCGTTTGATATACCACAATCATATCCATCACAAAATACATCAGATTCATTCCCAGAAGATCTCATTTCTGTATACCCACACACCTTTGGGCTATAATTGTTCTTTACCCATTCAATTAATTTATTTTTAATTTCTTTGTCCATTTATCCTTTAACCTCACTTGAAAAAATCCTAATCCAACCATCTATTATCTAAATAATAGAAACCAAATACCATTCCACCAATTAAAATAACCCAAAAGATCCAGAAAATAATAATTGGAAAATCAGATTCTAGCCTTTCTATCGTCTCATCAATAGTTGAATTATTATAAAATGATGTGTTATCAGAAATGGTTTTATCTCTCAAATCTGTAAAAATTGTTCCTTTATATTCAGTACCAACACCATAATACTTATACCTTACATGACTTGATTCCTTGATAGTGTCAATATAACCAGTACCAGGTAAATCAATTTTATTACTTGTGAAATTTACTCCACAAAATGATACTTTTTTACACTTAATATCTTCACTTCCAACTCTATCCCAAGTCCAATATGTTTCTGTTCTTGTATGAGTTCGTCTTGTTTTTCCACTACCCGTTGTATATGTAACAACTCTTGTATGCATCGTATATCGCTCTTTGACTTTTTCTACATACATATATTCCCCACTAATTTCAGGATATGTAACTGTATCAACTGCTTTCAAGTCACCATATACAAACGCATTACCAACATTTGTATCCATTCCATATTGGAACATTTCTTGACTTTCTATCTTAACAGCTTTGTTATAAATTTCATTTTTATCCATTTGGTATTCTGAAATCTTGGAAGAAATCAGAATATCAAACAGAATCATAACTGCAATGATAGAAATACTAGCCAAGATTTCCCGTTTTGTTATTTCAAAATCGCCAAAATCAAAACCTTTTCTACCATATCTCATAGACTAATCCTCTTTAAACAAATCCTGTGGAGCATCAACTGGTGCATTGTAATCCAGATACTCATATTCCTGTACTTCATATCCAAGCAATCCAAGAAACTGTCTTGTAGGGAACTTTCTCACATATCGCTTGTATTCCTTAATCTGTTTATTATAATTGCTGCGATACTCTGCAATCATATTCTCTGTCATAGATAACTCATTCATAAGAGTCTTATAGTTCTCATTGGACTTCAACTCAGGATATGCTTCTGCAACCGCTGTGATAGCTGTTGTTACATTCTCAATATCTCCTGTTGATCCACGACCATCTGCAACTGCTGTCAATGTATCAGCTTCATGTTTGTCATACTGTTTTACACAATCAGCAAGGTTATATACAAGGTCAACTCTTCGTTTTTCCTGTACCTTAATATCTGATGACGCTGTATTTACCTGCTCCTCAAGTGCAATAGCTTTATTCTGCGAACTCTGTACACCAAATACAATCATCAAAATAACTGCTAATACTCCTACGCCAATAATTACTGGCACTTTCCAATTTGTGTTCTTCATTTCAATATCCTTTATATGTAATATTTTTATTGGTTACACTGTAATATTCTCTTATTTATTGGGATTCCCATAGCCGAATGGCTTAGATATGATTAATTGTTACATCATATTATTCTCTGTTTTAAAACAAATCACATCCTGATTGTTTAAATCTTTCTACTTGTTTGTTCCATTTTTCTTCATCCATGTTATACATTTTCATGAGACACTTTTTACAATAAAACTTATTGATATTCCTTCCATGATATTTTAAGTTCATACCAATAACATCCTTCGCCTTAATTCGCTTCAACTTACCAGATTGAGACTTGCATCCATTGTCACAATATTTGTTAAAATACTGTGCAGCAACTTTCTCATCTAAATTGCTATACTTAGCATATTCTTTAATAACCTCTTTTGTTGGTTCATCTCTAAACACGCCACCATTCCAAGCTTGATTGATATATTCATCTACTGTGCAATTCATAACTAACCATTTTGAATTGCCTATAAAGTCTTCTTTTAAAATATTCTCCCAACGATTTCTCATTGTTGGATACCAATATTTATCAAGAATCCACGTTGATTTGGTGTAGTAAGGGCACGATACGGCACAGCCAACCCTTGAATATCCCTTTTTATACTTTGAATTTATTTCAATATTTTTCCATATTGTATATAACCAGACATCTATTTCGTCCCATTTTCTTATTGGTAGTATTCCCTGCCAACATGTATTTCCCCATTCAGCTTCGTTTACCCATTCATCCTGATATCCGCTTCTAGTATTAGATTCTTCGTTTCGCATACCCATCCACATTAAATATGGTTTGTTATGGTCTAAACGCCTAACCATTTCACCTACTTTGAAGATTCTACAACAACCACGAGAAATTCTATTAAATATAATATTTTGTTCTTTAATATATTGGTAAAATCCCTTCTCAGGATTCATAATCTCACAATTAGGGAAAGTCTTAATCATTCTATATGTGTCAACACAATCAAGTGATGTATTATTGAATATTGCTTTTGTTTCTGGATATAATTTTCTGACTAGATGACAGGTAAGCATTGAATCCTTACCCATAGAGACAGGAATTATCGAAGTATATGTATTAAATTTCTCTGTCTTTTCTTTGATTAGTTCTAATGAATCAGCTTCAAGCTGCGTTAGATGTTCTTTCTGTAATTTGATTAAATCTTGCCAACTTGCTAAATCTACATCTGATATATTGTCATAGGATTTCAATTTGGTACAATCCAATCTTTCATTGAAAAATTTTGGATAAATAACAACATAAATGGTAGTTGCAAATGCCATAAAATCAAAGAAAGGTAAGGATAATACTAGTTAAAAGGTTATGTACATAACACTCAGGTATATGAGTGAACCCAATTTACAATGAGTATCTTACATTCTTGCGAGATACGACTAAACAGCCATTAGAAGATCTGAAAGAAGGCTACTTTTGGCTAGATAAATCCATTATTAAAGGATTTGATAAGCAAGGAAATGAACATAAATTCTATCGAGTGAAGATTGAAAATTCGCTTGAAAGATTTGTTTACTTAGAAACCACTACTTGCTCTTTTTTTACAGAAGTATTATTAACTGATTTCTGAATATTCTTCATAAGCTGAATATTATCGTTAATCATAAGTGCTAATGCCTGATCCTCAGTAAAACCAACATTTACATATGCATCAAACATATTTTTCTTAGTTCTCGCCTGAATTGCAGGATACTCAGTATTCTCAGAATAATCCTTTGCAATAATCATGAGTTCCTTCAGAACATCATATACAGGCTCTTTGTACTTTGTAATATATGTTTTTACTACCTCTCCTAAACTTTCTGGGTTCTCTGCTAATAATCTTAAAATTGTTTCCATGTTTAATATTCTCCTTTAAATTTATTCAACTTCTGCTGCTTCTACGCATTTAAATACAATTTTATCATTGTCAAAATCATTATAAATTAATGTTGGATCTTCCCACTCTTCATATCTCATGTATCCAATAAAACCATCTGTTCCGATATAAGGCTCTAACCAATCTAAAAACTCTTCAATTTCAGAATCATAATTTTTCAAATTGGCTCTGATATTAATTTTCCAAGTTTTAGAAATATCATCAAACACCATTTTACTGTTAGTTGAGCCATCAAAATAATAACTGTCACAACAAGCGACCATACTCCATCTATCACACCTGAAAAATTTGTGTTCTGGTAATATTAAAGGAGCATCTGTTCCTTCTATAAGACAATGTAAAATATCTACAATGTCTTTCGGTGTGTTCCTTAACAAATCAAAACACACATTAATCTCTGTATACATTTCCATTATGTTTTCACCTCCAATGTATTATTCTCCACTCACAATCTCATAAATAATATCATCGTGATATTTACCATTCTTATCTTTAATCGAATCTTTTAGAACATGTTTCGTTCCATTATGTCTCTCGATAAAGCTATCATATCCTCTACAAGCAGGATTGCCACCAACAGCTCTCCATTCAACTCTATGTAATGTTTTAATCAATTCTTCTAATTTATCGAATACATTCTTACCAACCAAGATATTCCCTCTGTCAAATGAAAATAATCCAAAGTTATACGCTTTAGACGCATACCAATCTACTGAATATCCTAAGTAGCCAATGACTTTTTCGTTCTTATCAACTATTGCATATTGGAATTGACTCTCATTTGGACATTCTGCAATTTCAGGACTCCAATTGCACATGCAACCAGTCTCGTACATCATATCTGTTGTATAGTAATATTTCTGAAATTCTTTTTTAATCTGTTCTTTATATAAAATTGCAGGTACTAACACTCAATCACCTCTTTTCAATAATCCAAGGATATGTTGCTTTCTTGTAAAGTTACTCCCAACTAATTACAATATTTCTCAATACCTTGTGTCATAATATCTCTTAATTCATCTTCCTCATATGTAGAGCCAAACTGCGACCAACTACAACTATATTCTATATCATTGTGTACTAACGCAAGTTCAAATACACTGCCACCATAATTCTTATATGCATCTAATTTGATAGCTTTAATATGAGGAATTTCTAAACGCCAATTATGCTTTTTATATTCAAACTGAATATTAGTAGCTTGCCCAAAATTAAAGTCAATGAATTTAACATCATTCATATACTCAATATCAAGAAGCTTTTTAATATAATTGACATACCAATCATATGTTTCCTTTTCTTTATACTTCTTTCTTTTGTCAAGCTTGTTACCGTCCGTATCCTGATTTTTTAATAACATATTTAACCATTCTCTACACATTTTAATCGTGGACGGCTGATCAAGCAGCATATACTGGATGTTTTCTTTATAAATGCGAAATGTTTGTTGTTCAATAAGGTTATATTCATTCTTCATATCATCCAATGCTTGTTTCTTTGCAGACAATCTTCTTTCTGCTTGTGCAAACTTATTTAATGAACCCATTTCATATTCGCCATTATAGTTGTATGTGTCATTTTTATATGCCAAAGACATTAATCGTTCACCTCGCTCTAATATTCTTTCTTTGTAACCAAAAGAAACCTGAATTTACTGTTATTACATATCATTCAATTCTTTATTAATATCTTTCTCAACTTCTCTTCTATATTTCTTTTTGAATAATCTACGATTCTTCTTTTTCATCTTTCTCCAACCATTGTGATTATTTGCCCAACAAGCATAATCATGGGAGAACCAAGATTGATGATTTTCAGAAAATTGTCGTCTTTTAATCTCTGATCTCATAAAACTCCTCTACTTACCATTCCCAAGTCCAACTTTATAGTCATCCTTTACATCAATAGTTACTTCTCTCTGAAATTTTCCTTCCTTATCATAAAGGGATAAATAATATCTGTTACCACGCTGCTCTAAGTCAAGATTCTCATTCTCGAATAATAATACTCGTCTCTGTTTCTGCACTGGTTTAGTTTCTACTTTTGGAGATAATATAATAGGTGGAAGTTCTATTGTAGCTGTTTCAACTTCTTCAAGAATACAGCTAATATCATCATCTAACTTACTATCGTCATTCGTATGCCTATCAACTGCTCTAATAATATCTTTCTCAAATAATAATCTATTTGCCATTTTATTATTCTCCATTTCTACATATATAAATGATATTTTCTTCCAATCTGATCAATAAGTTCACTGTCCATTGGTCTAAAACCAATTACAGTAAGTGTTCTACCATCTTCTTCTGGTTCTAATTCAGTGTGATAGTTATCCTTTATGAGCCAGAAATCTTTGCCTTCAACCATTCCTAATTCTTCTGCCATAGTCTTAGCTTTTAGCAACTGATTCTTATTCTTGGCTTGAAGAACACATTTTGTAAATTCACCCTCAATCCAATTGTGAAGAATATCTTCGTCAATATAGCCATCGACATGACCATCTAAATCGGCATTATTTCTAATAAACCAACTAAGAAATGCCATAGAGCCGTAGCTGACTTGAGCTGCGAGCTTCCCAGAACTCATATTCAAATCTTTTCTAGCAATAATAATTTGTTTATACATATACGTCCTCTTTCCACTCATCTAACCAATAGAAACTATCAATCTGTTTATCAAGCTTTCTAACTTGCTCTCTTAATTCAGATTCTTTCTTCTTACTATCTGTTCTCTGACACTTCTTCCATAATTCATTACGCTGCTTAGATAATTCATTGTACTTATCAGATACATTAATCTCTTCTACGACTGAAATCTCAATCTTTTTGCCACAATGAGGACAAAACTGGATTGGATAATTGTCTGTCTGTTCCCATTCATCTTCATACGATGTAATAACTTCTGTATGTGAAGTACAGAGCTGAGGAATAAAACCATATTCTTTATCATAATCAACATTAAAATTTGTTAAATTTTCGTTTGTAAATTCTATGCACTCATTATTCTGAATTTCATCACAACAATACTTAAATGGCTTATACTTGTACGAATGAGTGTCGTTAAATTTTAATCTAATTAATTCTATCCTCATATCTTTATTCTCCTAACTTTCTTCCACACCAAGGACAATATGCAATATACTCTTCCTGATGAACAAATCCATCGTCATATTCATCCCATTCTGATGTTTCTATATCCAAATAATATTCATTCGTCAATGGATCTACATATATTCGATTATCAGGTGAGTCATAATCACAACGATTACACATACACTTACCTCGCTTTATCACATTCATTGAAATCTAAAAGCATCTTATATTTATATTCTCCAAATCTTTCTTTCCAACGCTGCTTTGCTTTATCAGTATCCCAACTAAAAGGCATCATATGGTAATTGATGAGGAAACATATATCTAATACAACCTTATTAAACTCTTCCATTAAACTCTCTAAAACCAAATAGCATCCGACAGATGGGTGGTCATAATAATGAGCTATACCATTTTCATCAATTGTCTGGCAGTATAGTTTGCCATAATCATGAAGAACTGCTCCAATATTGTATTCAGCTTTATGTCCTTTTTCTGTAAATAAATCATATGTATTAAAGCAATGATTTTCTAAAGTCATAGTATGATGAGGATTCTTCTGGTCAAAATCTTTCATTTTAGCAATCAATCCACCTGTGGTCATTGCATTAGCATTATGAAATTTATGAATAATAATCTCATCGAATCCTTCCTCGTAGAACGGAATCTGATATTTTCTAATCTGCTTATCCAACACAAAATCAGGTACAGGATGTTCTCTATGTAGATTATCTTTTTTGCACTGTTTAAATGGCTTTGGAATAATTACACATACTTTTCTGACATTTAAACCATTTACTTTCATCATAATTGCTCTACGAGATTTCATAGTTAGATTAGTTGCATCTGCAATTACATTCTTTTTATTCTCCAAATTCTTGCGGATTCTATCGTGAAAAATCTTAAACACTTCTTCGTTATGTTCTTGATCTTCGTAATTACCTGTTAATTCTTCACGAATTGCGTCTGATGATACGATTACTGTATTTGGATTCTCATTGGCAATCTGAGTAGCAATGGTTGACTTGCCACTACCACTCAGTCAAACGAGTACCCACATTGTAGGTTTATTCATTTAAAGTCTCCTCAAATAATTCTTCAGCTTCTTCCATATCAGGTACATCAGATGTATCTTTGGCGATCCCCTCAATTACCTTAAATTCAAACACCTTATCCTTATAAGCCGTGAATGTTGCTCTGTTATCAATACGAACAACTACACCTTCGGCAACATGTGTCTTACCGATTTCATCTGCTGGCATACCATCAAGATATTTATTTACTCTTTCTTTCAAATCTTCTGGTGTAGTAAAAATAAACTTCTCTAAATCAGGTACATGCTTAACACCCAACTTGTCACACCATACCTCTACAATCTCCCAAGGCACTTCAACAACTGTTCCGTCTGCTGTTGTCATTGTCATTCGATATACATACATCTCATTTTCGCCTGGCTCACAACCATATGAGAATGTTGTGATGTCACCAAATTTCTTTGTAAATTCTTTTTCCTTAACTCCTTTATTAGATACTGAACCCATAATTGGTGTTGTTTCATTTACATATCCTACAATTTCATAGAAAATCTCAGCACCCTCAGGAAGCTTGTCTTTTAATAAATCGTGGTACTTCTTTCTAAATCCATTATCAGAATAATATCCATCATTCTTTGTCATATCCTTTAATACAACTCTTCTGCTACCAGATACAACAGAAACTTCTCTTGTAACCTTTGGCTGCATATGTAAGAACTTTCTCAGTTTACTATTCTTCTTTGTAACCTTAACAGTCTTCATAGTACGAGCTGATGTTCCATGGAGCTTACGAGTAATATAAATTGTATCTCCTGGCTTAAATGCTGACATATTATATGCAAGCTGTGCAGTATCTTTATGCTCCTCAAAAAATGGATATGATACTGTTTCTTTCTGAAACTTGTTCTTCTTATTTGAACTATTTCCATCACTTCTTGAACGATTCTTTCCACTAGGAATATATTTCTGACAAATCTCATGACCACCAAGAACTGTAATCTGATCGCCATCTTTTAATTTTGAAATATCTGTATACTTAGAAAGCGTCTCAACAGGTAATACAAGTCCTTCTGACTTCTCACCTCTAAGTCTAATAGCGGTTACATTTCTCTTCTCAGCATCCATATAACCACCAATGTTGTTTCCGCTTTCGTCTTTCTTCCTTACAAGGTTGTTATCTGTTGCATACTCAAGTGATAACTGACCGTCAGATGGGAAGAAGACCACTTTCTGCCCTTCATGATAACTCAAATCTACAATTACATTCTGTCCAAATACTTCTACACACTGTAATCTATCAGCGTTACTATGTTTTCTTAATCCTTTTAATGTTGTGATATAAGCACAATACATAAGTTCCTCTTATCTTAGTAAGTAGTGCGCACTTTATCCTATAGGAACTTTTCTATTTTTCCTTTCTTATTTTTAATCTTCTAATTTGTTGCCTTTTGCTTCATTACAAAGCTTACACATTGTTTGATAGTTACTAATATCATCAATACCACCTTTTGAGCGTGGTATAATATGATCTTTTGTCATTAAAATTTCATCACCATTATCATCAACTGCATACAAATTCAGATGATAATTCTTATCCTGCAAATGTCTTTCTTTTGCAAAATATTTTCCTTCAATTCCACAAACTGCACATTTACAGCCTTTAGTGAAAAAAGTCTGGTATCTCTGGCTGTTACCCTTAATTAAATCCCCATCGAAATCAACTTTTGCAAGTCTTTTATCTTTCTCAAATAAAACATCTTTAACCTTATCGTGTACCTCTCCTATGGAGTACGTGGATTTTCTGATGAGATTGTCATGTTTTGGTTTAAACTCATGCAATCTAATATCTTTATTTGAAATAAAAACATTTTCTGTATTTTTCTTGCTTAATAAGTTAACCAAATCTCTTACTGTGTGAATTTTATTGGAAATAGAAATAGTATTACCATTCCATTTAATTCCTGTAATCTCTGTATCAAGAGTAGGCGACAATGGATTATTGTTCTTTGGGAATTCTGTGTTTAAGAAATCCTTGATTGTCTTATATTTACTTTTCAAGCCTTTCCCATTTATGGAATAATTAAATTTCAAACCTTTAAATTGTTGCTTCTTACTCATAAAACATATCTCCTTCAAACTTTTATTGTCGCTTAATTATTCTCTCTTTTATTTTGGAAATTGTGAGCAGAAACGCTCTTAGATAAAATCAACAGGAAATGCTTCTTTAATTAGACTTTTTATTTTCATTTTTATGTTGTAGATATTCAAGAAACTCTTCAATCATATCTCTATCATCATCAGACATAACCTTTTCTGGTTTCTTAGTCTCAGATAGTCTCTCCATTAATTTTTCAATTTTTGAATTGGTATCATCATTTGATAAATTAACAATTGTTCTAAAAATGGTGCATAATTCATCTGTTCCATCTAAATAATTACGCCATATTTTATCTGCTGTTTCCTTATCTGTTGCAGATTTTAAATTTTCATAACTCCAAGCCATTCCCTGTGCTATACCTAATTCATAAGCTTTATACATTGGTGTCTCTTTTGAAATATCTTCCCACTTTTTCGCAATATAATTACTTACCTTATATTTACTCATGTTCTTATTCTCCCATCTGATCTACAATGCTCTGTAACTTATCAATATATATCTGAGCTTCTTCCTTGTTGAAAATCTTAAAGTCGCACGGAACAATAGCAGCTCCGCATTTATCAAAAATTCCTGCATTCTCCCAAGCTTTATAGAACTCAACAATGGTGTCAAAATTTATATATTCACTATCTGGATTCCATTGAAGAACTACAATATCACCTTCATTTGGATGTATCTTCCTTAGCTTTGTCATATTATTCTTAATAAATTTCTTTTTCTGTCTCTTATTCATACTATTATTCTCTTAATTACTCAGTCTATCTTTGTCATATTCATACATTGAACAACCTTCACAGTGTAAATCTTGTTCTTTGCAATTTTCACAGTCAAGACATCCACCATAAATACCACCATTTTCATTCATCTTACATGTATTACATTTACAAGTTTCACACGATGTATCCAATCAATCACCTCCTCAAAAGAAACGTGGATTTCCTTGGCTCTGTAACCCTAGTAAAATCAAGGGTTGCAGGGCATGAAAATTTGAAAATCGTCAAAAATTGAGTAAAATACGGCATTTTTAAGGATTTGTCTAATTTTATAAAAATCAATGCTCTGAAAGCCTTATAAATTAAGGGTTTTGAGCGATTGATTTGAAAATAAGTGATTTTTTAAGAACCAAATGAAACCAAAATTTCTTTTTAGTTTCTATCCAAATAAACTATATTATCTACATTATAATGAAGCACACCTATCTCTCCATTAAACCTACCTTTGACATACCATGCATAAGGGCTGATACCTTCATTCATTATTTTTGCAAGTTCATCGGCTTTTCTTTGATGCTCATCAGCTTCATTCTGCATAGATAATTTTTGAGAATCCCATATAAGATTTGGAATTGTATCTACACACTTTCTATACATTTCATACTCTTTTATATATTCTCTTATCACTTTTGTCATTTTGGGAATATTGTCTTTTAATATTGGTTCATTGCTAAGTCCATATGGATATAGGATTAAAACACTTCTGTCTATACATTCCATAGATATTAATTCTTGTACACAAGACTTTGGTTCTATCAAATTATCACCTCCCAGATATTTATTCTCTTATTTCAAATAACTTTTCTACTGCTTTAACTCGCTTTGTATTGTCAATCGTTCTTTTGACTTCCTGTTGCCAAATACATTCCCATTCTGAAGGAGCTTCATGCTCACTGACTAAGACAATATTCCTCTCACTCATCTTCTCAGCCCAATTCCAAAATCTGTCATAATCAAAGTTCTTACTTGATCCATATTGTTTCGTACCCTTATATGGAATATCGCAATAAAATAAGCAGTCAACTTTATCAGAATATAACTCTTCATAATCTCCACATTGGAATTGAATATCTTCTAACCTTGGAATTTGTTCTAACAAATTTCTCTTAGCTTCGTCATAATAATTTCTTTCAGTTCCAGCTTTTGTATGTACGATACCTGAGTAACCGCCATCAAAGAATCTGCCGTTATAACTTGAGAGAAAACCAACTGCTCCAATATACCAATCAGGATATGTAGACAATCTTTTGTTAAAGCACTCTCTTACATCTGAATAGTGTTCTTTTGTAATAAATTCTGGGAGATTTTGAATCTGATTTAGATTCTTGAACATTTCAATAAGATATTTATGATTGTCAGAAGCGATTTTTGTGTCACACTGAACTTTGTCGATTACATTACAACCACCGCAAAATGGCTCTATGTATGTTTTGATATTATAATCTCGCAATCTTTCTTGAATAATCGGTAAAATATTATCAACTATACGAGATTTTGAACCCATATATTTCATAAATTACTTGGAGTAAGGAATTCCTTCTTGTGTACACGAACCTCGTCTCCTTTCATTATTCTTATTCTCTTAATTTTCCCAATCTAATGCCTGACCGCATTGATCACAATATTTAATGTCGATATCTTTGTAGCCATCATCACACAATATTTCTCCGCAAGTAGGACAATACCATTCAAACGGAATTCTCTCTCCGCTATTTTTTACTTTCTTTGGTGTCTGCTTTTCAAGTGCCTGTATTGCCATTCCATAAGCATTTTCAAAAGAACATCCCCATGAAGTATCACATGGGATTGCTTTACCAAGTTCATTACAATCATATTTTAGTTCTTCGATAGCTTCACTTTCTGTCATTTGTCACCTCCTAAATCACCAAGAAACTTCGGTTTCATCCGTTTTTCTACATTTTTTAGCACATGCCATATTTTATTGACAGTATCGTTTTCATCATCATCGACCACCAAAAACCCTTTATTTTCAAGGGTTTCAACGACCTCTTTTGCTTCACATCCGTAATATGCCTTAATTTCAGCGATTTTCTTTAATTTTGCCATTTTTTACCTCTTTTCTAACCCAAGGAAATCTATGTTTCTTGGTAAAAATATTACTATATATAGTGCCTATATCTTCCACAAACACTATATATAGTATCTCATTTACGCTTGATACACAAAACTTGGCATTGGCTGTAATTTAAACAGATTTTTCTCATGCATTGAATCAATCTTAGCTTTTACTTCCTCATTTGGCTCGATTCCATCTCTGATATATGCGTCTAATTCTGCATATGTAAATCCAAGATTATCTTCATCTGTCTTTCCACAAAGACCATCGGTAGGTGTCTTGTCAATTAATTCAGATGTAAGTCCTAACTCACGACCAAGAGCCTTAACCTCTGTTACTGTAAGCTGAGATAATGGACTGAAATCACCAGCGGCATCGCCATATTTTGTAGCATAACCTACCCAATCCTCAGAAAGATTACATGTATTAGCAACACGACCATTTACTGACTGAGAAATAGCATATAATGTAGCCATTCTAATTCTTGGTGGTAAATTAATTCTGGACTGTACAGATATGTTTAATTCGTCAAAACCTTGTCGTGTATCATCATAAACACCATAACGAATAGCATCGTACACACTATCTACAGTTTCTTTTATATTAACCTCAATACTTTTAATATTCAGTAATTTGCATAATTTATATGCATCCATAATATCTGATTGATGTCCATTTGGCATAAGGACTCCAATTACTCTATTTTTTCCAAGAGCTTCTACACATAATGCAGCTACAACACTTGAATCTTTACCGCCAGAAATTCCAACTACTGCCATACAATCTTTACCATTCTGTTCAAACCAATCTCTAATCCACTCTACGATCTCATTCTTTACTTTCTTAGCATCAAACATTTATATATTCTCCTTCCTACATTCGATTCATCACATCATAGAACCGAATTAAATACTCATATACATTTCTAGGAACTAATTCTTTTACTTTTTCAAATTCACCCTTTTCACATAAATCTCTAACCAAACTTGAAGAAGTGTGATTTTCTGGTATCTGAATTTCTGTGAAGTGATCTTTATATTCCATAAGATTTGCTTCTCTTAAAGCAGTCTCAAGATTCTGACCTTCCCTCACACATGCTACAAAATTATATTCCTCAACAAACGGTTTCCAATTATACCAAGTTGTAAGTGTTTCAATATTATCCATTCCTAAACAAATATAGTATTCGTTGAAAATATAATCTTTTTCATTCATATCTCTTATCTGAGTAATAGTATTGTATGTCCTCTGTGGAAAGAAGCTGGTTGTTTCAACTTCGGATGCGCACATATTATTTTCCTCACAATTTGGCATTGAATTAATCAGCGATACTCGACAATATCCAGGTATCAAAATCTTTTTCTTCGCAACATATGTATCATGTGCAGGAATAAACAATATAGCATCGGCATTAACCGCTTTTTTAGCAGTCAATGCCATATCAACATGGGCGTTAGTAATTGGATTAAAACTTCCTGGTATAAGTAAAATTTTATTCATGATTCATTCTCCAATTAATACATCTCTTTAAATAATCAACATAATCAGGGTTTTTACACATACCTTTACCTTCTACATCAGACACTTTTGCAACATCCATGCCATTACATTTAGTGGTTTTCATTACAATATTTAAAGCGGGAACATCTGTGTCATTACTCAAATAAGTACCAATTCCAAATGCAACGTTTACTCTATCATGGAAGTGTCTGAATAACTTATCAGCTCTTTCAAAATCAAGACTGTCACTAAACAGAAGTGTCTTTGTCTTAGGATTGATACCAAGTGACTCATAATGATTAATCATCTTTTCACCCCATTCAATCGGATCGCCACTATCATGTCTTACACCACTGAATAATGTTGCATATGTCAACTGAAAATCTTTCAAGAAACAATCAGTTGTAATTGTGTCTGTGAGCGCAATACCATTTAACACACCATACTCTCTAACCCATGCGTCTATGGCATACCAGTTTGAATATGCTGGATTGTGCTTGTGATTGCCCTGACCAGAACACATAATCCATTCATGAGCCATAGTTCCAACAGGCGTGAGATTGTATTTCTTTGCGAGATATACATTAGATGTACCAACAAACTTAGATGGACTGTGTAATGTATCATTCAAATGTGAAAACTTCTCAACAGCTAACTCCTGTGCTTCAGCAGAAAGTCTTCTTCTAAGACCAAATTCAGAAAATGTACCAGCGTACCAATGACCGCTTCTGAGATTTTCGTACTTTTCATCTAATCTCTTTTTGAAACTATTAAGCAATTCCTCATAGTTATATGCCATTCTGAAATATACTTCGTTTACAATCGCAAGTGTAGGAATCTCATACATAGATGTATTAAGCCATGTACCAAATGTTTCGATAGAAAGACCACAATCTGAATCTGTTGTAATCTCAAAATCCTCATATCTTGGCTGCCACAATCTCAGAAAATCAACATATGAACCTTTCATCCATTTGATATTATCAATATAAGTAAGTTCATCTTCTGTGAATCTCAAACCACAATATAATTTAATCTGTCTACGGATCTCTTCTACCATTTCTGGTGTAAAATGAACATCCTTATTACGACATTTAAAACTCCAAGTGGTTTTATAATCGCTAAACTGATGATAAATAGCCTGTCCCATTGACAATTTGTAGGCATCTGTCTCCAACAAACTTGTAATAATCTGCTCCATATTATTTTCCTTCTTTCTTGATTTGATTAAATATTGTTCTAATATCATATTCTCTGTTTTCGTACTCATAAAACAGATTAATGTACTTATCAATAAAAGCCATGTCATTTGGATGCATTGCAATTGGTTTACTTTTCTTAGATTCCCACCATTTTAATTCCTTCTCAAAATTAAATGATTTACCATGATATGCTCTACCTGCTCCAAGATAATCACAAAGCATTTCTTTTTTATACTTCATTGGCATTTCAATAGGATTTCCACCATTATCAAAATTGTCCTGCCAATATTCGTAATGGTGCTTGTTTCTTCCTTTATGGTGCATCCAAGCTACTGACCAACCATTCTCTTTCTTGCAAGCATCTATTGGACTTGAAGTACCTTGATAATACTTAACACTCTCCCAAAATTCCGTTGGAGAAAATTTAGATAAATCATGTACTAACCCTTGAAATGGAATTCCCACTTTACAGCAATAGTAGAATACCCAACGTTTATGAGTACAGACTTTCTTAAAATGTCTGAAAGTATTAATGATATAATTCTTACACTTCATTATTCTCTCCAATCACTTCGATCTGACACATCTTCATAGTTGCTAATGCAGCCTTGTGAGTATCAGGTGTGACACCTGCACAGCAACTTGCATCTATTGTAATATCAATCTCAGGATAATTTGCTCTGATAATAAGTGCATTTGAAACCACACAGATATCGGTGCATAATCCGCAAATCTCAACGCTTTCAAATCCAAAATCCTTCCAGTTTAAACAACCAAATGTAGGCTTATCAATCAGAATATCGTTCTCAATATCAAAATCTAACTTATCGGAAATCTGCCAACCAATAGTATTCTTTACACAGTGAGCAACAGGAAGGTGCTTACCCTCGTATGTTTCTAAGTAATTCTCAGAATGTGTATCTCTTGTAAAAATTACCTGCTTACCAGCATCCTTATACTCCTTAATTTTCTTTGCTACATTTGATACAATTGCCTGTGCTTCCTTTGTACCAAGTGTTCCATCAATAAAATCATTCTGCATATCTACAACAATTAATGTTTCTCTCATTTTGCTACCTCTTTTCTTTATTTTTATATGTATTTATTCTCTGAAAACTCAGAAGAAATTCCGCTTTACTGCGAACTTCATATTATGTTATTCTCCATTACACTTCATAAAACTCAAAATATGTGCTATAACATCGACAGTCCATCCGTTACCAATTGCTTCAAACCTTCTTGTCTTAGGCATTGCTTTTACATTGCCACTCTCATCCATTCCAAACTCCGTATAATTGTCTGGAAGTGTCTGAAGTCGTTCAATCTCTAATGGACATGTCTTTTTATATTTTTCTCCACCAAGCCAAACATTGAATTTTGTTTCTGTTCTACAACGTGGTACTGTTGGAGCTTTCTTATCTAAAAAGTACAGCCTGTCCTGTTGCGAATAATGACCTTTGCCACCAAGATCATATTTTATGTAATTCTCACACTTAATCATTGTGTTCCTGATTCTGTCATCAAAGTATTTGACTAAATCTGGATCATCACAAATAACATCTTTCACTAATAATCCTTTATCATCAGGAAGCGTGATATTTGGTATGTTCGTCCAATACAGACGTTTTCTTCTCTGAGCTGATAATAATTGACTATCAATCATAATTGGTTGTACACCCAATTCCTCACTAATAGCGTCTTGAATCTCATCAGCCATTCCATAATTGTTTTCATATAGGAAATATTTTGGATTTGTGTTATTCTTTGCTTCCACAAATTTCTGAAACAGTTTCCAACCTTCGCCTTCTGTATCAATTTCTCTCTTCAATTTTGCTGTTTTACTACACTTGGCTTTCGACCAGAACTGGCAAGGTGAACCACCCATTAATAGATCGACTCCATTAAAACCCTTGAAGTCGGTAGAAAATACGTCACCGTATCTTTTGATATCAGGATAATTATATCTACTGATTTTGATTGCATTCTCTTCAATTTCAAATGCGTTATACTCACTGACTGAAATATTGGCTTTATCTAATGCAACTCTTCCACAAGAGATTCCACCACATAAACTTAATACTCGTAGTCCTTGAGAATTATTTTTTTCATTATTCTCTGTCAAAATACACTATTTTACAGAGGTTACGTAACCATAATTACCTAGGAGTTACTGCTTAATTCCTTTCTTCTTAATTATTTTGTTGTAAAAAATCCTATGGAATTTGCACGTCTGCAAAAACCATAGGAAAAAAAATATTTCTTGTTACTTTTATTTGGAAATTTTGGCTGATCAGCCTTGAATAGAATTAAAGATTATTCGAAGATTTTCTCAATAATTTTTAACTTAATAGTCTGACTAAATTCTGAACCAGCAGCTTTTGGATGACCGCCGCCACCAAATAAACTTGCTACCTCTTTACCAAGATCAAGATCTTCTTTAACAGTTCTATAAGATACTGTGCAACCATCAATATCAATCATAGCCACGAAATCGATTTCAGGATGCATTTTACAAAGTCTATTACCTAATTCACTAACAAACCTATCTGCAAATACAAAACCACAAACCTTACCACACATAGGACTGGTAAACATAGTTTCGTTCTTCTCTTCGATATATCTATCAATTTCATCCTGCTTAATCTTTAGAACGACCTCATCTTTAGCAGATAATAATGGGAATATTTCACCACGTATCTCGTTAACGCACCAATGAATAAAATCATCTCGACCATACAGATAAAGTAAGTCATTCACCTGCTTACAAATAACCCCATCTCCACCAAGTTCCGACCATCTCCAAGTGTCATAATCTCTCACAAGTTCAGCAAATCTTCTTAATGTCTCTGAATCTTTTAAATAACCATTCTTGATTAACCAATAATAAAACATCTCTGTTCCACTGGTTTTAATAGTTCCAAGTTCCATATCTTCATACTCAATAGTCACAGAACACCAAAGATACTTATTAAGTCCAAGAGCTGTTGGATGATGGTCTAATAAATAAAAATTATTAAATCTGTCATCAATAATTTTCGCTGTATCTTCATTTACTCTGATATCTGTAATAATACACATATCAAATTCTGTTTCACTATCAATAAACTCCATGACACTTGAATCAATGTTATCATAATCACAATATGAAATATCTACATCATCTCCGAATGCAAGTTTTGCCAAAATACCACAACCGATTCCATCTAAATCTGTATGACTGAATAATTTAACCATGTAATCTTCTCTCTGCTATTTCTAATAGTTTTTCTTTCTCATTTATATATTCTCCACTAATGACTGAATCCAACAGATTATTTAATACCTCACCAATTTCTTTTCCTGGCTTATATCCAATAGTAATTAAATCCTTTCCATTAACTGCTAAATCCTTTAGAGAAAAACATTCATCATCCTGTAAGACTTCTTCTAAAATATATCCGATGTTATCAATCTTCTGTAACCTTGTTCCCTGATTAATGTCTGCTTGTGCTTTAATATCAGCTCTACGAACATTTAATAACCTTCTGAACTGTTCTTCCCCAATTTTATTAAGCCATCTCTTGATATATTTCTTTCCCACCTCAAAAGTAGCATCATGATAATAGACTAATTCAACGACCTTTTCTCTTGTATCATTGTCAAATCTTAATCGCTTCATTATTTTATCAGTCATATCAGCACTGACTCTTCCATGACCTTTGAAATGTCTAATACCATCCTCGCTATCTTGATAACAACGTGGCTTTCCTATGTCATGAAAGAACACAGCTAATCTTGTTACTAAATCATCAGATTCACAATATTCTATTGCATGTACTGTATGATTCCATACATCATAAATATGATATGGATTATTCTGTTGAAAGCCAAACATGTCTTTAATTTCAGGAATGAACAATGAGAATACTTCGTGATATAAGACCATTTGTACACAGAAATCACTCGATGCAGCAATTTTACAGAACTCACTATTGATCCTTTCAATAGATATATTCTCCAAATTCTTATACATTTTAGAGATATTCCAATCTGTATCAGGTTCAAGGACAAATCCCAACTGTGATGCAAACCGAATAGCACGTAAAATTCTTAATGCATCTTCTGAAAATCTGTCTTCTGCTCTACCAACACATCTAATCTTGTGGTATTTAATATCTTCCATACCATTAAACGGATCTACAAGACCAACTTCATCATTATATGCCATTGCATTGATTGTAAAATCTCTACGCTTTAAATCTTCTTTAAGATTTCGTGTAAATGTTACACTATCAGGTCTACGACTATCTGAGTAATTACCGTCAATTCTGTAAGTGGTACATTCATATCCATCACCGTCAATTACAATGGTAATAGTTCCATGTTGCAAACCAGTTTCAATAATTCTCTTGTCCTTGAATACTTCCATCATTTCATCTGGTGTGGCAGAAGTTGTAATGTCATAATCGTGAATTGGTCTTCCAAGGATACTGTCTCTTACGCACCCTCCAACTAAGAAAGCTTCATATCCATTATTCTGTAAGGTATGAATAATTTCATTTGCACCATATGGAATTTCAATTTTTAGATTAGATTTCACCTTTTACCACCCTTTCATTTACACTAGCAACAAATTCATTGATAGCCTTATAATTAGGATTATCAGGAAGATTTGTGTTCTTCTTCGCATAATCCAATCTCTTTTCATAATCATTTACCATTTCAAAGAATTCTGGGATTGGCTGATCGTTGCTATCCAAATACTTACCATTACGAATATCCATAAGTAAATCATGTTCGTCTTCTCTATACGTGATTATTCTCTCTTTTTCAAGAATATCCAAACACATCATATACAGACGAATCAAATGCATTGAATGTTTAGCGATTTTACCATGTTCAATTGCTTTTTCATTTCTTTGTATAATCAGTATTACAGAACTGACAAGTATATAATGTCTTTGTAATCATATTTTTCTCCTTTCATTTTCCAAAGAAATCGAACTTTATTTTGATATTTCTATTTTAATTTCTGTTCATTTACCATTTTTAATAATGGAATAATCCAACTCAGAACGAGAAGAATGTCATTTGGATATTGATTCAGCCATAGAAATGAGATACTATATATGTATATCGACTTCTGGATTATTCCTAGTTGATATGCGAGATGGGCAACAGCAACTTCACGACATATCGTTGCCCATCTTTTATGTAAAAGCTATTGCTTATTACCAAATTGATTACGCATTTGCTATAAAATTATCAAAGCTGCGTTTCATATATGTATAATTAACTTTCTGTGATGAACTAAAATCAGATTTATTTCTGTAATTCTCAATCCATTTTTCAAAATCCTGATCCTTATCATTTTGACAAGCATATGCCATGAGTGCTACTAATGCCATTCCACACTCTTTATAAACTGGATCGTCAATCTTAACACAATCTTCTACCATGTCTGTGTAAAGGTTTATATCTTCGTCTGTCACATTTGGATTTGCATTTTCTTGAACAAAGGAAAGAACACTTTCTTCCGTATTATCTTCAGCATTTTCTTCTGTATTGTTATTCTCTACTTCTGTGCTACTTGTTTCTGTTATATCAAAATGTAAAAAATCGTTCATCAAAGCTGTATATGTATTAATTTTAGCAACTACAAGTTTTTTGTCTGTAGTACCAGACTCTTTATTTAACGAATCGTAACTGACACCATTAACATCAATACTATGTAATTTTCCTGATAACTCATGAATAAAATCTGCAAACTTGCTATCTTCTAAACCACATTTTACAAATCTACTGAATACTGTCAGCCATACAGGAATATCTTTTTTGACAAGAATATCTTTACAAGTATCTTTACAAGCTGCTTCGATTCTTTGAAAATATTCATGGACTGTATTGAATTCTTCAATGTTACTATTATCTTCGAGATAATCACATATTTCTTTTGCACCACGTTTGTAGTCATCAAAATGAAAAACATTCATAACAGATCGGCATACGCTCTGCATATATTCTCCATTTTTTCTGGCAGTGTCAGAATACTCAATACTATTTTTAAAAAATCCTTCATCAGCAATATTTTTAATTTTTCTTGCATATGTAGGAATCCAAGTCAATGCTCTCTGACTTGTATTCATTCCTCTTTGTACATTCAGCTTTCTTACCAATTTGCTTACCTTTTTCATATCACAATTTTGATATGTGGCAATTCTGAGCTGATAATTGTCAAAACGCTTCTTCAGTTCTTTTGGAAAATCATCATATGTTTTATTTTTAATATCAAATGTTTTCTTTTCCCATACAAAATTCCCGTCATCATCTTTTAAGAATTTTCCATTTTCATCTACCTGTTTTTCTTGGTACTCAATTTCACTATCTTCAATAGCACCAGTAAATTTATGATTTCCGTATCTAATCTGCATTAATGCGGTTGTTCTCTGAAGACCATCCACAATATATTTCTGTACGATATCTTCATTTAATGGAACTTCAGCTAAAATTAAAGGTGGAAGATAGTCACCAGTTAAAATCGTAACGCCAATTCCATTAACAAATGGCTTGTCACTACAGAAATATCTCTGTACGTCCTGATTATCACTAACATCTTCATCTTTTACCTCATTGGTATAGTTAATTAATGGGATATTTTCTTCTCTTACTTTGTTTGCCATGACTATTTCCTCCTTATGTTTACATTAAAATTTTTACATTTTCATATGCTTGAATAGCTGCAAGATTATTAGAATATTGTTTGCTATCCATATGTAATAATTCTCTGATTTCCTTTGCCTTATATCCATCAGATAACAGCGAAACGATTTTGCGTTGCGTATATGATAACTTATCCAAATATCTTTGAATCTTAGTACCTTCAAACAAATATTCACAAGCAGCTTCATATGTATCAAACTTTGATGGAATGGTTTCTCCAAGTTCCAGTCCATCTTCTGTAACAAGATTACTTGTACTCTCTAACTTCTTTGCCGGTATTTGTTTTTTTCGATTACGGTCACGGATTTCTGTCTTAAATTTTCTATTAATACAGCTCGCCAAAAAACCATCAAAATCACAATCATTATCTTCATCGTATTTTAAAGCGACATCTGCCAAAACGCTTAATGCAATAGAATAGAAATCATCATAATCTTTGCTTGATATACCACCGATTTTTATTAACATTGGATAGCACATTTTCTTTAAATGGTACATGTTATGATCACAGTACCACTCCAACATTTCTTGAATTTCCATTATGTAATTAGTTCCCCTTCTTAATCTCTCTATGTAAATATTCTCCAAAATTTAATCCAGAATCGTCTAATTTTGTATGTCTTGTTTCTGCCATACACTTAGGACAGCGACAGAATTTCTCATGCTTGTCCTTTGAAAACGACATAACTCCAATCATCGGAATGTAACAATTTTTACAAATCACCATATGTATATCCTTCCTTTACAAATCAAACAGCTCGTTCATTACTCGTGGTTCATATGTACGCTTATCCATTTTCGACATGGACTCCAAAATCTCATTTGTAACTGTGTCAGAAATCTTTTTATCAAGAATAATGTTAAGAATTTGTATCTCATTTTTGATACTTCTTCTTTTTATCCTCCGTTCCTTTATCATCTTATATGCTTTCCATCCCTGTGCTGCATTAAGATTGCAAAATTCTATATAATGATTGATATCGGATAATTCCATGTCTACAAAGCTAAGTTCTTCACACAACTCTTCTTTTCTATGTAATGCATCTGTTGCTAATCCATTAAGATCAGTTATTTTGTCAATCCATTTCTGGATATTTTCAGCAACCATAACTTTTTCGGTATTATTTTCCACTTCTGATTGTGTAATCTGCTTTATATTATCGGGTGGGGTATCAATTTTCTGGATATGAAATACTGATTTCAAGGCTTTGGGTAGCGAGTTATTATATAGATTATTGGCTACTTTATTTGAAAATATATCAGCCAATGCTTCGTAAGATGTTGGAACATATTTACCATTACGATTTCTCATAATCCAACGAGAACCGTCTGTAATTACATATTGTGCCAACGTAATCATCTCCTCTCTTTGTTTGATTTAGCAATGGATCATCAGAGACTTGAACTCTGAGCCTTTCGGTTATGAGCCGAATGCACTAACCAATTGTGCTAATGATCCAAGTCGCTGACACTATCGCAAGTTTATCAGGAAGTATAGTATCAGCTTGTAATCCGTTAGTGGATTAGACTATGGTAGAACTATAGCAACTACACATTTTGCTCTTACAAGGAAATCACTTGCGTTCTGTAACATACCGGGTGGAATGTCACAAAGCAGGGCATATCAGATTCGAACTGATGTAATGCAGGAATCAAATTCCTGTGCCTTACCGCTTGGCGAATGCCCTAAATATTAAATTTTGATAAAATATTGGAAACAGGCTATGATTTTAGCCATACTGAACTTGACATAACTGGAAAATTATGCCAAAATATGTAATGACTTAATCTTGGTTGGTTGAGTTACAGTCTGAATGACATATGTGGTTGCAGCCACGTCATTCGGACTGTTTTTATTTCCATTATTTCTCTTACAATAATAATCATAGTCCAAACATATGTTTGTGTCAAGTATAAAACAAACACTTGTTCGATTTCTTGTTCATGTTTGCATTTTAATATGTATGGTGTCCTATAATCAGGACACTAAAATTATTCTTTATTAGAAAATCTCGGCAGTAGTAACGTATTCATTACACCATTTCTTTCTATATTAAATATATCTTGCCTTACACTGTGCATGTCAACTTGTGACATGAATTTATTCTCTGAATAAATCATTGTTTTTGCTGCATTTGCAATTTCCAAAATGTCTACCTTATTTGCTATCCGCCCTCCTAATGGAATAATTGTCATTCCAAGTTGAGTTTGGATAATATTGAACTCTTCATCTTCTGGATATTTATCAAGCAATTCTGTCAATTCTTTCTTTGTGATAGTCTTATATTCAGCCACAACTAACCCTCCTTCTAGGTACATTTGCAAAATATGCTTTAACGACAAGATCACATTCACCATCGTTTAAAGTGCCCATTTTGTATAATATCGAATTTTTGTCAATTACCCTTACTTGCTCTCCAAGCACCATTGAATCTTCCGTCAAGCCATTTTGTTCATTCATATGTAGGACTTTATGACATGGCATATTTAATTTCTTGATTTCACTGGTCAAAGGAACAGCTATTGAGGTTGGAGAATATTTGTTCCCGATGTCGTTCTGAATGATCACATCTGGTCTTACTCCTACTTGAACTGAATTAATATTGTCTTCTCCAAAGTCAATCATCATAACATCCCCAAAGTTTACAGTCATTCCTTTTACCTCCTTTCTTCTTATGTAATGTCCTACGTTTTTATCTTTTGTTTACTTCTTATGCTTCGCATTATAGCAAGTTGATGACAACTTGTCAATAGGTTTATGCCAGTTTTTTAAAATAATTGACATACAGTTTACAACAACTTATAATATAGTTTATAAAATGATAAAGGAGAAGATAATATGCCACAAGGTAAAATCAAACCAGAGAACACAAGAGTAATGGTTGTCTTATCAAGAGACGTTAAAGCAAAGGCTGAAAAAATTGCATGTACAGATGGGCGAACCTTATCTGGGTGGATTCGAAATCTCGTAACAAACGAAGTTAACAAAGTTCACAGCGACACTAAAAATTAGTGTCGTATACATATTACACAAATTTAACCAAATCAAACGGATTCACTTTCATAGCTTTGGCAACCAAATCCAATACAGCTAAATCAGGAACAGCACTTCCATTTTCCCATTTGCTAATTGTACTTGGTGCAATATCAGCCATTTTCGCAAGCCCTCTTACTGTTATTTTATTTTCAGTTCTGATTTTCTTCCCAATATATTCAACCATAATCAAATCACATCTCCATTAATTTTTCTCTCATACCAACAGCTCCGTTTGCATAATTATTAACTGTTGTATTTACACTACTATGCCCCAACTGCTGCTGAACAAATGCAAGATTTCCATTTCTGTTCATTATACTAGCATAATAATGTCGCATCATATGTGGAGTAATACCATTTCCATAATTCTCAAATATCTGTTTGATATTTCTTTCCGTTGTACGTGTGCCATTTTTATTTACAAACACAGCTTCCGTATCTACAATATTATCTAAGGTGCTTCTGTATTCTAACCATTCTCTTAATGCTTTCAGAGCAGATCCGCTAAGATATACTGCTCTATTTTGCATTTCTCGGTACACACCTTTACCAAGAATAGTAATATATGGCATTTCTTCGTCCAAATGTAAATCAGATAAATCTAAACCAGCAAGTTCAGATTCTCTTATTCCAGTTCCTCTTAATACACGAAAGATAGCAATATTTCTATTTCTTACTGGAATATCCTTTTTCCACATTATTTTCTCTTCCATATCATTAAGCTGTTTTTCTGTTGGAAGTTTTTTAGTTAAATTGTTTCCAGATGGAATTCCTTTATATGTTACATCTTTGAAGAATTTATCTTTAATTTCAGCTCCCATTACTCTACTCATATAATCCCAAAAGCTACTTATCATATGCTTTCTAGTTTCCAATGTGGTTGGTGACATACCATTCTGTTCTTTAGTTTTCAAATATAATGTAATATCCTCTGCCATAATATCGGTAAAATCCGATGGCTTAATATCTGAAATATTTGTTTTGTCAATAAGTTTTTCTTCAATAAACCAATTGAGTAAATCTACAATAACTCCAAGATAATTCAACGCACCTGCTTTACTCTCTATTCTAACAGTGAAATATTTTCTCATATATATAGGAAGATTTAACTCATCCAACTTCCTATTAAGCTTCTCTGCGTTTCTATTTTGTACTTCTATCTTATAACACATACCAATCACTCCTTTACATAATCTGATATCGCTTTTGCAATAGCTTTAGCTGCTCTTTTACTTTTTAATGATTTCTGAATAGATTCTGTATTCCAAAACACATCACTAAACCCAGCTAACTCACCACCGCAATTCCAATTTGGAATACTAAAGAATCCTCCATTTACATATTCTCCGAAAATCACGCTATAATAATTTCCATTATAATCAACACCTATATGGTGAATATTTTTAATTTGAGTATCACCATTATAACTAATTTTATAACTTTCCATACTATATTCCACCTTCCTACATATTATTCTCTACTTTATCCGTATAATAACGTGATCTAATTCGTTGAGCATAATCCAACATTTCCAGATAATCGTCACACCAACGAATTTCTACGTTTTTCGTGATTTCTCCATCACAGCCTTCATTAAAACATGTTAAGTCTTTGATATGTTTCTTCTTACGCTGATTTCCATTTCTCTGTATACCACTTCCTAACTGATTAATTTTCATACAGTGAAGACATAAAAATCTTGATGCTCTTTTTGGATTTCCCATATTCATTATTATCACCTCGTTTTCTGCATTAAAAAAGAAGCAGTTTATTCTGCTTCTACTTTCATTTATTCCAAATATTTATATTTTCCAGTTTCAACCAACTTATTTATAAGTGTTTCAAGAAAATTAACACAGGATTCATATGTATTTCCTTCGAAAATAACTTCGTTAATAGCTGTATTTTTTACATACCATTCTATCTTATTATCGGTGGAGATGACTGCCATTATCCAATAGCTGAATTGATGTTCCTCCTCTCCGTACATTCGGATTTTATCCCAAACAATCTCTTTTTCACATATCTTATTTTTCAACCAATTCAAATTAATCATTGCTGCTCCTCGGTTTCACCGCTAAATTCATGTTTACATTTCAATTTATCACCAATATTATATAACACATCTGCCTCCACTTGAAAGCAATTTTTCTTTGGGTTATATCTTTTCTCTTAATTTATTACAAAAATCAGAGGAATCAAGTAATGAGCCGTCAAATATTTTTTTACCTTCTGATTCATATATTTTCAATGAACCATCGAATCCTATAACAGCATATTCTCCGTTATATTTATTCATATCTGAAAGTTTCCATTTAATAACTTTATACTGTGTACTGTCATCCATAGGATCACAATATCCATCATGTTCTAAAATAGCAATTCCAAACATATAAACTATATTATCCATTATCTATTCACCTCCAAATTTTCAAAAGAAATCGCTTTCTGTACATTTTCCATCCTCATAAAAAGAAATTTCACCGTTTGCATATAATTCATGTACTGCTTCTGATATATTCTCTTTCATGTCAAAGCTCGGCAAATCATCTTCATGGTCTTTTATCCATTGTTTTACTTTCTTTACATCTTCATCGCTTAGATGTACCGTATACCATATTGTTGCAATAACTTCTATTTCCATTCCCATAGAATCACCTCCAAAGGAAAGTTAATTTAATAGCATGATGATTCAATTGTATAATTTTCTTCACCATATTCTTCATCGCTTTATTTTTTATATAACATTCCATTTGTAATTCGTTCTTTTGTTCCATCTTTCCATTCTACAGTATATCCTATACCAACATTACTAATAATGACACCCGTTTTTTTCCTAAAAAAATCTGTAACTTCATCTCCTTTTTTCAAAGAAGCCCACTCTTTATAATCTTTCATTTACTTTACCTCAATTCCCATGATCTCACAAAATTCTTTGTCCTTAATAACATCTACAATTTTGAAAAATCTATGTGCGATCTCATTAAACATATCAGCTTGACAAATCGCTTCTGCTGCTTTTGGATGTTCACTTTCCACAAAAGTTCTATATTCTGTTACAAGTTCTGAAAACAATTCCTTTTCTTCGTCATTTTTACAACTGACACGCTTATAACTTTCATAGCATTCCTTTAGTTTATCATTTGGAATGCCTATAAATAAATTTCTTCTCAACATAATATTCTCCATTTCTATACCAAAGGAAAGTTAAATTTCATTACAATGCATATAGCTAATTCCAACAATTCTTTTTAAATCTTCTATGTTGCAAGCCGACATATTTGATTCTTCTATATATTTTTTATTTTTTAAAACTTCGCAAGCAACTATATACCATATTTTATCAAGATCTTCTTTATATATATGCATTCTAGTTGTACTGGTTATATTTACATATATATCATTTTGAGTAGTTATGTTAATAATAACATTTTTAATTGTTCCCGAATATCCCATAGGTTTTCCTTTCATAGTAAAATTAAAATTTACTTGGCTTCTGGGAATCTAATTCCACCCCATTCAGAGTTCCAAATTTCAATTTTCTTTCCATTTTTAAAAGTAACAAGCATATTTTCTCCATCAAAGGTAATCCCAGAATCTTTTGAATTTATTTTCCATTTTTCAATAAGAGCTTTTGCGCCTTCAATTGCTTCTTCTTTTGTATAATCATAAAAATCAGTAATTTCTACCTTATCAACAATATCACCGAACATTTCAATCGCAATGTCTGTAATATCAATATACCACTGATCATGTTCTTGTCTTAATCTATCCTCTATTTCTTTATTCACATTGCTCTCCTTAAAACTTAAAATTCTTAGTAACATTTAATACTCAATTGTATTGGCAATCTCTTTTATCTTATCTGCATTTAATGGTGCAACTGCATCTACTAATCTACCTTTAATTTCTTTATATTCTTTCGAATATGGATTAAATCCAGATAATTGACACCAATTTTCAATTTCTGCTTCTAGTTTACTTGCTTTTTTACAAGCTTCATTTTGTTGCTTGATCTTATTCTGTATATATTTAGGTATCTCCATACAAATTTATTCTTCTTTCTATACATAAGTAAGCTTAGAGTTCATTTGTCTTTTTTCAACTGCATCACTAACTCTAACTCTGCAATTTCCGTTTTCAGTTTCTTCATGTATAATAATGCATTAATAGCATTATCTTCATAATTTGATTGTTCAATGTTTTTCATATCAATTCTGAAATATTCTTGTTGATTTTCCAAATCTCGCTTCTTTGCAGCTAATCGCTGTTCTAATACATCATTCATATTATTCATTCCTTCCAAAAGAAAACTTGGTTTACTTGGCTTTTAATTTAATGCATCTAAGTTTCTCTTATAATTATTCTCTACTCTGTTCCAAAATTCTTTCAAGAAATTTTCAGAATCAACTTTCGCCTCATCAATATTGGACGATTTCATTTTCACTTTTAATCCTGTAGCTGCATCTGTCAACTGAAAATCTTTGTATCTTAAAATTGCTACATTTTCACTAATTCCATCAATGAATAGTGCCGTATTTTCCTCATAATCTTTCCATTTAAACATATAAATCTCACTCCAATCTTCCAAAAGAAACTATTATTTACTTAGAATATGTATTCTATATTGTACAAATCAATCATCGTGCGTTTTTCCGTTGTGCCTCTAAAGAAGTTAAAATCTGTAGAATCCATTAATTGGGCGGTTTTTGCAAACTGTTCCAAAATTTTATTGCTACATTCTTCTAATCCATTATCCCCATAACGTTCTGCCTTCAATTCACACCATGTAATTCCAACATTTTGATGAACTGAAATGTAATCTTTAAAAATTTTAGGAATAATAACTCTTTTTATTTCTGATGGTTCAACTCTTTTTGTAATATATTCTATGTAATCGTCTACATGCGTATCTGTTTTACCGATTTTGTTTTCCTTTGCTTCACATTGAACCTCCAGTAATGCTGCACCATAATTAGGGAATGAGTTCTGTTTACCGATCGGGCTAAATAAATATACCACCGATGTATCGTTTTCTGCTCGTTTTCCTTTGTCCCAATTGTTGTTTCCACACTCATCCATGCTCAGAATTCCATTCTCCATTATGGATTTCAAATCACAAATATCTACGTTTTTGTATAATAGCATTATTATTTCTCCGTTTTAAATCTTTTAATTAATAATATCTTTTAGCAAGTTCTTTATTATACTTCAACAATGCATTTCTTTCTATCTCATCAACCATATTATCTTCATATAGTCCATTAATATCAATGGTGTTCTGTGATTCTGCTCTATACCAAGAACTCTATATGCTCTTTTAACCTCATTTTTGTATATAATATTATTCATAACAACATTCTCCTTTTACATCAAACTATCGGCTAATGCACAAACATCTTTACATATTTTACCGTTGTTGTTTTCATATACTGGAACATCGTCTTCCCAAATTCTCAAGATATTTTTTCTCTTATCATATTTTCCAACTCTTGTTTTACCAATTTCTCGTCTTGGGTGCGATACTCCATCATCTAATATATTCTCTATATCTTCAACTATATTTGTCATGTCTAATTTAACATAGTTAAAATCAACATCTTTTCCATACTTTTCCTTATATGCCTTATTCGCTTTTTCTATAAGTTCATTTGCAAGTTCTATAGTAAATATATCTCTACCCTCTTTTTTAATTTTGCATCCCAAATACTCTTCGACAAAGTTTTTGTCATTTAACTTTGAAAACTCCGCATGATAATAATCTAACTCTTTCCAATTTGATTTCATTCTTATCACTCCAATCTATTTATTCTCTAAAACAATATTGATACAAGGTATTTTATATGAGTAGTCTCTGTTTCCACCAAAATCGTGATCCGACATTCTAATCACAATTGTTTTATTCTTGTAATCACTTTCTTCATATTCAGAGTATGTTTCTGTAATATTGATCCCTCTAATTGTTTCTCAGATATTAAGAAATCTATCAATATTATTCTCTGCAACAGGAACGTTTGTATTCAAATATACAGACAAGCTACTTCTCGAAAATTCAACATTATAATCAATATTGTCTGGAAATTTTTGAACAATATTTGAATATCCTTCAGACAGTCTTTTAATTTTATTCATTTGTCTTTTGTAAGGCTCATATGTATCTTCCATATCTATGTCAATCACTTCGCAAATAAAACTATAATGATTTTGATATGTATTATAATCCATTAGATAATCTGAATTTACATTATCTCTAATTTCCTTAAAGTCATTCTCATCCACTTCATCCAAAAAAGTTTTCAAATTAGACTTAAAAATATTACTCCAATATTCTTTTGTTTCCATGTCTTTATTTTTGCAAATCGCATTTTCAAAAAATTCTGCTGTTAATTTGTCTTTTTTCATTTTAATCACCTCATTGACATATTTAATATTTAATGCTATTATGTTTTTTGTGTTGGAAGATTAGGTTTAGTACCTTTTCGAATTACGTGACTAATTAAACAGAGAAGGTGATCCCTTCTCTGTTTTTATTTTACACAATTCCTTCCCCATAAGTCGTTTAATACTTTCTGATCACTTGGTAGATTCGAATAACTAATTCCAATAGTCTGTAGCTTATAATATTCTTCTTTTGTAATGTCGATTCCATAATCGCCTTTAACAGTTTCTCTATAACCGAATTTATCCTGGCACTCAGGTCTGAAGTACCATTTCTTATAAATTGGTTTATCTCCATGTTCCCATGCAAAAAGACAAGTAATTGTTCTACCAGTAGCAATTTCCGTTGTAACTGATCTTCCAAAATAAGGATTGTACTGCATATAAGCTAATTTACCACGTTCAATTGCATCTTGCTTTTCACGTTCACTCATTTCGAATAACTGCTGTGTACCCCTCCAATAAGAAGTGTCATACACTTTACTGCTATTCACACCAACAGTCGAATACAACTTAACTCCATTTCTATCTGTTGTCTCAACTCTCTTTACTCGCTCACCATTGATATAATCATTGCACAATCTGTCCATGTAATGAACATTTCCATCTTTATCAACTGTACGAGTAGTTTTCTTCATGTCATAATTGTAGTAAGTTGCCTTTGCAGCACTTTCTGCATAAATTCCTAAGAACGCTGCATAAATTCCTAAGAACGCTAATAGTCCTCCGAACATAATCATCAACCACCCTTCTTATTTTATATTACTATTTTCTCCACTTTTCCATTTCATCAACAGACTTCTTATTAAGGTTATCATACATATATTGTCTCTTACGAGATTCTTCCTTTTGGTGCGCTTTCCAAGGAAGATAAATACATAAATATCCTGCAATTAAAAATCCGATTAACTGTGCCATAATAATTACCTCCGTTTTCCCAACTGTTGAATATCATTACTATAATTTTATCACATGACTTTAAATTTTGCACTATATATCCAAGTATTAAAATGATCCATATTTAGTAACTTTAATACATCCTCAAAACCTTTAACAATATCTGTTGCAAATATAAATCCTTTACTGTATCCCTCGTAATTATTATTAGGAATAATTGTAAGATACTTTCCATTCTTATGTACTTCATGCCCTCTTTTAGACATTTCCTTCTTAAATTCTTTGTAATCAAACATAGTCTTCACTATTCCTTTCCATAAAAAGTAAGAGATTGAATATTCCAACCTCTTACATATTCTCCAAGTAAATTTCCGATTCATTGAATTATTTCCCTTTGTATTTTAATGGATATTTTGATAAATCCAAATATTCTGGGCAGTAAATACATGGTACATATTCTCTAAAATCATCATAATACCATGCTTTCCACAAAGTTGTACCTTTCTTTGCTAATTCCCTTGTTGCTTCCTGAAATGAATCTGCTAAATCCATATGATACACTTCCATATTTTCTCTTGTACGTTCCAAAATCTTTTTTGGTACTCGTTTTATAAAATCATTCTCATCAAATACTGTTTGGCTCATAATTATTTCCTCCATTTCTAAAACAAGAAATCATCCTTTCATATGTTAATCCTCAATAACTATTTCTTTGCCACAATAAGGACAATATTTTAATTTATCCATATTTTCAGGTATTCTCCAATATGGGGTGTTCGCATCATGTTCTTTCGGGCAAATCGTTCTATAATCGTATTTTATCCATTTACAAGTTTGTATTTCCTCGTATCTTCGGAGTACAACATTTCCTTCATCAATAAATATTTCCATTGGCTCACCAGTTGCATCCGTTTTCCCAAACACCTGCCTTCTAATTTCCTTTGGAATTACTATTCTACCTAAATCATCAACTCTACGAATTATTCCTGTTATCTTCATTAAATCATTACTCCTTTCGGTTCACTCGTTTCAAAATAATTTCTGTATCTGTATAGGCAGTACAATATGCAATATTATTGTTTTCATCATAATAATTTACATAATACATATCATCGTCAAATGTTCTATTGACTCCAATAAAACCGCCTCTTCTTTTGCCGTTTAAATAAACATCATACTTTACTTCTTTTAATGTATCTGCCCAATAATCTTGAGGATTTTTCACTCTCCATATAAAATCATGTGGTGTTGTTCTTAATTCGTCCATTATTTTTCCTCCAATTATCAAATGAAATTGCTAATTCTTACTAACAACATTCCATATTTCCATACCAAAACCATCGCACACCATCATAGCTTGCATATATATAATTACCTTTACTTTTGAAATATATTGGATAATCATTATTCTTCATTTTCATCACTCCAATCTATACCAAATTCCATGTTTTAATAGGTGTACTCACTGAAATATCAAAGTGTTCATCATTCCGTAAATCTTCAACCTCTTTTCTAAGTACAATACACTCAAATTTATTCTCTTTAATTGCTTTCCGAATTACCCTCATTGCACCTGCTTTTGATTTGTAATTTCTGTTAAAAGTAGCCATCTTATTTTTATCCGCAAAGCCAACCACCTTATAATAAATTTTATCAGTTGCTTTCCAGAAATTTTCTACAATCGGAATGAGAACATAATGTTCACACATCCATTTGAAATCCTTTTCCGTTTTGCTGATATAAGGATTACTACCATCAATAAATTCTATATGCTGATACATTTTAATCTACCTCCTTAACTATTTTTAAATTTCCATAACATTTTCCGCACATTGAGTAATTCCTCTCACATAACATGCAAGAATCCCAATATCTATTATCTGTATCAATTTTTTTAGGATAGATAACTTCTCCAATTTCATTCAATTTTGGTATTTCTTTATCACATTCATGACCATCATAATGACAAAAATAAGCCAATCTCATAAAATCACTCTCCTTTCAAATTAGGACATAAACTAAGACCACCATCAATTTCAGGCACTCTTCTATATGCTCCTCTGTGTGGACACTCTTCTTTTTTACATTCAGTACAATCACATTTCTGATATTCTTCATAACTCATTTTCCAGTTTGTCTCTGCAAATCTTTCTCTTGTCATCATACTAATCAACCTGCCTTTCCATGTATAACAAACTTGTCATAATTCCCTTCAATGCATACCAACACTGTTCTGCGTTCATATATCCAATCAGTGAACCAGTATCTTTCTTTATGTGGAATTGATTGCCACCTTCAATACTGATTATTACAGATATTTCCGTTTTACTTACTGCATTGATAGCACTGATTTCTCTATCAATCTTTTCACACAGTTCTTTTTCGCTTTTGCTTAAATATCCTGTAACTCCGTTATCCCATTTGATATTTAACATTAGTATCATCTCCTTATCTCACATACGGAATATCTTTTCCATGCATATAATTTTCACCTCTAAAACAATCTCCACAATATTCCCAAATTCCATCATCTACCTTTTTGAATGTAGAATATGTTGTTCTGCCCTTTCCATTTTCATCAATTCTACTTGAACATGGTTCACCAATCTGTGAACAATCACTTCTCATACAAGCTGGTGGTAATAAATCCATAAAGGAATCAATCATATCCTCTGTGAAATACTCACCAACTTCATGTGCATCAAGTCCAAAGTAATGTTCTTTATCTACAATTTCTTTTCCCTTGTACATTTTCGGTTTGTTTAATGGAACACCATCATATTCAACTTCTTCAATCACTAAATCTTTATTGAACCATGCATATGCTTCATAATGCTTTTTATAAATTTCTGCTGCTTTGCGTGTTGGGAATATCTGTGGATTACCTGCTGATAATCTATATTTTCCTTCGTAATAATACACAACTTCATATCCCTTAAGTCCTTTTGTCCATACTGGAATATCAGTTTCGATTACATAACCTTTATCAACTGACCATTCAGTTGCTTCATAATCATATTCGTCTACAGGTTCACCAACTGTTTTATGCTTGTAGCTTGCACACTCTTCTTTGCCTTTTTCTGTAAGCACAAAATGTTTTCCTTTGTCTGCTTTATACCAATTATTCCGTAATTCCATAATTCGTTTCCTCGCTTTCTTGTAATAAAATAGGCAGCTAGGTATTTATTCTCCTAACTGCCTTTGCGTTTGCTATAAATTAATTGCGTTTCCATCTTCATCATATTCAATCGGTGTAATATGAACTGCATAACCGATTTCTTTTTCTTTGTCATAAATCTCCATTGTGCCACCTGCACAAAATTCAAATGAGAACCGCCTGTCATCCGATTCAAGTAATTTAATCAAATGATCCGTGAGTTCATTTAAGTTCCGTGCGTCCTCTTTTGACTTTTCAATTCTTGTCATTTCGCTTCACTCCTTTTTATAAATCTCTAACTTATGTAACAAATCAAACATTGCTACATATCTGCCCTGATTCCGTTCTTTGAGTTTATCATTGTCGTTCTGCTTGCAACCGCATACTGTGTATCACTTTCGCTTTGCAGTAAAGCATAATTATCTTTCCGTAATAACTCTGTCCATTTCATGTTCTTACACCTCCTATTCAATCACTTCTACTTCTTCGCTTGATCCAATAAGCATTAAATCTTTCATTGGACAATTTTTATTCAAACAATCTGCTTCAAATATGAATCCATCGTTCGATGTACAGATCCATTCTTCTTTCATATGCTTGAATTTTGTTCCTACTTTAATTTCTCTTGTCTGCACAGTTTTATACCTCCTGTAACTTATTCTCTTTTATTAATCGTTCACGAACCATTCTGTTCAAGTCTTTATTGACTGCTATGATTTTATGAGAAGTTCGATTCATATAAATGAAATGACTTCCCTTGCACCGTGTAAATCTGTATCCATTCTGTAACAGAATCGGTTCAAATTCTCTTAGTTGTTTTGTCTTTCTATATGCCATAATTCATCTGTCCTTTCCTTATTATAATGTGTTTGCCCGTATAGCCTGATAGCATAGCTTCATTTCGCTTTTACCGATGTTTCATTTTCATCACTCGCTTCTTAAAATAATTTTTTTCATTAAAATAGCGACCACAATTATTTTGCAGTCGCTTTAATTTCATTTGCCTTTACCATTGCATTGTTCATGTCAACGCAGATCCCATGACAAGTTCTACGTTCTCCGCATCTTTTACACAATGCATTGAATAATTCGCCTTTTATTTCTCTTTCCATTTAGACCTCTTCTCTTTCTAAAAGTGTTTCGTAATATTCGTTTTCGCTTTCAAAAAGCTGGTATTTTCCATTGATCCAACCCATATAACCATCCGGTACTTCATATCCTTTCATCTATTCTTTCGCCTCTCTTTCTGTTCTCCTTGCTAAATTATTTTCGCTATCTGGGCAAATTCCCATAGCTAATAATGCGTCTTTCGCTGTGCATCCTGTAATAATCGCATAGAATAATGCGTCCCATGATGCTTGATTATCCCGTAATGTTCTTGCCATGATTTTCACTCTCCCTTCTATAACAGTCCACATGCAGATAATAATTTCTTTGCAAATGGATGCTTGTTTGCTTCGAGTTTGCGTTTTAACTCTCTATTGTAACGCTCCTCAAAATAATCACGCTCTGATTGTGCGATTTCTGCTTCTGGACGATTATCAATAACATCATAACCATCCTTTATAATAATTATCATTTGCCTTTCCTCCTTCTATTTGTACTAAAAAAGCGATGCTAACATCGCTCTACTCATGTTATGAGTTTTGATTCCGTGTGGTTTCCGTGTTTCTGTTCGGACTGAATAGATCCGTGATGGTTTGCTTGCCTTTGCTACTTCATAATTACAATAGGTTGCATGAATTTGTTTTGCTTTCTCTGACATTGTTTTTACTTCCTTTCTTATTATTTACCACTCTGCACCGCTGTATCTGACCTGTAAAATAATATCATCAGTTACCTTTTCTGTTCCGTTACTATCTATGAGCATAGATACTACGTCTCCATTTTCATAGTCTTCACAGCCACGAAATTTCCATTTGTTTCCGCTATAATCCTGTACAGTGACAACGTTTTTCTTTTTGTTTACCTTTGTTACTTTCGCTGTCAAAGGATATGTTTTGTTTTCATCTAAATCTTTAAGATGCGGAAGTTTCTCACAGATTTTTGAATATGAATATCCATCTGCCTTATTGAACTGCTTTGTTGTATCGCCAAGCTCAAAGCAGAGATATCCATATTTGTCATAGAAATAACCAGCAATGTCACAGATTGGAATTGCATTTGTGATACTGATCTGCTTTGGAGTTGAGGCATTGACTGTTTGCGTTGGTTGCATTGTGCCTACCGTGTAGGATGTAAGGATTGTTGCTGTTGTAAGAATGAGTGATAATAATTTCTTTTTCATATTTGTTCTCCTTTTCTGAATACACTCCTGCTTGTGTCATTGATTGACGCATTTCTTCTATTGTTGGCATAGTGGTTCCTCCCTTTTTACATGGTTTTTAGCTTTTCTTTGAGTTCAGCTATTTGAGCTTCTATGGCTTGTTTTTCTTCGTTTGCCTTATTATATTCTGCATCTGGTATCCATTCCATTATGTCAGATGGTTGGACTTTGAGATATTCGCAGATACGGTTTAATGTATCTGTTTTGAATATTTCATTTTTATTTATTTTAGATACAACATTAGTGCTAATTCCTGTATCTTTACATAGTTGTGTTTTTGTTATTTTGCGTTCGCTTAAAAGTGTATCAAGTTTATAATATACTATCATATAATTTTCGCCTCCTTTTATATATTCAAAGATAGCATATTATTTGACTTTTTTTAAGTGCTATCATTTTTATTTACCATATGTCAATGCATATGGTTTTGCCTTGAACCATTTACGTATATTGTCAGTAAGTCCCCATGAAGTTTGTGCAAAGTCGTTTTGATCGTTTAGCACTTCTTTCATTGCTTCTTTTTTCGCTTTTGCATGTTTAATTGCCATGCTTCTATCTTTTCCCATGATTTTATCCTCCTATTTGTTGTTTTTCTTAGATTTTTTTGTGTACTTGTCAGTTAATACGCTAGGAATATCGGCAGGTTTGATAGTTCCTGCTTCTACCATCCACTCAAAGCCTACACCGTAAAGGTTTTTAAGCGCATTTGTTACGTCATACTTGAGAGCCTTTGTACCGTTAGACTTTACAACGGTTTTCGTGTCAATCTTCTTACCGATTGATTCCAGAACGGCAGTTTCAAATGTTGTACCTGCTACATCAAGTTTGTAAACTTTGTAGAAGTTCTCTACTGCTGTCTTGACATCTTCTAAGCACTTAGCATCTTTCATAGCTTTGCGGAATTTTTTGTCGTGTTCGTTGTATTCAAAAGAAGCTTGTTCTTTGAGCAACTTATTCCACTCAACCTTTAAGCCTTCATTGATAGTTACATAATTAGTACGCATCCGGTTCAGATCCTCAACTGTAATGTCAAGATTTCCCGAACCTTTTTCGAGCATGTCGTCAATGGCTGCAATACTGTTATTATTAGCATCAATTTTTGAGCCATAGATTGTATTCAGTTCGGCTTTTTTGATGATGCAACGGAAAAATTCAGAAGTCCGTGTTGATAATGTGCGTGCTGACTGGAAAAAGTCAACTTTAGTGTTGTTTGTTGCTACTGTTGTGTTAGTTGTTGTTTTACTCATAATGTTCTCTTTCTCCGACTTGACGCAATCGGTGCTATGTATTTTTATTGTGTACGTTGTTATCCTCAGCTTTTAACAGACTTGGAACTGTCAATCTTTGCAGACTGGTAGCTTTATAACGTCCTCCTCACCTTACCTAGTGCACCTCACACCGTTGTACCTTCGTACACCCCTAAAGAGTATTCATGCTTAGTCTTGAGCATTCATGACCTCTAACCCCTTTAGGATATAGATACAGACCTCAATATTCAATTCCTACGAGTTGGGGAACGTAGGCACTCTATTTTCACCCCGAATTGCAATGCAAATAGTTATCCGCAAGCCGTGACTTGTTTCATGGTGTGGTTTATGCCGTAACATTTGCCACCTATTCACAAAGGCATTTTTAAAGATATGCAAACTTTTTGTGGAATTTTTAAGTCAATCGCTTGACTTGTTTAAAGTATATCATGTTACTTGTCTAAAGTCAAGTATTGTTTTAGGATTGCTTGCAAAGAAGTTTAAAGTCTTGTTACTTCCTAATTATTCGCTTGACTTAATACAAGTATATCATGATACTTGTCTAAAGTCAAGTATCATTTTATTCGCTTGACTTAATACAAGTATATCATGTTACTTGTCTAAAGTCAAGTATCATTTTTCAAAAAATACGATGAATCATAATACAAACGTTTGTTCGAATATGTTCTGATCAGATGGTTTAGAACTGATTTTATAGAACATTTGTTCTATCTGAAAAGAATGTATAATATATATCTATTAGCCATTGTTATAGACTAACTGGGGGTAGTTAAAACTAACTAATAGGACTGCAAATGCAGCAAACCCTATAGCTGGTTCATCCACACACCAACTTAAAAATCCATCCTTTTCCAATCCATTAAATTCCAACAAAATCAAGCAAAATCCCAATTTTACTATCTCAAACCACTTATCGTATCCCATATCGTTAAAACCCACTAAAATCAAGCATTTCACTCACTTCAACCCCTAAATTTCAAAATCCCATCATACTAAAATCACACCCACAATCCTATTTTCTTCCTTATATATAAGCGTTTTCACCGATAACGATTTTTCCATCAAAAGTCACACTCAAGAATCTCAACATATTGGGGGGGGGGTATATTAAAACTGTTCGCACAAATCATCTTTTAAATAGAGATATCCATATATAAAACAGCAATAAAAAAGGACTACAGCCAAAGCCATAGTCCAATAAACCAATACTTGATCAATAGAAATATATATTTATTTTTTGGATATCATATTTATCTTTAAAATTCAAATTATATCCATCTTTCTTTTTTACTTTTTCATTAGCAGGGACATATACATAACCAGTAACTATTCTCGTTAATTCTCCACTACTATTATAACATAACGCAGAATATTTTGCAGATTTAGTAATAGGTGAAGTAAAAACAATATCTCTATATATCCAACCATTATCAATATACTGATCAGAAATATTATATTTTATATCAATAGAATCTGCTCTATTTACACTTCTCAAAGATATTTAAAACTGTTCGTCATATTGTATTGGATTATTAAAATCTATTACACGTCCATTATTATATTCCATTAATGCAATAATATAAGTATTTTTATTTACTATATAATCATTTGTGTTTTGTCTAATATAAAATCCATCCTTATCGTATTGTTTAATAGAAATATTAACATTAACAGTAACATCATTATTGTTTACAATTTTGATCATTTTATTATACTGTCCCGAATATGCATTTTCAGGAATATCATACTACACATATAGTTATTTAATTCTCCTTTAATACAGTTGTTTAAATTTTCAAGTTACAATTTTTAGATGGGTATTTGTTCACCGAATGGCGTAGAATTTTCTGTACAATGGTGTACATTAGAAATTCTGGCTAGAAATGACATCTCAGTTAGATTTACTAGCTTGATATTTTCTCATACGTTCAGCAACTTGTTTCTTCTGTTCATCTGTAAGTTCACGTTTCTTCGCTCTAAAACTGATTAATGTTTTATCCTTTAATAAATATTTCTTGCCTCTACCAGTATCTTGAATGAGAGAGTACATATCAGGGCTTTCCTTACACAATCTATCCAATTTAGTAATATATGTAGAATCTGAAGCATAAATTGTTGCAAATTTCTCATCACGCATCATATTGATACAAACTTCCTGTTCTTCAATTGAAACTGTCATATTTTTATCTGCCATTGTTCATTTTCCTTTCTCTATAACTTCTAATACTGTTATTCATTTACTTTTCACATGAGCGATCGAAAACCCAATCTGCGAAAATCTTATCTGCAATATTTCGAGATCCTTCATAGTCAGTACAAAAATCTGAAGCACAAATATTTCCTCCGTATGTATTCTGGTATTTATGGTTCTTTGATGTAATTGTTACTGTTCTGTTCATTAATTAGTTCTCCTTTTCTGTTTAAAAATAATTTGTTCATTTTGCATCAGCTCCTTTGAGTGCTGCGTTAATGGTTACATATGTATATTCTCTGTTTTATAATTCATTTTCTAATAATTTAATTATCTTTGTTTTAACATTATCAGAAAATAAACAATTTTTATCTGACTCCAATAAGTCTAATACGGTCTGATATGATAGGTCGGACGATTTTAGTGTATTGATATAATGTTCTTTGTTCTTAAACCATTTTGTACCAATTTTATATAATTGATTTGAGTCACCTATCTCATTTGTTACTGCGATTTTTACCATTCTTCCCATATTTAATTTTCCTCCTTTGTTATGAAGTCATATTTATCAAATACTCGTATATCACGAATCTTTTCCAAACATGACTCATCATTATTCTTTTTGTAAGTTGCTTCATATTTGTGATTTTCTTGCAAGACATATGCATAGACTTGTTGGATATCTTCTTCAGAATATTTAAAATCTTTATTTTTACAGATTTGATTATACATTTGAGCAAGTCGTCTTTTGGCATTAGCCTTCTTTATATTATTCTCCACATATTTATATGAATCTTTATATTTTCGTTGGCTAATAGCAAAAGCGTCAATATACAACTGATCTTCAGGTCTGCCGTATACATTTGGTAAACGAGTTATTTCACATGAATCTTTATTGATCATAAAATCATTCTGCCTATAAATATAAATAAGACCAATGCTTTCTAATATTTTGTTGTAATCAATAATGGATCTTTCTGAAATACCTGAAAGTTGAGATATGTATTCTATAGTAAGATTACCAACAACTCGACATTTGTGCTGATATGCGTCTATATATACATCAATCGTTGAACTGATAGTTCCAATAAGGAAGATAAAGTATTTCAACAATAGAAGAGTATTAACATCCTTTAGCCGACATATCGTTAAAATCTCTTCGTAGGTAATAATTGTAAAATATTCACCTTCTTCTGTGATAAAAAGATCAGAACAATCTATTATGTCAAATTTACCTTTTGATTTAACTCGCTTTATAATACCTTGATCAATTAACTCATCGTAGCCAGTTTTCAAACCAGTATAAAATCTACGTGGATAGTCTAATGATTTTGTAAGCTGATATGCTAGTATTTCACAAGATGTACATATTTCTTTTACATCTTCATTAGGCAAAAGGGTTTTTATGGCACAATAGGCTGCTAAGCCATATATAGAAAGCTTGTCTGATTTATATATTTTTTCACTTAGCCATAATTGCATCTGTTCACTTCCTTTCGCTTATATATTCTCCAACAGGAGTGCAGAAGAGTAAAACACTTAAAAATCAATGATTATGAATAACCATGGTGCAAAAATGTACAAATTTATGCACGTACACTCCCCAAGTGTAGAGAAAAAATGTGCTCAAAAATGTACAAATTTGCAGATAGTTCATTTACTATGATATTCAATTACAATGATTTTAATTAAACTCTTATTTTTTGTTTTACTCTTTCATTTAATTATTCCTCCAATTTTTCCACAGATAGTACAGTAACTGCTTAATGAAGTATGTATACGTTCTTTTTCTTCTTGAGTAAATACGTTACTTTTAAAATTTCATTTATATTGAATAAGACATTCTTCATATTGATGTTTGTGTTTTGATTTGCGATTACTCTTTGAGATATTGCTCTCTGTTGATTTGAGATATTTTGGTATTTCGTTTTCTTGTATCATATTTAATTCCTCCTTTGATGTATTATTCTATCTTTATGAAAATGTAATTATTGCACTATTGTTCTTTTGGTAGTAAAATGAATATATCTAATTTTAAAGGAGGAATTGTATATGAAGAAATTGAAGATATTAAAGAGGATATTTAATTTTGTGTTATGCATTGTAATGGTTATTACCGTTATTCAATTAGTACCACAAAATATTTATGCTGCTATTGCGGAGAAGGGATTTATCAAGGTGAACGCTATCTTGATAATGAAAACGGAGAATATATGCATGAGGACTGTATTGGATGTATTGGCACAGACAAAGTAATTAATTGGCTTGGATTTAAATACAAAGAAATGGAGGACTATGATGAATAAAATTGTAAATAAACTAAAAGATAAATTACCTCAGTTTTGCAACACACAAGATTTCTGGTATGTGAAATTTAAGGATAAACAGCATTATATTGATAAAAAGAGATTTCATAAAAAGTTAATATATGAATTCCTAACATTTATATCAATTGCTTTCATTTTTATTTTCGCAATCATGGTTGACAATTTATGTATTAGAACAATAGGATTGATAATTTCTGTTGATATGTTTGGAATTGTAGCTTTCAACGAAGGAAAATCTGAAAGTAAGTAAATAGAAATTTCATTTGGAGAATATATAAGTGAAACATAATAAATAAAAGATAAAAGGAGGATTTATGGCTGGTATTAGCGTACCTCAATATGAGATTTTTAAAATTGGAACAAATAAACTAAAGTATTCTAATTGGGATTTACAGATTACCAAAGAAGAGGCTTTTAAATATCAGGAACTCATATCACTGTTTGAAGCCCAAGAATTCCGCATAATGGCAAATAAGATTTTAGAAAAACCTATTTGGAGTATTGATTTTTCAAAGATATTTATGCAGGTAGTTGTTGATAAAAAATCTGATTTTGCAAGAGCGACTGGTAAAAAAGGTGTTATCATAAATGGTGTTAATTATAAACGCTTTGTCGGAACTACTGGTGGATTAAAAAATAATACTCTTCTCTTCTGCAATTCACAGTACATTGACAAATTAAATGAATTATGTGAATGCAAGAGAAATCCAGATACTAAATTAGTTCCTGCAAAATACGAAGCTTACAAAGCATTAACATGTTCTGCATCACAACCGATTTGTGATCCACATGGAATTTTGGTTGTAAAAGATTGTATTACACAATATTTTGCAGATGTTATATCACTTGATGATGGTGGCGATTCAAAAGAACCGACAAGAGAAATTATTAAAGATAAAGCTCTTGAAAACAATGTATCTGACGGTTTTAATCTTTGTACTATACAATATATGCAGCGAGTAGCTGAATCTTTAGGTCTTGATTATATTCCTGGCGGTGTGTGCTTGAGAAACGCATGGCTCAAAGGAATGCTCTATCCGTTCCCTATTTATGAATTTATTGAAAAATACAATAATGGTAATTATATGATTGAAGATATTTGGGGAAACATGCAAGATATTCGTCAATGTGAAATGATTGTCACAGAGTCTTCTCTTAAATTATGGGGAGCGTATGATAATATTGAGCAATATGTGAATGCATATAAGGAATGTGGATACGGATTTTCTGTAACAAAAATTTCACCGCATGTTCTTGAAGAACAGAGAGAATTGAATTACCAATATCTTCAGTCTTATGAATTTACAGACGAAGATGTTGAGGAATTGTGCGCACCAACAATCAACTATTTAAAAGATGCTATGTGTGGTGACTACTCTTCTACTATTAAATTTCTTGGTATTAACGAAAATACTGATGTAAATTCATGGCAACGTGCTTTATATACAAGCGAATATATGTTGGGAGATCCATATATAATCGACTCTGTACATAGATATATCAAGAAAAAAATGAATGATGCGAAAATTGGTAAATTATTTGTAAAAGGTAACTATCAGATTGCAAGTGGCGATCCATTTGCTCTTATGCAATCTCTTTGTGGGTTGGAAGTTACAGGTTTATTAAAAGCAAATGAATGTTATTCAAAATTTTGGATTGATAAAAATGAAGATGAAATTGTACTCTTTAGAAGCCCAATGACAAGTCATAATAATATTCGAATGTGTAATATCAATAATTCGGATGAATGTCAGTATTGGTATCAATATATGAATACTATCATGATTATAAACGGTTGGGATTCATTTTGTATGGCTGAGAATGGGGAAGATTGGGACTCGGATCTGAACTTTTCTACTAATAATCCAGTTATGAAAAGACGTTATAGATATTTACCTGCTATCGAATGTGTTCAGCGAAATGCAGAAAAAATTGTTGTTACTGAAGCTGCTGTTAAAAAAACAAATAAAGCAGGTATGGGAAATCAAGTTGGAACAATCACTAATTATGTCACATCTATGATGGAAGTTCAATCTCATTTTGAGAAAGATTCATCTGAATATAAAGAATTAGAATATAGAATAGAATGTGGTCAGCTCTATCAACAAAATGAGTTGGACAAAATTAAGGGAATCATTGCAAAACCAATGGAAAGTAGTTGGTACAATTTAGGTGCTTGCGGAGAGAATAGATATTTGCAATCGCTTTGCGCATACAGAAAGCCATACTTTATGATTTATGTTTATGATGAGACTAAAAGACAATATAAACAGTATATCAAAGAAAGTAATGCTAAGTGCTATGCTATCTACAAATGTTCTATCAAGGATTTGTATAACAAAGATAGTCTTACAAAAGAACAAGAAGATTTTCTATTTTGGTACGAAAGAAAAATGCCAGTTGGTACAGGAAATTGTTCTATGAACCAAATTTGCAAATATGTTGAAAGTCAGTTAGACGGATATAAGTCTCAGCTACATAAGGACTCTTCATTTGATTATAATATACTAAAAGTAAAAAGACGTTGTACTGAAGAACACAGACAAGCTCTGCGAGAACTTGAACAATATTATTGTGAATGTATTAAAGAATATAAAAAGAAACAGGTAAAAGAAAAAGGAATACAGTTAAATAGAACTGATATCTTTGATAAGCAGGACGAATTCGACAAATATTATCAACGTGCAAGTATGGTTGAAATGTTTAAGAAGAAAGCCGAAGAAATATGTCCAAATGATGATGAACGTATGAATATCATTCTTGATATGACTTATGGATATAAAGGTAATAGGCAGTTTTGTTGGGATTGTATTGGAGAACTAATTATTAAGCGTTTAGAAGAAATGGAGGAAGAAGTTGTATATACTGAATGAAAAAGAATATATTAGAGAGATATTAGTGTCTGGTAATAAACCAGACAATATATCGAATGGATATTTGATAACATTGATTGCTAAGTATTATTTTGATAGAGGTAAAGATCCAAATATTCTAATTGATACAGTCAAAGCAAAGATGCTTGAATTCAATATTGAAGGATATCAGGAATATAGATATGCCAATAAAATCAAAAAGACATGTACTGATTTATATGATTCAGAATCAAAAAATCTCTTTAGGGAACTTGAGTATGTTCCTATCTATGAAAAAGAATTAAAAGTCGTGGAGTCTCTTCCAAATGATCGCCAAAAGAAATTTATGTTTACACTATTTGCTATTGCAAGATATATGAATAGTGAAGGATGGATAAATAAAAAAGACTCAAAAGGTCTTTCAGAAGTATTTAAACTTGCCAATGTTACTCTCTCATCTGATAAAAAGAATGAATTATTGCATGAGTTATATAGTAATGGTTATATTCATTTTGGGAAAAAGGTGAATAATCTTAATATCAAAATAGATTTAGGAGACACTGATGATGATATTGCTTATAAGGTAACTCAATTTGAGAATATTGGTAATCAGTACATAGGGAATTTTAAAAAAGGTTATAAGCAGTGTGCAAATTCTGGTTGTGGAAGAAAAATAAGAATAACAAAGACTGGAAGACCAAAGTTATATTGTGAAAAATGTGCAAAGGAAATAGATAAAAATAAGGCAAAAGAACGTATGAAAACCTTGAGAAACGCATAAATGTTCGAAAAACTCATTCGCTAAAACCATTGATTTATAAGGCTTTTTTGCACATTTTTAAAAAAAATTCGTTTTTCTTAAATGTAGATATAGTGAAATATTTACAAAAATATGATACAAAAACGATTGTCATGGAAGAAACAAACCGACAATCTTTGTATGTCTGCTCTGCTACTCTTTCGAGTGGCATTGCAGATTTAGAATGAAATCAGCTTTTCTTGGCTGATAAAACAGAGAATATAATAGTATAAAGTTCGTCTAACATATGGCTATAAGTTAGTTGATGTGATGCCATATGAAAAACTTGTGCATGTGTGATAAAACCAGTTAAGTACATCAAGCGAGACTGTACCATGCATTTCTGTGGAAGATATATAGGAATCAAACCTATGGGGAACGATTCGAAGGCGTTTTCAAACAGAACAATTCTAAAAATCATTTCTAAGATTGGTACATATTCATATTGTACTCCTCTTCTTATATGTGTCGGTGACTGTGCTACAATTCTTGTAGTATGGTTGCCGATTATTCTTTTAATCTCTTATAGCTCAGTTGGTAGAGCATCGCACTGTTAATGCGAAAGTCGTAAGTTCGAGTCTTACTGGAAGAGCTTTTCTACTTTTGTAGGACTGGTTGGTTTCGGATCAGGAGATGTTAAATCTCAAAAATAAGCATGGCGACATGTATAAAGTGGTTCTTATCGTATTATAAGGCTGCGACTGTGAAATACAGTTTAACGGAAAACACATAAAATCTACGCCCAACCTTCTATTCAAGGACAACTGTTGGCGAATATGGTTGATTGGTGGGTGTCTTGAAATAGGCACTGTAGTAACGCAGAAATGTGGGTATGATTTGTGTACTATTGGTGGGAATATCGCAAGTATAACCGCTGATAGGATTTTGGTAATATCTCTTAAGTTGAAAAACAGGGATGGAATCAAAAAGCAAGGAGATCGCAATCCGAGTAGGATGGTGATGATTGGGCTGTACTCAAAAGGTACGGATGATCAAATGTACACCTCATCGTCCATAATAAGTACATACTTTTGAAAGAAATCAAATTATTTTAGGTAAAAATATTTAAAAGAAAATTACAAAACAGCAAAAGTGTGTGCGACCGCAAAGAGAAAAACAACTTATTCACCTGTAATATGGTGACATATAGCACTCGCAAGGTGTTATATGAGAAAGTACAAGTACGTACAACTCTAATAGGCTGCAACCTATGAATCTCGCAAGGAAGAATGTGCAGAAAGAAAATCTATAATACTTTGTGGTAAGAGTTTGCCGATTATGTCAAAATCGGTGTTGTTGCTAACTACAAGTTAATCGCTTGTGTGATAAACTGTGTCCAACCATAGTAGATGTTAGTGTATTGAGTCAAATATCTCAGCTCATATTAAGCAAGGATCTCATACTTCGGTATGGGATTTTTTATTTTGGGAATTAGTTCAGTTTAGTTAGAACGCCTGATTTGGGTTCAGGAGGTCGTGGGTTCAAATCCTACATTTCCAACTACTATCATACTTTGTAGGAAATAAATCAAGAAAGAAGTGAAAATTATTAAGTACATTTCAAAAAATGAAATTGAAAAATTATTATCCGAAGGTGTAATTAGAAACACAAGACGAGGATATGTAGATCGCAGAGGCGAACATATTGGATATTACAAGACTTGTGGTGGAAAGCGTTACATTGAAGATAAATACGTCAAGTAGGTTCTGCTTATGAAAAATCGAATTGAGTATAAAGGATTTTATATTGACAAGACTGAAAATGGCTACCGTATCTGTAGACAAGAAGATACAGAAAAACATACTCATCTCTCAAATCTTAATCCATCATATAAGCTTATAGATAATGTGTTATCTAATAAAATTCCTACTCGTTGTGGGTGTTATTATTTGGAGTCGCATATTCGTTTGAGCTATGATGAAAATTATATTAGGAAGATTCGTGAGTATATCAAAGTGAAACAGAATAAAAGTAAACAAATGTATTACAATCCTGGCAGAAAACGTTCTGGTGGGATTTTTTAATTTTATGGAGGATTTAAAGGATTATGGTAGATAGTAAAATTAAGAAAGCAACTGTTAGTGCGGCTAAAAAGAATATTACAGCGAGTGGAGTAAGAATTGAAAATGGAACTTTCGTTGACGATGAAGGTTCTATTGTAGATCGTATTGCAGAGAAATTACCAGAAGGTACAACTATCTTTGATATTAAAATCAGTATTGAGATTTCAGATGAAGAGTCTGAATCTGCTGAATAGAGAGTAGGTGGATGTTATAATCGACTTACATAGATTGGAAAATGAAACAGATTTTGAATGGAAATTAAGATGTTGCCTTGCAAAGAAACGTAAAGAGACAGATATGGATTGGATTGAAATTCGAGATATGCTTGGATTGAACATTACACCAGATCAGCTTAGAAAACAGGCTGTTGGATATGAAGAGTATGATAATTATATTCACAACTGTGAGGGTGCATCTGAAAGAATTTTATGTGTGTCAGATGTTCATATTCCGTTTAATTTACCTATTGATATTTTTTCAGGTTATAAGGGAATTGTAGACACTTTAATAGTCAATGGTGATTTATTGGATTGTTTTTCATGTTCTGCATTTCCTAAAAAATTCAAAGTAAATCTTGATGAAGAACTTGTTTTAGGAAGACAGTATATTATTGATTTAATCAATCTGACTACACCTAAAAAGGTAATGTTTGTGATGGGAAATCATGAATACCGTATGCAAAGATACTGTTCTGATAGATTATCAAACGAATTACTTGGCATCATCCCAACAGATCCGCTAGGAATGATTGTAGACGATGGATTCAAAGTTAATGATGAAAGAAATAAAACCCAGACACAATACTCTTCTATTCGTGAAGTGTTTGAAGATTCAAATATTGAAATCGTTTATGATAAAGAATGGTGGATAAAAGAAGGTAATGTAATTTTCTGTCACCCATTAAATTATTCATCTGGTATGTTAAAAACAACAGAAAAGGCAGTCAATTATTTCTTGCGTGTAGATCGCACATTTACTGGAATCGTAATGGCTCATACCCATAAAGTAGGAAGTTCTACTCAAGGTGGAATAAAAATGTATGAGCAAGGTTGTGTGTGTGATTTGGATAAGCTGGATTATAACAACGGTAAACTTATAATTCCAAATCAGAACGGGTTTATGTATCTTGCATTGGATTCAAATGGTGACATTATTGATTCCAAGACAAGAATTATTACTAATTTCATGACAAAGTAGACCAAGTACGAGTGACTTGGTTTTTATATTATGCATAAGTAACTATGAAAATTGGGCTAATTTTCTATTTTTAATTAGTCCGATTGTATGGAAATTGTGATGTTACTGTCACAATTGTATGTATCAGAGGGAGTGTACTTAAATGAGACGCTACCCTCTTTTGCATTAAAAATAAATAATTGAGAAAAAGGAGAAAATTAAAATGACAAAGAACGAAGTATTAAAGGCAGTATCAAACAAGGTTGAAGGAGCTTCACAGAAGGACATAGCAGTTATTCTTGATGCATTTGCAGATGTAATTACAGAGACATTAACAGCAAACCTCGCAGAATCAGTCGCAGTTGGTAAACTTGGAAAGTTTAAGGTTAAAGAAGTTCCAGAGCGTAGAGGAAAAATTATGATGGGCAATCGCAAAGGTGAGGAGTATGTAACTCCACAGCATGATGAGATTTACTTTAAGATGTCAAAGTCTGCAAAACAGCTCTAATTCTAAGGTGGTGAAAATATATTGAAAACATTTGGTTTTACAGATACAAATGATTTTGCTGAATTTTTAGCAGATACTTTTGACAAGCTGGATGTTTGTACAAGAGATTATGACGATGATTGTTCAGAAATTGTAGTTGTGGCTAAGTATGATGTGATGAAAGATGTTCTTAATTCTGTTATTAAAAATACGAATTTTAAACTTGCTTCTTGTAACGATTTGAATGATCCTTATTGGGATGGTTATGATGATGCATTTATTCTTAGTATTGATCCTGAAATGAATGTATATGTTCAGGCTGCCAAGTATGAGGGAAGTGATACTTATATCAATATGGATGAGACAGACATTGTATTTATTCATGGAGATGTGAGTTCAGCTTTTGTTATGGACAATAAAGATTCTGGATGCATTATTCACGAATTCAACATTGGTGATGACGCTGACGCTGTAGACGATGATTGTAATTGTAAGAATTGCAGTTGCAGTGACGTAAGTGATGATTCTCATAAAAATATTACATTTGATAAAGATGAAAACGGAAATATTCACGGATTTACTTCTGTTAAAAGTGATGTTAATGGATATGAAAAGCATGAATTTTATTCTAGTAAGCCGATTGATTTAAGTGATTTTGACGAATATAATTCGGTTGGAAGATTATTTGATTTGCTTGATTTTATTTTTTAAATATTTAGAGTGTGTGGTGTATGCTACACACTCTTTTTGTATCCTCTCATAGACCACTAAAGATGTGGGGCAGACTGTAAATCTGTCGTCTTCGGATCGGCTTGGAGCATTACCAAGTGGAAGGACTTTTCAATGTTTTTATATACGGATTGGGAGATGTTAAATCGGCAACGAATTTTATATGGAAACAGAGAATAAATATATGTGCTCATGATTGGTGTCATAGCTGATTGTGGGATTTATGGAACAGTAGATACTTGGAGTAGCTACCAAGTATATGTGGCAACCTACACACCTCTCCTACTGTTCTATTTTTATTGTATGTGTAGGGGAAAGTGTAGGAAAAATTTATGAGAAGAAACAAAGTCGATGAAAAAATATGGTATGACGAAGTAGAAAAATATAAATCTGCTTGCAAACAATTAGAAAAAACAATTACTTGTACAATGTTAAAGTATGGATTTATGGGATTAAAATGTTGGAGTTGGTATCCTGGAAATGCACCAGATGATTTGAATATAAGTACGTTTTCAGATTTTCTAAAATATCTTGGAGAAGAAGCATATTATAGAGAACGTCCTACTAAAGAACAAGTATGTGAATATGCAATTAAATTAAGAGAACAATTGGGAAGAAACATTAAACTTTCTGATTTTGAAAATAATAAACAGGTTAAAAAAAGTGACATACTATATTATTTTGGCAGTTTTAATAAAATGAACAAGGAATTAGGATTTGAAGAAACTGGTACATATAGAGGTCATTCATATTCTAAGGAAGAGTTAATTGAAGCAGTCAAAAATTTTGTAAGTGAAAATGGGTTTATCCCAAGTGCTAAATTTATTGATACTCATGGCAAAGAATACGGTATGCCAAATAGAAAGACATATAATAACAAATTTGGTAGTTGAAAAAATGTTTTACATGAGTGTGGATTTGATGAAAAAGAATATGCAAAAAATTATGTTTTAAATGAAAATGATGATTATGTATTAAAGCATGATAATGCGGAATTCCTTCAGAATATAATATTTGAATACATTGAAAAATATAATAAAATTCCTGGAATACGTGATATAAATAAATATTATGGAACTGAACTTAAAAATTATTTCAAAAAATATTTTGGTGGATATAATAATTGTTTAGAATCACTTGGTCTTAAAATAAATCAGAAAGCTGAATATAAAGAATCTGAGTTAGATAAAGCATTTATGGATTTTGTTAACGAATATGATAGAGTCCCAACAATACAGGATTTTAATAAAACTGGAAGACCTTCATTTTGGGTTTATCAACAAAGATTTGGAAGTTGGGCTGAAACTTGTATTCATTATGGATTTAAACCGAATTGTAGAAGACCAGAGTTTTATATGGATGATGGTGAAAGATGTGACAGTAGTTGCGAATATGATATATCCACATGGTTAAAATCTAAAGGTATAAAATATGATAGAGATATACCTTATGTAGATTTCACTACTAATTATAAAGGGAAAATGAATTGTGATTATAGATTTACTCTTACAGATGGAACTGTTTGGTATGTTGAAATGGCTGGTTTTATAAATACATATGATTTTTCTAAACTTAGAAGTCGTGAAGAACAGATATATTTTTTCAAGATAAGATATAAAGAAAAATTGTTTAAGGAAAATCATTTAAATTATAAGATTATTAAAAGAGATGATTTAAGAACAAAAACTATGGAAGAAATATTTGATTTTTTAAATATAGAAAATGTCGCTTAGAAGCAGTTAGTTAATAATACTACTGCTTCCTTTGTTATGAAAGGAAGTGATTTAGTGGCACATGTAACAAGGGTAAAATATTTTACCAAGGATAAGGAGAAATTCATAAATCCTGATAACTTGAAGAAATATAAGAAATATCTACAATCAAATATTATTAAAAATCAGGATGTTAAAGACACTACATATAAAAGATATGAAGGATTATTTCGTCATTTTCTTATGTGGTTAGGCGAAAACTATGGTGATTTAGATTTATATTCAGATGAGTTTATGGAGAATGCCGTTGATATTATGGAGAACTATATTATGTTCTGTCAAGAAACACTTCTGAATCATAAAAAGATTATCAACATGAAAATCTCTGCTGTTAGTTCATTCTATATTTGGTCTATGAAGCGTGGTTTCGTTAAGTATCATCCTTTTGACGGTAAACTTGATAGAATGAAGAAAGCTAATGAGGAACATATTTTGAACTCTTACTTCCTTACAGAAGAACAAGTTCAGACAATCCGTAGAGAATTATCTGAAAATGATAAGTATTCAATTCAGGATCAAATTTTATTTGAGGTAAGTTTTGACTCAGCAAATAGAATTGGTGCGTTGTTAAGGTTGCAACTATCTAAACTTGATTTAGAGAATAACATGTTCGTAGATATAAGGGAGAAGGAAGGATACCGTACACAGGTGGTTTTTGGGGATGTTGCAAAAGAACTTATTCAAGAATGGCTTGAAATGCGAAAGAATGATTATGACCACTTGGAATGTGATTCATTGTTAATTACAAAATACAATGGAGAATATAAACCTATGGGTGACAGTGCAATTAGAGATAGAATGAAGAAATATGGCGAAATTATTGGAATTTCTGACTATAGACCTCATTGCCAGCGTAAGACTAGGCTAAATCTTGTATATGAAGAAACTGGTGATTTAGCATTAGCAGCCGAGCTTGCCAATCACCGTTCGACTGAAACCACTAGGGAGTTCTATTGCAGGAAACAAACTAAAGCAGAAGTTATGAACAAAATCAATGCTTTAAGAAGTAAAAATTCTGATGTTGCTGACGAAGAGACTAAATAATCATTCCGAAACCACTCAGATGTATGTAATTCGTGAAGATACTGAAGATGCCGATAAAGCTTTCGTCTAACACTTCATCAACTTCCCTCTTGCACCACACAGTTTTATGTGTTACAATACAAAGGAATTAAAGATAATTCAAAAAAGATGCCACCGTGAAGCAAGACGGTTGCTCTGAAATTAATAAATTATTTTGACTAAGCAAAAGTAATCGTTATTCCATTGGCAGTGGACGATTACTTTTTTGCTTTTTGTATATCTCTACCGAGCATATATCCTGCACCACCGCATAATGCGACAAGTGCAATCAATGCCTCGTATGACAAAGTTACCATTTGCAAAATCTCCTTTCTGAACTACGGCACAATTACCATCTATGTAGACTGGGCTTGTACTCCCAGATTGGAGAGAACCGTCCTACCGTTTTTAGTAGCACCTTATGAAGTATTATATCATCTACGACAATTCATGTCAAAATATTCCATTTAGCAGAGAATAAATAATTATAAGCCGAATGCTCTGAGTTACGCACTCACCAAGGCTCTGTGAAAATCAGACGGACTAACAGACCGATAGCACTGTATTATCCCAATAAAGCCCTTATAAACAGGCACGAAAGGCATATATAAAAAGGTGACGACAATGTAGAGAATAAATACATAGAACGAATCATGAATTAAACAATTCAGAATAACAAAGCTGCTCACATCCAAAGTAAGTGAGGGCGGTCTGTCAACAAATCGACAGACTTTTACATTAATTATCGAGTTACGAATCTCACCAAAATCGTATTATGTAGAGGTTGCGAAGCCTGAAAAAATCGTATAACTAACATAGCAGAATAATATTAGGTATTGTTCATTTTTTACAAATGAGCTGTCACTGACCGATATGTGACATAAATATAAAGGTCGGTTTGCGAAATTATTGACCTTTGGAATGGTCTAAAACTTCCCACTGCTTACTGCTCATTGGCGGTGTTATGGAGAGGTCTTGGCTTAGTAGACGATTAACATATCTTGGCATTTGCTATTCATGTAGTATTGTAAGACCTATATCTCTCCTACCAACATCTCGGATCATCGGTTTCTCTCAGCCTTCAGAAATGAGAAAATGTTCGTGCTTCTCTGCGTTAATGAGAACCTTAATTAACTGGTAAGAGATATGAAACCTTATCAATTGGTCTTTACTCCGAAGACTGAAAATATATGGAGAATATATAAGTAACATATCAGAGAATTTTCAATGTTCTCTTTGTCGGTTGACTGGTAATCAATCGGCAGTAGATCTTACCAATCTACATATAATATGGAGAGGTCGCTCCTCTCCTATTATCATAGCGGAATGACGAGTAATGGAAGCTCACTTGGCTCATAACCAAGAATATGCAGGTTCGAGTCCTGTTTCCGCAACTAAACGATTAAAAGGAAAACGAAAAATAAAAGAAAGGAGTATGTATATGGCAAATAGACTTGTAATTGAACAAACCCCGTTAAAGGTCGGACAAGTACGAAAAGTTACTTCTAGTAATGGTGAGAAAATAGATTCAATTACATTACAGTTAAATAACAATGTAGAAATTTTATTTGTACCTAGGGATAATGGAACATTAGATTTTACAGTATATAATCCAAAATTTGAAACATCAAATCTTGATTGTTCGATTGATAAAGATGTATTACGAGATTTCTTTATTTCAATTAAAGATGCTTACAGACAAGTTATTTACAACGAAAGTGAGGGCACAAATTCATGAAATTAAATATTAGCAAAACTATTGATGAAAATATTATTGGTGTAGATATTTCTGTCGCAGAATTAGGTACATCTGATACTGATGCTGCTACTGAAAAAGATATGTTACATAATTTTGTCAGAACAATCGAATATTCTAAAATATCCTTTAAATCTAATATGAAAGCTGACTCTAATGGAGATCCAGTTACAACTGATAGTGAAGTTGATGATTCAACTATTATCTCTGTTGAATTAAAAGATATTATCAACCAGTCATTTGTTGTAGATGAAAACCTTCACATTACATTCTCTGTAGATGTTACAAAAATTCCAGAATCAGAAGTCAAAGCACCTTTTGATAGTGTTGAGAAACTTGGCAAGGCAAAAGTTGAACTTTTCGCTACTAAGATTCAGGAAGAAATCGGTAAGAAGCTTGCTGAGATTCGTGCTTTAAATACTAAGTTTGAAGGCGAAACAGAAGTTATTCTGTAAAAAATAATGGGTGGTACTCTTCCACCCTAAATATGGGGCATTAGTCAAAAGGTAAGACAATGGATTTTCATTCCATGAGTATCGGTTCGAGTCCGTTATGCCCTATTTTTTATGCGGTAAGCCTGATGTGAAAGCTTATCTTTTGGATGCATACGAAATTTAGTGTGTAAGTTCAACACTTACTACCGCCCTATGCCCTTTGCGGTCTTCGGACTGGTACTGTTGTAACAATAGGATACGTCCTATGCAGTTTAGATGAAAGCTCGCCATTCGAGGATGGAATGAGAAAGGCAATATCATTTTGTAATTTTATCAAATATCAATTTTCTTAACTTGAGTTGATATTTATCATAATGAGATTCCCAATCAAATTCTTTTGTATTATCTAAGATATCTTGTTTGAGATTTTCGAGTTGCTGTTTATCTGTTTTATGCTTCATGATAATCGGTAATTCGTTAATCTCGTTCTCATAAAATAAAATGGTTGCAATAATACAATTCTTATTGGCAAACAACGCAACTAATTCTTGTTTTGTACCTAATACAATTTCAGCCATACCTACTACTCTATTCATAGTCATAGCTTTACGAAGAAGTTCATATTCGATTTCTGACTCCATTTCAGGAATTAAATAATATGATTTATCTATGAGTAGGTCTGATATTTCCTTTGATTTACAGAAATATTTTATTGAAAGTGTTCTATCTTTGTTTGATGTAATTGATTCTATATCATGTTGTTCCAAAATAACATACTTATCTTCTGCATATTTATATCCTTTTACAATATCTTCATTGTGGATTTCTTTATTACAAGATGGACAAAATTTGATATAACGCACTCTTTCTTTGGAGTCTTTGCAGAGTTGATTAAGTTCTATAGAACTATTGTGTGATGTTTTTAACATTTTTACGGGAATATATAAATCTTTGAATTTGATTGCTGTTTTATATGATGTGTTCATTGGTTACTCCTTGGGTTTTTGATTAGTATGTGAAGAAATTTTAAAATTATTACATGGATATAGGACAATTTGGTAGTCCACTAGTTTTGGGAACTAGACGTTGTAGGTTCAAGTCCTGCTATCCATATTATCGCCCTATATAGTTATGATCAGTTTGGCGACTGATTGGTAAATATTGGAAGAAAGAGTCATTTCC